GAACCTCGACAATCTAAACCTTTTATGGGTCTGTAACTCAATGGCAGAGTAACGGGCTTTTAACCTGGAAGTTGTGGGTTCGAGCCCCACCAGACCCATTAGGTTATTTGAAACGGACTCTTGGGGGGAGATCTGATGCTTCTCAGCGCCGTCACTCAAAATAACCTATCTGGGAGAGTGGCTACTGTTGGCAATATGTGTGGCTGCGGTCTGTAAAACCGTTACATCGGAACCATCGGGGGTTCGATTCCCTCCTCTCCTACTTGCCCAAAAGGCAACTCTGGCGTGCTAGAGTAAAAGCACCTGCCGTGGCCAATGCGCGGCATTACTGCGGAGTAGAGCAGTCAGGTAGCTCGTCGGGCTCATAACCCGAAGGTCGTCTCAAACGGTTCAAATCCTACCTCCGCCACGGGGTTTTAGCTCAGCTGGTAGAGCTCCTGCTTTGCAAGCAGGCTGTCAGGGGTTCGAGTCCCCTAGACTCCATGGCAACAGTGTTGCCAACTCAGCAACGAGTCGCGCCGTAGTTGCTTGCGGCGCCTATTGACCCATTAGTGTAGCGGTCTATCACGCCACCCTGTCACGGTGGAGATCAGGGGTTCAAATCCCCTATGGGTCGTCGGTGCTCAGCAATTCCAGTGCCTATCAGCTGAGCATGTCGGAGTAGGCTTGGGCCGGGATGCCATTTGTAGGTTTACTTAGTCCCGGAGCGAGATAAAGGTAGACCTACCGCCCATCATCAGTACGAATGGGCGTACGGAGAGGGTCCGGTTGGTCGAGGACGCAGTCTTGAAAACTGTTGGGTGTAAAAGCCTCGGGGGTTCGATTCCCTTCCTCTCCGCCTGGCGTAGTAGACAAACTGGTAAAGTCATTGCCCTTTCAAGGCAAAATTTGCGGGTTCGACCCCCGTCTACGCTTTTCTGGGTTCTAGATCCCCCAGAACGTAAGAGATTATCGTTAAATCTCCGACGACCTCCTCACAGCGTCGTAATATGCGAGGTGCTTAGCGCTAAGATGACAATTGTCTAAGATAGAGCTTACGTCCCTGTGCAGGCGGTAGGTGGTGGAGGGTAGCTCCCTCTTCCTAGCCATAAGACCTGATCTCACACGTAGGCCATCACGGGGTGTAAGTCAGCGGTAGACGGCCTGCTTTGGGAGCAGGAAGACAGAGGTTCGATCCCTCTCACCCCGATCGGCGCTATAAGCGCCCGGGGCCTCCAAGGAACGGAGGCTTAAACGAAGGGTCCCGTAAACCGCATCGTAGAATGGCGAAACCGGCTTCTTCATCCGCCTAGCGGGTTGCAAGGTCGCTCATCGTAGGTGGATACCCCCGCCCAGGCGCTTCGGCGCCCCAAGCCCCGGTAGCTCAGTTGTATAGAGCATCCGCCTTCTAAGCGGTTTGTCATTGGTTAGAGTCCAATCCGGGGTGCCAGGGAACATAGCTCCAACTGGTAGAGCACACGCCTGAAGAGCGTGGTGTTATCGGTTCGAATCCGATTGTTCCCTCTTGGGTTGCTGCCCGATATGAGTAACATTTTAGTGAAGTAGAGGAAGGTCTAGCTAACCTTCATACTCTATGAATCTTGGTGACAAACTCGGAATTACCCCTGCCCTATCTCTTGGGGATGCGAAGTGGGGAAAGGAAAAGGGAAGAGACAGCAACCCACGTTGGAACCGTAGCTCAGTGGTAGAGCACTCGGCTGATAACCGAGCGGTCACAAGTTCGAGTCTTGTCGGTTCCACCTAGGAAGTGTGGCAGAGTGGCTTATCGCAGAATCCTGCTAAGATTCCGTGTCGAGTAATCGGCACCGTTGGTTCAAATCCAACCACTTCCGTTGGCAGTGTAGTTCAGTGGTAGAACAAGAGATTCATACCCTCTATGTCGGTAGTTCGATTCTACTCACTGCCTTGTGTCGTTAGCCTAGTGGTTAAGGCATCTGTTTGTGGAACAGAAAAGATGAGTTCAATTCTCATACGACACCCCGTTGGGATGGTGTAATTGGTAGCACGGAACTCTCCAAAAGTTCTAGTTAGGGTTCAAGTCCCTATCCCTTCGCCTGTCCTCTTAACTCAGCGGAATAGAGTGCTTGGCTACGAACCAAGAAGTCGCAGGTTCAAATCCTGCAGAGGACGTTGACATTCAATTAAATGTCATATATACTATTGATAGAGGGTAAGTCCCTGTTATATATATATATATAAGATATAACACACTTACTCCATCAAAATTGGAAAGGTGGCCGAGTTGTTTAAGGCGTTTGTCTCGAAAACAAAAGAGATGAAAGTCTCCGGAGGTTCGAATCCTCTCCTTTCCGTTGCTTCTTATGAGGCATAATGCCCTTGTAGCATAATGGTAATGCAGCGCTCTTGTAAAGCGAAGATTGCTGGTTCAAATCCAGTCGGGGGCTTGGGGTATAGCTCAGTTGGTAGAGCAGACGGCTGTTAACCGTCCTGTCGCAGGTTCGAGCCCTGCTACCCCAGCCTGGAGAGGTGGCCGAGTGGTTGATGGCGCAGCATTGGAAATGCTGTATGGGGGTTCACCCCCATCGAGGGTTCGAATCCCTCCTTCTCCGTGCGAAACGCGAAGGGATCTGTGTTGAAAGACCTTTTGGTATTTTAAATAGCATCTTATAAAAATGGTTAACTTTCTTCCCGACTCCGGATCGAACGTAAGGATGGCCGTTTTAGAGGAAAAGCTAAATGTTTACGAAGAGCTTTCTAAGGAGATGCTAGCCAAACTCGAGGCGGCAGTGGACAAGATCTCTGAAGCAAATCAGAACGTCGCTAAGATCCTCGTTCGCCACGAGGAGCGGCTTGATCAAACCATACAGTCCGACGCTGCCATCATGAAGCTTCTCGACGAGCTCAAAGAGCAGAGAAAGCAGGACCTTGAGAAGTTCAACGGAGGGCTTAAAGAGGTAAAAGAGTCCGTAGATGACGCTCACAAGAAGATCATCGACCTCTCAAGGTACCGCTGGCTGATAGCCGGGGCGTTGATGCTCTTCACATTTGTCGTGGCCGAGAGCGACGTTCTAGGCAAGATGTTCTCCGTTAATCAGCCTCGCCAGGAACTGCAGAGATTCCAGTGAAATTCCTCGGATCCGTCAGGTTTCGCAGAGACGGGTGCGAGAGGCTCGGTGGGGTGAGATCGGTGCTTGTGGACTTTCCAGGCTACTACGCCATCTTTCTCGTCTACGACTTCCTGACAAAAGAGGAATTTGTCGTGGACTCTAGACAGACTTACTAATACCTGGTATAATATACGGGTAACACATAAGGGGGTGTAGCTCAATTGGCAGAGCGGGAAGCTTATACCTTCCGTATGCGGCAGATTACCGCGCGGTTGGGGGTTCGAGTCCCTCCACCCCTATCAGCTCCTTTAGCTATCTGGTGAAAGCGCCCGACTCACAATCGGATAGAGGCGTGCTCGATCCACGCAAGGAGCACTTAATGGTAGACTTATAGTTTATAGACTAATAGAGTTTACTATTATGAGACTACGAAAGGACATTGATAGCAAAAAAGACTACATAATAAATAGCCTATTGTCTGGCAATAAAACTCCAACGGAGTTGTGCCTAGAACTAAACTGTAGGCCTGACACACTTAGACGCAGAACTTCCAAATGGCTTCCGGATTATAAGCCTGATTACACGGCTAAAATAAGAAAGCTGGGAGGAAATAATAAGTGGCTATCATTAAGTGAGTATACAAAAAACAAGGGTAAAAACTGCAAAAGGAGCGTTATATTTAGACTTTTGGTCCAAGAAAAAGGCGAAAACTGCCAGGAATGTGGTATTTCTTCAGAGTGGAATGGTAAATTTTTAAAACTACAAGTTGATCATGTCGATGGTCAATGTTATAATAATACAGTAGACAATTTAAGGCTATTATGCCCTAATTGTCACTCTCAAACACCAACGTTCTCTAACAGAACTCCCTTAGCACGAGTGGTGGAATAGGTAGACACAGTAGCCTTAGAAGCTACCGTTTAACAACGTGGAGGTTCAAGTCCTCTCTCGTGCATGTAGCAGTTTAAAGTTCTTCGATGGCTGAACAACTGACCAAGGAAGAAGATTTTTCCAGGCTACTGGAGCTGGCCAACAGGCTCAAGCTTCGCGAGCTTTTCGAAGAACCAAGCAGCTACGAGGACGAGCTCGAAGAGGGAGATTAGCTCAGCGGTAGAGCAGTTCCTTTACACGGAAAAGGCCACTGGTTCGATCCCAGTATCTCCCATAAGGTTTAAAGAAAACTAGCCAGATCACCAATGGAACACGACGACAACCTCCAGGAGCGTACCTCAACCGCCACCGAGGTAAAGCCGGAACCACAAACCAAAAGCGCTATAGCTCCACTGTGGGACTTCTGCAAGAGATACCCAGAGTCGTTGGAGTGCCTGATCTACGACGTCTGACCACTCGCCCTTGACAACCGCCCCACCTCTGAGATAGAATCAAACTATCCAGAGGGTTCTTAGTATGAACATCTTCGTCCTAGACTACAAGCCGAAGCTCGCAGCCGAAGCACACTGCGACAAGCACGTCAACAAGATGATCATAGAACACCTACAGATGATGAGCGTCGCGCTCGCCCACTACGGTCTCAACCCTGCCCGCAAGAAGGACGGTAATTTCTACTCCGTTCGAGCATTCAAAAACCACCCATGCACCAAGTGGGTGAGGGAGTCTAGTGCCAATTTTATCTGGACCTGGAGAATGACTCTGCATCTCTGCGAGGAGTTTCACATTCGCTACGGTAAGTTACATAGCGGAGCAAAAAGTCTCCAATCCATCTCTATTAAAGATGTTGTCAAGACGTTTCCCGATATCGGATATACTCAGCCCGCCCAGGCCATGCCCGACTTCTGCAAGGTGGAAGGAGACGCAGTTCAGGCCTACCGCAACTACTACAACTGGATGAAGTGGAGATTCGCCGTGTGGAAAACCGAGTCGCCGAAGTGGTGGGCACCTGGCTGTTGCCTGGAGGGCCGGGATGAGTACTGACAAATACTGCATCATTGGTGATCTTCATGGCCGTATAGAGACTCTGGACAGAATCCTGCAGCGATCACCTGACTACCACTACGTCTTTCTCGGAGATACCATCCACCATAAAGCCTTCTTCCGCAGATCGAGACGTTCGTCCCCGACACGGATGCTTTCCAAGATAAAATCTCTCACAGAGGAGGGTCAAGCCTCCTTTATCATCGGCAACAACGAGAACTACATCCTCAAAAACCTCGTCCTTCCTAAGAGCGATATCAAGCAGAAGGAGGTTAAGTACACGCTCGAGTGTCTCAAGGAAATGGGGCTTAAAGACCGCCTAGACCTTCTCCACTGGTTAGCCACGGCCCCTCTTACCCTGGAATTCGAGTCTTACGGCAGGACCTATCGCTGCGCCCACGCCTACTACAACCCCTACTACACCGACTCCAACCGAAACGACGTCCTCAACGGTATCGGTTACCCCTGGTTCAAGAACGACCCACTCGAGGACCACATAGAGCCGGACGCGGAGTACTTCTTCGGGCATTACGGCTACCCGTACTTTCGCAAGAACCTCAGGATCATCGACGCCACCAATTTCGAAGGAGTGGGAGTGTACTACACGGATCGTGAGGAATTCCTCATATACTACTAAGCCACCTCGCCAACCGGCTATCGCCCCTTGACGGGGCTTTTGCTGTGTGGTATGATTGCTGTATACGAACGCTTTCTCTATGTCCAAACTGAACTCCCTCGGCTACGTTGTCCTCTCGGACACCATGAACTCGAGGGTCTTTGGCGATAGCGTAGGCTACAAGGCCCCTTCTGACAAGAAAGTCGATAATATCCGCGAGGAGATGGAGGGATTCGGAGTCAACTTTCCCGTCAAGAACCCGGACAACTTCTTCCTGGACGACTTCTCCCTTCCGGAGCTTCAGGCCTCCAACATCAAGGAGCACTTTGACGCCATCTCGAAGGAGGTCACGGAGTCCCGCGTCCGCCTGATGAAGGACTTCGCCTACACCGAGATCCCCGACGCCCCGGATAAAACCGAGTTCTTCATGTACGCCGGATGGGTCAAGTACCCCTTCGACGGATCTCCCGAAGTGGTCGATGGTATCGAGGAGAAGATCGGTGTCTTCGACTGCGAGACCTTCGTCAAAGGAAGCGATTTCGCCCATCCGATCCTGGCCACCGCTGTTACGGAGAAGGCCTACTACATCTGGATGCACGAGAGTTTTGTGAATCCTAGAGTTCCCTACGTACCTAAACTGGTGGATCTGGGGCTTAAGGATGGCGTGTTCATCGCCCACAACGTTGCCTACGACCGAGCCCGAACCTCCGAAGCGTACGTCCTCGGCAAAACCAACTCGTGGTTTGACACGATGTCGGCGCATATCAACGTTTCCGGCCTCGCCTCCGGCCAGCGCTGGTGGTATATTCAGAAACAGGCGAAGAAGTCGATGTACAAGGCCGACCCGATCTGGGCGGACAAGGGCTCGATGAATAATCTCATCGACTGCTACAACTTCCACTGCCGCCCGGCCATCCCGCTCGAGGCCGACGACAAGAAGATCCGGAATACCTTCGTCGATGCCACGTCGATGTCGGACTTTCTGCCCCAGCGCGACGATCTGATCAAGTACGCCCTCAATGACGTTAAGATCACCTTCGAGCTGTACTCGATCCTCGTTCTTAAGTACCTTCAAAACAACCCGTCACTGACCACTCTCGCCGGACACTTCGGCATCTCCGCTGCCAAGCTCCCCGTCGTCTCTGACTGGGATCAGTGGTTTGCCGACTGCGAGAAGCAGTGGGAGGATTCCATCGCCCGCCAGGAGGAGCTCCTCGGCAAGATGGCCACTGAGATCTATCAATCCTGGAACGAGGGGGAGCTTACCGACGAGGACATCAAGGACGATCCGTGGCTCTCCCAACTCGACTGGGAGGCCAGCTTCAAGCTCACTAAGGCCGGAAAACCCAGCTCCAAGTGGTACGGAGTACCTAAATGGGTGAGAAGCGTCTCCGCCAAGGATCTCGTGGATGGCAAACCCGTCATCGAGGGTATCTCCACAAAGAACCGCCTATCGCACCTTCTTCTCCGCCTCAAGTGGGGTGACCAGCCTATCAAATTCTTCACGGATAAGGGCTGGTGTTTCAAGGACGAGGACAGCGGCGATTACGTACGCATCCCACACAAAGACGGGGAAGGAGTCAATGTCGGTGGAGTGCTTACGAAGGATTACGTGGAGGACTTCGAGTCGGGGATTCTCAGCTCTGACCTCCCGCAGGCGAAAGAGCTCATCTCCCTCGCAGTGAATGTCGCCTACTGGACGAGTGTCCGCTCCAGGGTCCGGGAGCAGAACGTGGAGCAGGTTCTCGCCCCCAATGGCAAGGAATTCGCCCTCATCATTCCCGCCTCGGTTCCCCACAACACCTCAACCAATCGCGCTGGGGAGAATCTGTGGCTGACCGTGCCCGATCCCAAGTACGATAAGATCGGCAGTGAGATCAAGACTCGTGTCCAAGCTCCCGAGGGATATGTATTCGTGGAGTCCGACTTCGACGCCCAGGAGGCGGTCGTGGCATCCATCTTCGCCGACTCACTCCATAAGGTGGCCGGGAGCACTCAGTTCTCCCACTCCATCCTCGCGGGATCGAAAGACGATGGAAGCGACATGCACTCGATGACTGCCAAGGCCATCGGGATCTCCAGGGCGATTGCTAAGGGCTGTAATTACGGCATGTTGTACGGATGCGGCGCCAAGACCCTGGCCAATACCATCCGCAAGGGTAACAAGAACATCCCGATGAAGGAAGCGATGGAGATGGGCAAGAAACTCATCAAGATCAAGAAAGGCGAGAAGGCCTCTCGGCTCTCCCAAACCCTCATCGGTGGATCCGACTCCTACGCCTACAACGAGATGGCCAGGATCGCCAACATGCCCTGCCCGATCAACCCCCTCAGCGGCACGAAAATGTCCACCGCCTTCCGTCCCTCAAGCGTCGGAACTGACTTCTGGACAATGCGTAACAACTGGTGCATTCAATCAACCGGGAGCGCCATGCTCCACGCCTTCATGACCGCTATGGAGTGGTTGATTGATAAGTACGAGCTGGAAGCGGAGTTCTGCATGTCTGTCCATGACAGCATCTTGTACCTCTGCCCAGAGCCCCAGGCCGAGAAAGTCGCCGCACTCTTCCAGGTCGCTCACGCCTGGTGCTGGGCCTGGATGCGGTATAATTACGGTATCTACGAGCTCCCGGTGGCCAACGCCTGGCTCTCCTCTATTGAGATCGACAAGATCTTCCGAAAGTCCGCTGACTCCAGCACCAAGACTGTCTCGCAGCAGAAGGACGAGGGGGATGGTCGATCGGTCTCTGTCCAGGACCTCATCCCCGTATTCAATTCCATGTTCTGAACTTATCATGAAGCCATGTTACGCGGGATTTGACGGAGCCAAAGGATTAATTATAGAGGCCGGTCATCACAGGTCCCTTTTCAGACTGAAGAGGGGCAAAACCGCACCCGACCCCAGCAAGAGGGATCTTAAAAACCAACTGCTATGGTTCTATCCGGAAGGCCAGGAGTCTAAACTGATATACTGCAACTGCAACAATCAGTTGTTTGAGTTGGATTTTATTCCCACGGAGCCCTGGATGCTACTCCTAGAGACGGAAGTAGCGGATGAGTAACAAAAGCACCTGTGCACCTATGCCATTACAAACATTCGAGGATTTAAACGATTATTTCAGATCGACTCATGGCTTCTCCCTATTCCTCAGGGAGGAGCCCACTCTCATGAGCAAAGCCAAAAAACCCACTCGATGGGTCGGAGCAGACGCTCCCGACGTTGTGCTACTTCGCCGAACTGGCTACCCTCCGACCAAGTACCCCAAATGCCGTGGTATAATTAAGAACGGTGGGCATAGACCGATCTCGCTTTCCACTCTGCTCTCGAACATCAAAGAGGGCAAGCAGTTGTTCCAGAAACTGTGACAACAATTTCGGTTTAAAGTTAAATTCAGCCGTTTGTTAAGACTTTACTAAGTTCTTACCGGGCGACTGTCATAGCATCTCTAACTCATCTATAAACAATTGCAGATTGCAAAGATGACCCTGGAATGCTGTGTTCCTTACATTGGAGCTCATGAAAAAAACTATTGTTACCCTCGGCCTCGCCATTCTCTCCTCGCTTCCGCTGTCTGCACACGCCGGAAAACAATGCGGGGAGGCAAGCTTCTACGGCTTAGGGGACGGATACCAAGGTGGAATTACTGCATCAGGTCGGAGGTTCGACACATGGTCGAATCAAGCAGCGCATAAGTGGCTACCCTTTGGGACAGTTGTCACAGTGACTGCTAATGGCCGTAGCACGAGAGCAGTGATCACCGACCGCGGGCCTTACGCCGGCGGAAGGATCATCGACTTATCGGCGAAGTCTTTTAGCGCCCTAGGTCCTATCTCACGAGGAGTGCATAACGTCTGCGTCTCCTGGAGCTAAGGCACCTGGACAACTGAATACGAGGAGAGCCCCAACCTAGCGCTGGGGCTTTTTTAGTACTTAGGCTTCTAGAGTGGACTTGAGAAGGTAGCAGAGGGTGTTGCTATCTGTGAGAAATCCCTCGATGACATTGACAAACCCGTGCTGCTTCTCCTGCTCCAGTACGTCCCTAAAAAGCTCTAGATCAGATTTGTATCTCATGCACAGTAGCATCAACCACTCGACCAGCTCGATATTCACGCTCCATTCGATATCGGGCACTTGATTGAATACTCCGGCGGGGATTTCAACACCCAGACCTCTGGCTTGCTCGGCAAAAGTATCAGTCTGGGAGTCCAGGGTTTCGTACACCTTGCCGAAGAGCAGGTGGAGCTGATAGAAGTCCTTTCCGACGACGTTCCAATGTGCTAGTTGAGCAGCGCCCTTGAACGCCATGTGGGAGGTAAAAACCGAGTAGAATAGTGAGTTCATGTTTACTTGTCGTAGGCTGGATTAGTTTTCAGGTACAGATCCTGTCTAGCCGATGTTCCAGGCTTGGTGTTCGGCACCGTTCCAGCGGCGTTTTTCCACAGTGAGGAGTCTATATTTAACTTAAACCAAGGCGGGTAGGGTTCGGTGTTATTTTTGTAGCATTTCCAGACCTTTTGCAGCTCTCCCGCAAGGACTTTGCTCTCGTCAATCACTCTCTGCCCCTGGGAGTTGAATGTCAACGCGATTCTAGGTACGAATCTGTACGTTGCTGTTCCGTCAAAAGCTGGGTCGCAGGTCACCTCTAAGTTATCCGAGAGCTCCCGCTTGCACTGCGAATCCTCCACAAGATACTCCTCAACCGAATCGACTCCTGTCTTCCTTCTCCATATTGCGATGCCTGTATTCTTGCCCTCGGGTGTGAGAAGGCAGCTGCGCTGAGGCAGGAAGTCGGAGATGGATACCGGGTCGAAGGCGGCGCAGGGCTGGGAGTAGAACCTACCGTCAGCGAGATTCACTTCCACAGTGAATGTCATCTCGTAGATGAATTGGGACGCTTCGGTGACCTGTACAAAGCGCCCGGGCCCGGGCTCGAAGCCCGTCTGGAATTCGAGGCCCGGCACCTCCGGCACCCAGCCCGTTACCGCATCATATATCAAGTCCATGAGCGGCAGGGCGAAACTATGCCCCTCCCTCTGAACCTGCTTCTGCACTATTGTGATCGAGTAGCTGAGGGCCCTGGTCCTGACAGTAGGAATGTACGCCCCCTTATTGGAGTTGGAGGAGCTCTCGTTGGCGTAGCTGACTATGATCATAGTCTGCTCGGATACGCGTCCCGACTCATCGAGCTCCTCGGCAAGGCGGAGCACTACGGCACTCTGCCCCAAGGCACTATGCACTCTCTTATGGAGCTGGTTTTCGATCTCTAGAAGCACGGATCACCACCCTCCGCCACTAATAAAATCCTGTAGCTCCCAGTAACCCGTTGTGTAATTGTAGAGAAGCGCGTCGCCAGGCTTAACGTTCCTGGTGAAGTTCACGTCGGCGAGATCCTGGAGCTTTCTCGTAGACTCCAGGGCGACAATGTACTGCCTCAGCTCCGCGGCCGATTGCTTGTACGGTGCTCCATCCGGAAACACACCGACCCTGCCGCTTAGCGACAGGCCGTAACTCGGGCCGTAGTAGCAGTTGGTTGGCGCTCCGCCGTCAGAGAGCAGGAAGGCTTGGCCATCGGCCGGCCCGGCGTTAAATGGATCGTATCCGTAGGGTTGGTTACTCATGATCAGAACGTGTTGCCTTCTTGAAGGCCGTTGTAGTTATCGAAGTTTCCGTCGGCGCTGGGTGTCGTGTTAGTGGCGACAATCGTATCGCCATCTTGTGGATCCACGGCGTCTTGGGTGTTTGTGAACGAGGAGAGTCCCCTCGTAGTCTCCAGAGCGTCGAAGAGCTCGTTGACTTCGAGGGCTGACTCGGGCATCGAGCCAGTGACGCCCATGGCCGCGTCGGAGATTCTCTCCGAGCTATCCCTGGATACCGACAGAGCCTCCTTGCGTGGGAACTGCCACCAGCGGTTGTTGCCCCCTTCGCGGAGGACCCAGCGACTTGTGGAAGGCTCGGTGAAGCTTCTGCCCCTTCTGTAGGAGCTTTTCGTCATCGTGCATCCGCTTCCCCAGTAGCGGTACGCTTCCTGCCACTTCAGGCCTGTGGAGGGGGAGGCCTTGGCCGCCCAGAGCTCCAGTTGCTCGAGTGCTTTGTCCGCGGCTTCAACCACCTGCTGCCTCGGGCGAAGGATGTCCAGGTACCACCTTGCGAGGATGGCCTGGGTGCGCCTGTACGAGCCGGCGATGAGGATCTTACCCTGAGGCGGAGCGGTGACAATGTAGTTATTGATCAGAGCCGCAGCGTCATTCAGAGCGATCTGGATCTTATCGACATTTATCTGGTTGCCTGTCGGGTTGTCTATATTCGAGAGCTCTACGGCCTCCTGGTAGCCGAACACCTCGACGAAGTAATCGACTGTAGCCGGTGTGCAATTATCCGCGATTCCGAACTCATCAGGAAGTGGAGAATTGGGCATAATAATCGACCATCTATCTATGACTTTAAACTATGGTATAATTCGTGGATACGGGGTACCGTGCTATGAGTTTATATGAAGCGTACCTAAAGTCATTGGACCTAGCTTTAAAGAGGGATATACGTACAGATACTTTTGTTATCAAGAGGACGGTTAGTTATTTGGAGAAGGTTGTAAGTGATATACATGAAGGAGACGCAGTAGTCATAGAAAGGCTGAAGGGGATTTTGGACTCTTACCTGGGGCTGGATATTCATATAACGGTGACTCTGGACCAGCTTTTTGGCAACAAGGACTTTAACGATAGAATCTATCAGCAAAACTTAAGTAGACTCCAGCAACTCAAAGAAAAAATAGACTCTTTACTGTTAAAAACCGCATAAAAAAAAAGAGGCCCGAAGGCCTCGATTTTAGCTTCTTGAGGTTAAGCTCAAGCAACAGGGTTCTGGAAGATGAAACCAGCGCCACACTTTCCGTTCTCACCCATGCCTACGAGCTCGAAGGAGCGCTCGACAAGGATGTCACCGGTGAACACTCTGCGCTCGATGTTGAAGCGCTCAGGAGTGGAGATAGGATAACCACTCAGAGTGTAGGTGTAAGCGAAAGCGGGGTTACCATAGTTGGCGTCCAGGGCGGGCATGAAGCCGTCGGTGGAGGCGGAAGGATGGTAGAAGAGGATCGCGGTGTTGTTGTAGATGTTCTCCAGAGCACCGGTGGACTCATTCAGCTTCAGTCTGCGGGCCACGCGGATCTCGTCCAGACCAAAGATCTGAGCAAGAGTCTTCTCGTCGACCAGCACACCGCGCTGCATGAAGTCGCGGATACGCTTGTTACGCTTAAGAGCGTTGAAAGCGTCTGGTGAGATCACCATCTTGTTAGGATACACACCGATCTGGCTGCGGACCTGCTCCTTGGCATCGTCCATCAGCACTTCCACGTCGGCGGTTGGGCTGTTGAACTGGTCAGCGCCACCATTGTAGGTGGCCAGGTTCAGCACGTTGTTGGTCTCGTACTGAGTGGTGTCGGTCACGGCAGTGGCAACCTGAACTTCCCAGGACTGCATCAGACGATTTGCGGCGTCCTTAGCGGCGAACTGGCGAAGGTCGATCTGAGCTGCTCCGTTCTTAGCCTCAGCGGCCACCTCTTCGGCGATTTCCCAGCTGATCGCTTCCTGACGGAGAGCGAACGAACGGGTTCCGAATTGGTTCTGGATCTTCTGGATGTTAGTTCCAGGAGCGCGGAGGAAGGACTGAGCTGCGAAAGCTTCCTTACCGAAAACCAGGGTACGTCCAGCGCGAGTATTCATAGATACTGCAGGAGCGAAGAAGGTTGCTACGCCTTCAGCGTTCTTGTACCCTTGAGCGAGTTGCGTAAGAATAGGGTCAATTACGCGGACCTGATCAAGATTCATCATGATTGTTAATCTCCTTTAGGTATCTATTATCAAGCTAGAGCGGCGCCAGCTTCGTTACCGAGCTTCACACGAACGTAGGAGGTTTCTCCCTGGCCAGTGGTCACGGCATCGAGGGCACGACCTAGAACAATCTTGCCAGTTCCAGCAGCGCCGGTTACGGCTTGGCCAGAAGCGTTAGCGAAGATCGGGGAATCGACTACGATGGTCTGAGAAGCGGCCACTTGAACAATTACGATACCAGTGGTCACGATGGAAGCCAGGCCCTGATAGGGGAATACGCCGGGCTTGTAAGGTGTGGTAGAAGGATTCAGCTGACCTTCGTACACCAGGGTCGAACCGTCATCGACTTGGTAGCCGTTGGCGTTCAGCTCGCCTTGGCCGTAGATGCGGTAGACATTCACACCAGCGGCGTAGCCGTTGGCGGAGGGGTAAGCGCCGTCGCGCTTAACAAAGCGATGAGCCTCGACACCGTTGGTGAGAGCTGTGGCGTCGGTGACGGTCACAGTCTCAACATACTGGTGGTCAAAGGACATGTAACGTGGGTCCTTAGCCATTTGTTAATCTCCTTATGAGTTGGATAGAACAGCCTTCAGAGCGATGGTGTACTCAACGCCCTTTTCCTCTGCGTAGTCCAGCGCTTGAGCGTGGAGGTCCGCAGTGGCGGGGTCGTAGACGTAACCGTCGGCCGAAGGAGAGGGTTGCTTTCTGCTCTTGGGAGCGGAAGCAGGGGTGGCAAATTCTTCGAAGCTGACCATGGAGGGTAGTTTCTCCAGAACACCTTTGAAGAAATCAAATTGGGAGGCTTTGCCTGTCTCGGAGAAGTTCACCGAGTTCTTGTTATTGAGAGTCTCCATGAATCTAACGAGATCGGTCTTAGAGACGATCTGCTGAGTCAGTTTACCCTCGCCGTAGAGAGTCTCGCAGAAATCGGAGATTTCCTTCTCTCTCATGAGCTTTTTCTGTCTGGCAAGTTCCTCTTCCAGTTCGGCTACCCGGGCTTGAAGGTCATTCTGTCCCTGAACTCCCATAGCGGACTCGCTATGATCCAGAGTTCCTGTAGCCTCTTCAGGAGTGGTCTCTTCTGACATGTCGCTCTTCATCATTTTCTTTTTCTTCTCGTCTTCATCCTCTTCGTAGTCCTTGCAGCCTTCACCATGCTCGGAAACTTCCTCGTCTTCCTCGGTAGCTTCCTCCTCGGCGTAAACCTGCTCTCCCTTGGGCTCGTCAGCGCCCTTCACCTCTTCCGAGGGAGGCTCACCAGCTCCGCTGGGCTCGCCAGCGTCGGTGCACTTCTCGCCCATGTCTTCCGAATCCTCTTCCTTCTCCTCTTCGTCTTTACTCTCACCTTCTCCCTTTTTCTTAGCCTCCATGGCCTTCTTAAGGCCCTCGGGCATCTCACCGTAAGACATTCCCTGTCCTTCCATCATGGAAGCGGCATCTGTTTTAAGAGCTAGAGCCTTGATTAGCTCGTCGATTTCGTATTCCGAGGCGAGTTGGGCGATCTTTTGATCATCTCCCTCCATGTCACCAGAGATATCCTCGGTGCCATCATCAGGTGCCCCATCGCCCCCTTCGGAAGGCTCAGTGGCGGAGTCGTCCGCTCCTCCATCCATACCGGCGTCAGGAGCCATGTCGTCTCCTTCGTCGCCAGCAACATCGGTGCCCATGTCGTCACCTTCAGCGGAAACGTCTCCGTCAGCGCTATCATCCTCAAGACCGAGGTCATCCGAGGAATCGGAGTCATCAGCCATGCTCATGGCCGGGTCCGCTTCCATATCAGACTCCATACCGTAGTCCATGTCGTACTCGGCAGGAGCTCCTGTTTCGGAGATCTGGTTTCCGCTGTCGTCATACACATTGCTCTTAGGCTTATCGCCCCCGCCAATGTTGATATTGACAGTCATCCCACCACCCTCGGTATGCTCGATAACCGAGGAAACCGAAGCGGGAGTTTCTGGTTTGGTTTTCTTCCTAGCCATAGTTTGATTTTTTCCTAAGTGTTCTTTAAACGAAATAGAAGACTCCCCTTCGGAGGGGGTAATTGTGATCGTTTGCTGTTCGGATTCCTCCGAAAAAGCAGTGAGTCCTTTAACTGCCGGAATAGAAACCAAACCGAGATGACGTAGGGATAATTTCCCAGGTGTAGGATTCGTTTCAGCCTCGGGCAGGTAGAATGAACTACTTACTTTTTTGAACACCCCATCTTTGATGAGCTGTTCGGCCTTAGGGGTAAGTTCGACCTTACCCCAAAGTTCTTTGCCTTTTCTCCACACTTTACGTACCCAACCGAGCGCTGGCGTATCGTCCTGTTGATCGTGTCCGATGATCAGGGGTGCCTCGTGGTGGATGGGATCGTAAGACCCCACCACCTGATCCAAGTCGCTCTCATCAAATACCAGCTTCTGACCCGTAGATGAGATCTGCGGGCCGGCTCTGAACATCTCGACGTAGACAACCTTTTTAGATTGCTGATCCGAGAGAGGTTGCTTGTGATTGAGTACTTGCTCTTTCATTTATCAGAAGACGTTTGTGGTATTGAGAAGGTAGTTGAATCTCTCCTCATTTCTGGAGAAAGAGTCGCTTAACTGGGCAACCTGACCCGCAGGAGTTCTCACGATGGTGACCAGGAGACGCTCGAGAGTCGGGCTTGTGGCCACATACACGTCAAGACGAACTGTTCCGTTCTCTAGGCTCGCTGCGTCATTGTTCGCCGATGAGCACACCGCGAGGTAGGCTTGCTCGGGTCTCGCACCGAACAGCGCTCCCTGACGGAAGAACTGGCCGAGGATCTGAGAGGCGATAGACTTCACTCTGGCGTACACGGTACCGGCGGAGTCGATCTGCTCGAAGAGCATGTCGTCGAAGCTGCGGCTCATAACGTCGATGAGGACGTTCAGAATGGCACGTGTGTTTACGAACTTGAAGAGCGGGTTGGGGGAGAGTGTTCTGGCGCCCCAGGCCACGATTCCTCTGTTCGGCAGGGAACGAATAGGGTTGAGGCCAAGTGCGTAGGTCACTTCCTGCTGCTGAGCTGAGATATCGAACTTGAGTCCGATCGCACCACGTAGCGGGTAGCGAGCACCGGCAGGGGGCTGCTGGAAGCCCTCGTTGATGTATCTCGAGCAAGCGATTCCAGCGATGAAGCCGGAAGGAGCAACGAAACGATCCTCGACATTCTTGATGTAAGGAGCGTAGTAAGCGGCGTGGCCGAAAGGCACACCTACAGTGCTTCTGATCAGATTGAGCTCGTCCTGCACTCTTACGAGGGAGATCTCGTCGGCTCCGCAATCGATAAGAGCGATATGCTGAGTTCCTGTCAGTCCTTCTGTGGTTCCGATCTTACCTTCAGCGGCTTTAACCAGCGTTTGGGTGATCTTGAGACGCTCCTGACGAGCTTCGTTCTGGCTAGCAAGGTCGCCAACACCGGCTTCGTAGGAGAGCACTGTGTACGCTTCGGGAGCGAACAGGAAACCAGGAGCTAGGCTCTTGGATTCCATGCCCTGCTCAATCGCGTAGACGAAGTCGTTAGCTTTAGCGCCTGCGGTGAGCTTATAGGACTCGTAGTTTGCGTTCTGCTCTGTGGAAGGTAGTTTGACCACGTTCTGGTCGATGGCCCCGGATCTGTTAACACCGGCATAGACAGGTGAGCTTACACCGTTCTTGGAGGTGATTCTGATCTTCAGCACGTAGTCGTGAGAGTAGAATCCGTTGGCACCGGCTTTGTCAGAAGCTGTGGCTCCTGAAGGAAGCTCGAGTAGCTCGGGACGGATGTAAGGAACACCAGCCGCGGAGACTAGTTCGCCGTTAGAATCCAGACCGTTGTTAGGAACGTACTTGGTGGTGCTGATCTTACCGCTTGTGGTATCGGAATCCAGAGTAGCCGACTCGACAATGTAGTAGGAATCAAGATCTTTCTCCGCGAGGATAGCCTCGATCGAAGTCTTGAGCCCATTGGCGAGCTCTTCGGGATTCGCGCCATCCACGATGATCGCTCTGTTCTCACCCGCCACATTCACGTAGAAAACCTGAACGGAGTCGGGCAGGTAGCCAGTTCTGGCTACTGGGTTACCGCTTGGTACGATAGCAGCGCTAGATCCATCCACAAGCTTTGCAAAAGCCGTGGTTACCAGATCGTACTGCCAGTACGCGGAGTCAGCGATAGGCCACTTGGAGGTGTTCGTGCTCGTATCCGTGGAGATAGCAACGTACTTGTCATCCGGGATGTCTGCTACCGCGGAGTAGACCCCCTGGTTAACAAGGAAGTCCTTGAGAAGAGTTGACTTCTGTGCCGTGGTTGCTGTGGACAGAGTAAGAGGAGTGGCGAGCTGAGCGTTGTAGGAGCTAAGTTGGCCGCCCGAGATGTGCAGGATCGTTTCGCGAGTTGTTTGGTCTCTGGAAACGCATCTGAAGTTGATGTCCTTGATCGAGGTGTACAGTGAAACAACATCGCTCTGGGAGAGTAGGTCAATCTGCTGAGCGTACTCACTATTGGAGAACTGATAGGCGTAGAATCTGCCAACCTCGGGAAGATCCGTGCTGTTCTTGGAGAAAATTCTGAACTTACCTGCAAGAGCCTCAGTCGCATCCTGCTCGATACGATAGTAGTCGGCAAAGTTGTCACCGTTACCGGAAAGGTAGGTGAAAACGTCTCTCGCGTTATCGATCTTGTCAAGAGCAGTTGTGGTGATCACGCGGATCTCGGTCCCGTCAGGATCGCTGATACCAATCGGGGTACCAAAATACCTTCCGTTTACTTTGATAGCAAAGGCGTTATATCCTGTGCCAGCTGTGGAAGTACCGATGTCAACAACAGTCTCAGGAGTCGGAGTGACTCTGGTGAAGTAAAGAATGCCGTTAACACCAACGTTGTCGAAAAAAGCTTTGACGCTATCATAGGTAGCTAAAGCTCCCTTATTACCCACAGGAGGCTTGCCGCCGATCCTGCTGGTAAAATCATCAACGGACCCGATCTGAGTGGGAACATAAGGTTGCAGATCGGTGTAGGCGTTAATAGCATCTTCTTTGTAATAATCCTCGGAAGGAGTCGTACCGAAGATATATCCTACCGCGTGGGTGGCGATGGGCTGTGGAAGAGAGCCAGTCGAAGTTTGGGTAACGAAGACTCCCGGCCGATTCAATGTGGCAGCATTGATTCTGATTGGATTGGCCATAGGGGATTGAAGACACTATATCTTTCATTACTACCCTTAAACAAACGGCTATTTTATGCGTGTTTAGTCGATCACGTCGATCTTGTAAAGCTGGAAAAGTTCCCCCATGAGCCAGTCGGGGCACGATATAGCTCCGCACCTCCTAGTCTCTAGGACTCTGATCGATTTTCTAAGTATCTTATTGAAGTCGTTTGTGTCTACGTACCTAGCGCTTACGCTGATAAACGCTTTGAGCTCCGAGATATCCTGCTTAAGGCAGATCGAGCACAGTATCAGGATGAGTTTCAGTCTTTCGGAGTCTGTCATTCAGTGGGTTTGTTAATTGACTCTATCGCCTCCTTGTGAATCTGGATCATCGCGATAAATTTTGTCATCGGTACCTCTTCCATTGCGCTAAGTCCAGAGAACGATCCGTTTTGGATGCTGTAGCACTGGCCCAACCACACGTACTTTGCCATATAGTTGCAGAGGATGTGCTCCTGAACAGCCTCGAAGAGCTGAGAGAGAGTTCTCTGCGTTAGCCTCTTAAAGTCGAAATCCCTGGTGCTGAGTGTTGTTAACACAGAGATAACATCGTCAAATGAGAGGTGTTTCTCGCTTTTCTCTTCGAAGCTTCCTATGATCCTGTCAAGGTATTCCAGGTCGCTTCCTGTGATGTCCCTGAAGTTTAATTTTCGACCTTTCGCGTCCGTGATAGTTACCGTGTAGTCGTGATTTCTCACAACGTCAAGATCACTGCTCTCCTTCTTCATCGGCTGCGGGTTCCTCGTCCATTCCAAGCAGCTCGTTGATGGCCGCTCCCAGCTTTTTCAGCTGCTTGGGACGGAGCCTTTTAGCTTCTTTTAACGACAGTCGTCTTTTCCCTGGATCGGGAACGTAGAGGATGCAGATGGTCTGCAGAGTTGCTTCGATCTCGTCGATGTTCTTATTATTGGAGATCTTGCTGATCTCGATAAGATCGTTAGCAGTAGGTTCCTTCAGCGTCAGGAACTTACCCGGAGAGATCTCAACTGGAATAACTTCCGGCTCTCCGAAGTCGAAGAGATCGTCTTCTTCATCAGCGTGAGTCGCCACCACTGACGCCTCCCGACTCATTTTGCTTACCGCCATGGTGTTTATGATGTGTTCCTTTCTTTAAACCCCTTTGTTTAAATTTATCTTAGAGAGACGGATGCCGTGGCTGTAAATAACAACCCCTACGAGAAGTGGGAAGAGCTTAAGGCTTCTTCGGATTACAGGTCCACAGATACCCAGATAACGTCGCTCGTACGCCAGCAACTCTCGCAGCCGGACTATCTCAGAACATCCAACCGGGTTAACCCTGGCCCTCTCAGGAACTCGAGAGCCCGGGCCGCTGGCTCCAAGCCCCAAATCCCGCACCCGCTTGGCTCGGAGGATATGTGGGGATGGCAGCAGTGGACTCAAATGGATCCTTCAGGGCTTCAGGAGCCTGCCGTGGCGGAGAATCTACTGGAAGCAAATAAGGATGCGGAAGTGCCTGGAAAGACCTACGATCCTATCGATAAAGTGGGCGGAGCCTCTACCTAAAGGCTTAGTAGTAGAACTCGGAGAACAATTTTAGGTAGAGTGTAAAGCTACAGACGCTGAGCTTGAACTGCAGTGGGCATCCTTTATTCACGGCAAGATACACCGACGCGTCCCAGATGAAGTAGTCGTCGAGATTGACATTCACGTGAAGAACCGACCACCTGTCTCGGCAGAGAAACGAGGCGTACCATTCGTGGCCAAAGTCCCACACGTAGTGAAAGCGGAATAATTTCATGGTCCTATTGTACCAGGATTGAGGTTTAAAGACCATGTAGAGTTAGGAATCATGAACAATCTACCCGACTCCGTATCGGCCTCGGAGCTCTCGAGCTGGAGGAAGTGGGCGGAGAGAGCTCCGTCCAAGCCTAAGCAGAATCCTTCTAGCGATCTCGCGACCGGCCTTACTCAGAGCGGGTGGGAGCAGATTCCATCTCCACTAACAAGATCACCTTACCAATCCTGCAGCTCCTGCCGCAGAGTACGAAGACCATGACAACATCGAGACGCCGAGCATCATCATCCTCTGACTCCCCGGAACTGGTGGAAGAGGAGGTACTTCGGGCAGAGCCAGAGGAGCAGACCGTAGAGGAGATCGTGCCTCCTGCACCACCGGAGGACGTCCCTGACGCTCCACCGAGCGACAAAGTCTTCCTTGGAGAGGAGGATAAAAGGCTGCTCAGAAAGTTCAATAGACACATTGTAAATAAGCTCGGCCTAGGCGGAAACCGATCCTTCAAGGTGTGATATAATTACACTAGGATCTAGGATTGTATGAAGCCTGAGCTAGTTAAAGCGTACATGGATATCGCTGAGCGATTTGCTCAAGTTTCCGAATGTAGAAGATTAAAAGTTGGAGCTATCGTGGTGAAAAATGGTTCTATTTTAGCTCACGGATGGAACGGGACTCCGAGCGGGTTCAGGACGAACGTTTGCGAGAAGGAAGACGGAACAACATCGCCATTCGTGCTTCACGCGGAGCAGAACGCTCTTGTCAAGATGGCCAAATCGACAGAGTCTATAGAGGGAGCCGAGCTCTTCTGCACTCACTCTCCCTGCCCAGAGTGTTCCAAGCTACTGGCCCAGAGCGGGGTCAGAAAGGTATACTACAGACACGAGTACAGGATCACCGAGGGCCTGGATGTTCTTCAAGAGCTAGGGGTCGACGTGGAGAAAGTTCAATGAGCCTGAACTCCGAGCACGAGAAGAAGTCCTTGAGGGAGTCGCTGAGAAACACTGAGAATCTTCAGGACACGCTGGAGTGCTTGGAGCAGGTCCTTATGCACAGGACCCCTTTCGCACTTTACGTTGCAACAGCGGATAAAACAGACTGCATGTGGATCTTCGATCCGGATACGGTGTATCAGATGATCGGTGGAGAGGACAAGTACGACAAGATCTTCGACTCGCTCTTTCGCACAGAGGAGGAGAGGTCAGTTGGGCTCGTGTTTTTTATACTTCGTAAAGTTGGCCCGCTTTACTCGGTCCGCGTAGATATAGAGACTATCGACGAGATAATAAACGAACTATACAACGAGATCTAGAGTTTTCAGGGCTCCGATGATCTCGTTGATCTTCTTTCTCAGGTCAAGGTCCCGGCTTCTTCTGAACCTTACGTTCGAGGATATAGTCTTACTTGTTGGAGTGACGGTGATCTTTGTGGCCGGGGTTGTTGTGTCAAAACTGGTCACCGTGAACTCCACTTCCTCCTCTGGAATCGTAGTTCCTTCGGCTGTGATCGCGGGAACCGTTGCTACGAACACATCACCAATATCCAGTTGCGTGTCAAAGGCAGTGCCTGTTCCGGTTACGTTGGCTCCTACGATCTGGATCGTGCCTGAGTAGTACAGTTGATTTGTAGAGGTGGCGAGAGTTACAACTTCGGGAGGCGAGCTCGTAGGGACCTCTAGGGCCAGCACTCTGGCCTCTAAGCTCTGGATCTTGACGTCCGTCACGGCTTTTGACTCGAGCAGGTCTCTCTGCGTCAGGCTAAGAGTCTGAAGTTGCTCCTGACCTGTGGCCAGATTCTGCTGAAAATTCTCTCCTATGGAGGAGATGTCGTCCTCTAGGAGCTGGAGAGTAGTCTCCAGGTTAGAGACGGACGTAGATGTGGCTTCGGCTAGAGCCGCTTGGGCTGAGGCAATAGCCGTTGAGAATATCTTGAGGTCCCTGATCTTCGCGTACGTACGGTCGGCGTAGCGTACATTAACAACGCCGGTTTCGGTCGTAGGATCCACAACTTCGGCCAGACTAACTCCGAGTTTTAGGCCGCTCTTCGTGCCAGTGCCATCCTCCACGAAGAGTGTGCCTTCGGATGTCAAGCCGTCCTGCGCGAGAACTTCGCCAGCCGTGGAGAGCTCCTGCCTAGCAACGTTGAGGAGGCCTCCGGCGTAGTCCTCGATAAACCGACTTCGTAGATCAGCCATTATTCTCTGTTAAGCACTATAGTAGTCTTTAATCAGGGAATTCTCAAGACTACTGGTGAAAAACGAGTACATGTGAGGCGGAACCACTGTAACGGGCGGAGGATTATCCCACAGAACCAGCCAGTTATTGCACAGAAGAACACGGATCTTGGATGCTACTTTCCTGTTCGACCAGTCTATATCCGTGCCTCTTAGATCGACCAGAGTCTCGTACGTTTTTCTGAACATCGCGAAGTCCCTATTCGACGACGAAGTGGTTACAGGTCTGAAGTCTCTTAGGAGGCGTTCCTGAGCCAAGGAGGACAGGTTGCAATTCCTTGCAAGTAGGGCTTTAAGAGATCTATTGTCTCCCAGGTTGATAACGTTAAGACCGGGGCAGTTGGAGACATTTAGAACCTCGAGTTTGGGAGCTGAGGTGATCATTACGGCCCTCATATTCGTGTTGGCCTCTAGGCTTAGGTGACTAAGCTCAGCTCTGTGCACGTTGAAGTTCGCGTGGACTAATCTATTTCTCTGGAGGTTGATCTTCTGAATGTAAGGGTCCACGAGCGCGTTGTTCTCCGCTGAGACCCAGTGATCCTCCCACGTCAGTATCTCCTGGTTAGAGAGTTTCATCTCTGGGATGATGATAGGAACTCTTTGGTCTCTCGATATCTCCAGAACGTAGGAATCATTCATCTGCTTGAACAGGCTTACAACGTTGTCCGAGAATGGGATACCATTTGTGTTCAGCTCGACGTAGTTAAAATTCTCCTGAGCTCTCTCGCCGAAAGAGAGCTGCCGAGCTCCCTTAACTGTTTTGAAGAAAGTCTGAATCTTTGAATTCACTTGAGTCTACCTCCTGAGAGGGTCCGAGGACAGAAATCGAGAGAGTACTGGCCATCTAGCGGTGGGGAGAACCTCTTGCACTTCATGATATTCATGCAGATCTGGTAGTAGAAGGGGGATTCGAAAGTAGCGCAGCTGAACTCGGTGTTCCTCTCCAGCTTTGCCCTTATGAACTCAACGATGCCAAACTCGGTATTTCCGTACTCGCTCAGCTCCGATCCTCCAGACTCGTAGACTAGAGGGTCAGCGAACACGGTCATCAGGATAGGCTCTCCCTTCTCGCCGATGAGCGTGGTGTCGGGAAGGAGAGACATGTAGGCGTGCGGGACGGCGTAGGAAGTTGTAGGCACGAGGAGCTTAGAGGGTTTGTACTCCGCGAAAGTTCCTAGAGGCCTGTCCACAGCTACCGAGGATGTTGAGAGCCCAGGAACTTCCGAGTAGGTCTCCGGGAAGAGAGCCTTGCTAAAGCCTTTGACGCACCGGGCCTGGGAGTCGGAGTACAGCGACTCGCAGTTCGCCCCTCCGAACCTTTTACACGACTCGACAGGATTAAAAGCAGTCTCAACACCGTTGTCCTCCTCTGCGGAGATGTAATTGGCTCCTAGAGTGGAGTTTTTAAGAGATGGGCCCCCTTCCAGCTCTTCGTACATACCCAGGACGGTGTAGGGTTTGGCTTTGGAAGCGGCCTGGCCGTCATCGAGTTCGAATCTTGTCGCGGGCGCGAAGGAGGATTTTTGTAATCTAGCCTCCGACAGTCCGGAGGTTTCGTCTGTGAGAGCGATTTCATTTGCCAGGATGTTTTCGTCCGAGAACTTCACGTACTTACTTATAAGGCTACTACGCGCTCCGACTACGGCTCCCAGCTCCCGTGCCTCACTAGTCGCCTCAAAGATCACTCTGGCCTGCTCAGGAGTGACCGAGTTGGCCACTGGGACTCTGTTTGGCACTCTCGAGTTTCCGATGCCTGGGCTCTCAGCGATGACCGACGAGGAGGCGAGAGAAGTCTGTCCTGGCAGACTACCACCCTGGGCTCTCAGCGAGATGAGCTGGGGAATGGCTTCGAACTCTTTGTTCTGGGAGTAGATCAGAGGCTGGAGGCTATCGGCAAAATCCTTGTCCGTGGTTACGGTGTAGTTCAATTTTGAGCTGAATATGGTTCTGATAATCGATATTGAGTCGATAAGGCCATCTATCGCTTCGACTAATTTCGGTATAGCGTAAAACTCCTGACCATCTGCGATCTTAAAGTTGTCCGTCTGGTACGAGTTCTTGTAGAATCCGAGCTTAAGCGCGATTCCGGATAGACTGGCGTATCTCAAGAAGCTGGTAAATGATCCGCCACTAAACCCATCCACAAGAGCCCCGAAGTTATTGGGCGAGTCCGGCATGTTCAGGATCGCGACAAGCTCTTTCGGAGTCAGTCCCTGCGCCCTATCGTACAGATTTTTTACGAGACTCTTGGAATCCATACGGCCCAGGTTATCTCCTATGATCTCCGTCCACTGCTTAAGGGCGATAGGTGCCAGAGAGTTAACTTGATCGTAGTTTAGCGTCGGAGACGAGAACGGATCATCTTTGTATACCCCAGTGATCATTTGCTCAACAAGTGGCTCTAGGAAGTCCACGTCCTCCCTGTTCTTGATGATTGTGCTCTGTCCGTTCTGATAGAGGTAGGAGATAGATTGCAAAAGGGTCAGATTATTCTCCCCCAGAATCTCCGTGAACTTCACGAGCTGCGAAGCGTCTACCGCGTACGTGAGCCCGATGAGAAGGCCGATTAGCGTTGGGTACTTGTCTATGTTAACGTACGTTGCTTTAGACTTGTCTTTTTGCGACAGATTCAGGATGTTGAGCAGGGAGCTAAGTGAGTTCTGAGAGTACAGGAAGGATAGGTAGGCGTCAACGCCGCTCTGTCCGCCAAACTCGTATATTAGCTGGCTCAGCTCATAGGCTTTGAAAAAGGACTTCAGATCGTTAGAGTCTGAAAGCGGCGCGAAATTGGAGACCAGCTGGGCGAAATCCTCAGCTTCTAGAAGCTTATTTATCTCGTAGTCCCTGAAGCCAAGCGAACTCAGATAGGAGATCGTTCTTTGATTGTTTGCCTCGAATGACTCGAATGAGAGGTTCGGGATGAACGCCGAGGTTGTTATCCCAAGATTCTTCAGGAGTAGATTAACCTCCTCGAGTTTGTTGGCGATTCTCTCCACCCAAGGACCAAAAAACTCCAGAGACTGACCCGGAAGCAACGGATCTATCACCGCCTTTGAGAACCTAGAGTAGCTGTTGAGAAGGTACTTAATAGCGCCTGTGAATCCCGCGATGCCACCCTGATCAAGCACGTACATCGTGGGCGGAAAGACTCTCTGGAGCTCGTCTATCTGCGTTTTTACTGATCCAAGCCCCTCGTAGCCTGGCACCTTGCCCGTGGAGTCAAGTGTATTGGATATAGCAGCTACTGTATCACCGACAATTAGCGACCTTCTGTAAAGGCTCTCTATCGCGAACAGAAGAAGATCGACTCTTGCCTTCTCCGCGTAGGTTGTCGTAGCGAGTAGAACGTTGTACCTGTCCTGTATCCCGTTGAAAAACTGCGAGTAGACCGGGTTGTAAACGACCTTTTCGCGCGCGATCGTGGTCCCGGTGGGTAGTTTTTGGCCCTGGACAAATGATTTAAGGCTTCCGAATTTGTCAAGAAACTTCAATCCTGGGATCCTATTCGTTGTGATCGAGGACTTGAAGAGTATGTCGAATCGGCCAAAAGTCGATTTCCCCTCGTAGGTATCGTAAGCCTCAGGAAGGTACCGTCCTAACGTGGCAGCTAGAAGCGACTCGGAGAAATTTGTGATGTACTCCACACCGCCGACGGGAGAACCCTGGTACCCTCCGAAAGCCTCGGAGATCTTCCTAAGGTTTTTGATAGAGTCTAGGATCTGCTTTCCTATTCCGCCGAAGGTTGATGGGAGCAGTGACTCATCCACCGCTACGTCTCTGGAGTATCTTGATACGTTCGAATCGGATACGATCGAATTGACATCGAATCCCTCCTCGGTTACTTTGGAGAAGGCGGAGCGGATCTTCGATTCGTAGACAGTTCTGAATGATTTTGAGGAATCGAATTTTTTAGGTGAGTATTTTGTCCACTGGGTCTGATCAAAATATACACGGGTGGGAGCAGCAACGTCAGGACTCAGTTTGTACAGGTCCCCGTCGTACACGACAAGACTCTGGTAGGTGATAGGAATGGCGTATTTAGCCAGTCCGAGCTTGGAAGCCGTTCTATTGTAGCTGAGAGGGGAGTAGGAGGATTCCTCGCTAAGCAACTGATACTCCTCCCAGTACCTGCTTCTCGGGAAGAGAGTGTATACTCTGCCGGCACTCTCGTCGATCTCCAGAGGCACAAGAGCGTAAAGCTTTTCGGAGTACTGGTACTCCGGCTGCTCCTGAAGGATATCGAGCGCTGAACTGGACGCGTAGAACGAGTAGCTACTGATGTTCTCCGAGAACAGGATGAAGTAGCTGTCTATGATACGCGTGAGGTTGGCGTCGTAATTTGGCTTTGACCTTATAGACTCCTCAAGACCTGACTTGAGATAGGGCAGTAGGTTCTTTATAACGTCCGTATCGAACTCCAGCTCAAAAAGAATCTCCAGCAGGATCTGCTTAAAGGGAAGCACGGAGACCTCCTCATCTCTCTCGACCCTATCGAGAACGAGGCTGAGGATCTCAATTCCACTGTTTAGGAAGCTTTGCTTGGAGGCATCGATCTTGAATTTGCCGAATTTCTCCTCGTAGAGGGACACGCTTCTCAGAACGAGTCTCTGCAAATTGATACGAATCTCTTCAAAAAACTGCGGAGTCATGGACGCGACGTATCTAGATAAACCTTAAACTTTAAGTTTAAAGCTATTGGAACGTAAGGTAGGTTATGCAATCTAAAATCTCGGTGATTCTGCTTAAGAGTAAAGCCGTGGATAACTCCTCCGATCTCAATAAGATGGCAGTGCACCTGGAGCAGGTGCTGACGGAAAAGGACGGAGTGGATCTGAAAGTGAGGCAGAGCGTTACGGAGGCCTCCGTAAAATCCACCGACTTCGTGATCTTCTGCGGGTACGATACTCAGTCCCTGTCCGAGTTCTTTAAGGCCTGCGCGGTCGTGGAGGGAATGGAAGGCGCCGAAGGGCCCACGATATTTATCTATGAGGAGCCCGGCCAGTCGCCGTGGGAGAGACTCAACTACATCCTCCGGGACGGCATGGATATCGGCCGGGTAAGTCCCAAGATTTTTAACAAAATCATTGACACCTGGACTTATAAGGATATAATTAGTACTATAGATGTAAGCCTTCGTCGCCTTGGAACTGGACCAGCTGATAGCTCTAGCCCCGCAACTAAGTGAGTCGCTGCTGGAGCGGCTGCTCCAGCACGACCGGTGGAAACTGGAGGCCACATTCTCCCACGAGCTCAAGCTTGAGGAGCTGAGAATAGCTTCGAGACGGGGTGGGGGATCTGCGAAACTCGTCGAAGCTGCGCAGGATGGCGTAACCGACGACGACCGCAAGTTCAACGAGCTAAGCTCCTACGGGGCCTGCGGTGATAAGCACATCGGCTTGGTATCCAAAACAAAGGTCTGGGAAGGAGCCAACGAACGCTCCACTAAGCTCTTCGAGCAGTGGTACGCTCACATTCAGGACAACAACGTCGTCCCTGTCAAGGACCTCAAGGAGGGGCGCATAAAGACCTTGCTTCTCGCGTTTCTGTGGGCGAGTGGATGCGGCCACCGAGTCGCTAAATGGCCTGAGGCTAGTGACATCCACCTCGTAGAGACACTCAAGAAGGACCTGAAGGATCGGTTCTCCAAGTTCTCGAAGCACAGCATCACCGCCGCGTACGAGTCTCTGAAGGTGTTCTGGAAGGAGATCAATGACTACGAGCAGTGCCCGTTCAACTCGAGTCTCATCGCCGATATTCTCGACGAGGCTTACCTCTACGTGTCTCACAAAGCAGAGGAGGAGTCCAAAGTAGATGTGAAGAACTCTCCGCTCTTCTCCGAGTTCGAGAAGAACTTCCCCCACGTTCCTCTCGACACTCTGGAGCGCTACTACGTTAAAAACAGATACAATTTTGTCGCCGCGGGAATCGGGGCGTTGCGCAAAGCCTTCACGACCACATGTCCCTCCGAACTCGAGCACAAGTTCTCAGAGAAGGAGTGGCCCAAGAAGTGGCATATCTACCTCTCATCTTACGAACCAAAATGGAAAGCACAACTGGAAGTGATTTTGCAGTCCTCGAAGGAGGATCAGAAGAAATGGAAAGAGGAGTGAATATAGTCACCAACTCCCAGCCGGTGATCGTCGATGGGGCTGACGAGGCCATCGAAAGATACAATAAGGGTGAGATCAGCGCCCAGGAACTGTACGATCTGATACTGGACGCGGATGTCGTTTACGTCGATCGGTCTAACTCTTTCGAGTTTAAAGAATCAAAAGACATCAACAGCTCCGAAGAGTAAAACGCATGGCCGAGGACCGCGCTGTAGCAAAACAAGTAAAAGTAGGCTACTTCGATAGGTACTTCAGCCTAGGAGTGTCCCAGGGTAGCCTGGCCGGCTACAAAGCTGACCCATACGCTTTCACGGCAACTCCCTACCTCAACTCCGGCACGATTCTCCCTCGCCGCGACGATATCCTCATCGAGGAGGGTGGCGGAGGCCCCAGAGCCATCGAGAAGTACATGCGGCTGTTCAATGACAGTCACATCATTTCAGCGTGGGAGAAGATTACGGGGGAGATCGTACAGCGCAAGTGGGAAGTGGATCCGGCAAGCCCCTCCGACAAAGACGAGGAGGTGGCGGAGTTTGTCCGCCAGGTGCTGAAGCGCATGGGCACGAATACTCGCCAGGCCTACGGCAAGGAGATGCTCGTCACGTCTAACTCCGCGTTCGATACGTTCATCCGCGGAATGTGCGAGGCTATTATCCTTGGCATAGCGATCGGCGAGATCTGCTGGATGCGCCAGGGGAACTACATCGTGCCATCGGAGATCAAGATCCGTGACCCGCGCAGATTCCAGTTCGTCCTGAACGAGGACGGGACCATCTCTCCGAGACTGATGACAGTGGACTCCCCCATCGAGGGCATTCCACTCCCCCTGCGCTCGATGGTCATCCACAGACACTGGGCCTACAGCAATTTCATGGATCCCTACGGTACGGGTCTGGGGCGCCAGCTCTACAGTCTTGTGGAGTTCAGACGGACGCTGATGTCCTTCTGGCTCCAGTACGCCGACAAGCACACGACCCCCACCGCGGTGGGTAAGTTCTCGCTCGGTACCCCCGACGAGGAGGTTCAGTCGCTCTTCACAGCGCTTCAGCGCCTGGGTCAGGAGACCGCCATCGTTATCCCCGACGAGATGGATATCAGTTGGCTGGAGAGCCAAGGCCGCTCCGAAGTCTACGAGAAACTCATCGAGTATGTTGACCAGCAGATCAGCTTCGTCCTCAACGGAGAAAATACCGTCGGCCAGGAGACGGGAAACGTCGGATCCTACGCTCGCGACCAGATCTCCGATTCGGTTCGCATGCGTAAAGCTAAAGCGTTCTCGGAGGAACTTGACGAGACGATTAACGCTACTCTTGTACGCTGGATTGTTGAGCTTAACTATCCGGGCTCAGCTATTCCTCGACTTCGTAGAAACTTTGATGATCTAGAGCAACGCGACGATCCCGTGAAGATTGTGCAGATGCTTACCCAGCTCCAGGCCATCGGCTACGAGGTCAAGGACCTTGACTGGGTGAGGGACAAGCTCGAGATTCCTTCTCTTGGCAAGGTGGACATGAACGCCATGATGGGAGGAGCCCCAGGAGCCCCTGGAGCGCCCGGAGGCGCGGCTCCTATGGCCGAACCCAAGGACCTGAGCGGCCCGGACAAGGCCGCTGACGGTGCCCAGGGAGCCTTCGGAGCCGACCAGAGCGACCTTCTCAGCTTGTTCGACTTCGCCGAGAGCGACTACGACGAGGTCGGTGACGAGTCCGACAAGACCCGGAAGGATAAGATCGCGAAGATCATCGCGTCCAAGTTCGATGGCACACTCGACGACGTCGGGTTCCAGCGTATCGTCTCCGACAACGGCGACTCCGAAGCCTCAGCGTCTCGCATCCACGTCAACGAGTACACCTCCCCAGGCGATATCTCCCACGGCTCCCGCCGTCTCATCGAGGAAGTTAAGAAGGTGGTGCATCTCAATCCGGAGCAGTCAATGAGTCTCAGCGACCTGGACGGAGAGCTTCACACCTTCGAGAATATGATCCGCGTCGATGACCTCAAGGCGTGCGACACATCCAGGCTTCTTGATCTCTACGAGCGCATCTACAGGCTCAATCGCTCCGTGGTGCACAAGGAGTGCGTGGTCATCGACTGCAGGAAGGTTGGGTACTGGAAGTGGTTCGCTCCGTACTTCATGTAATTTGGCCAGGTGGGCTTAGTTTAAATACTGGTTAGATATCAGTATAGCTATCCTGCCATGCTCTCTTACAAGCCGGTAACGCAGTCACAGTTCTGGATCCAAGCGTCCCCTTTCCAGCACTACTTCACCAACTTCAGCGGAATCCGCGACACCGCTGGTACATCCCAGTACGCCGATGGTGTACGCGGACGTATCTTCAACCTTCGCGGCCCTCGCACCCTCTCCGAGGTAACAATGACCGTGCCCTTCGACCCTGAAAAGCACGCTGACATCGTCGACTTCTGGAAATCCTACGGCTGCGAGTTTGTCACCCTGACCATCACTCCCGTCTCCTGCGGAGAGGATCCTCAGCCTGTCGGCCAGCGCACCATCACAATCCCCGACGCGCAGATGACAAGTCTGAACTTCGGAACCGCCGATCGCACCTCATCCAACGTCTCCACTCTCGAACTAACGTTCGTGATGGATACTTTCACATACAACTGATCCTAGCGCAGTGAGGTTGAAGTATGACGCTCTCCAACCTCTACTTTAGAGGGTGCTTTGAGCAACCCTCTGACGATCAGAAAGACGCCATCGAGGAGGCTGGTGGGATAGCTGAGGTGGTTGATAAGAGCTGCTCCAGGGCGAGTGTTAACACTTGCGGAATGAGCATCGAGCAGCTCTTTGACATGTATAGCATCTACAATCCGCAAAAAGGACTATACAAATCGTGGGGAGATATAGAATTTCCCTGGCAGATTAGCAACTTAACGCCTAATCTTCTGCTATCCAACTCGAATAATAAGTGGGACATAGCTCAGTACAGGTCCATAGTTGCCTACCAGCAGAACTCGTTGGTTCTACTTATCGAGGACGACGGGTACAGAGTGGGATTGTACAAAGCCAAGCAAAATATCCTCGCCATTACGGGAGCATTTGACTACTCTAAGTGGGATAGGATCTGCCAGGTGGAGACAACGGTGCCGGCCGGTTTGCCTTCCGTCAAGGAACTGCTGGAACGTTACGATTTTTACGAGCTGAAGCTTTTTGACACCGAGTGGGGTAAATACAACAGGAGTTGGGACGAGGCGCTCAAGACTCAGAGCCTTCAGTCCTGCGTGCAGCAGGGCCTGACCTTAAGCGATCTGCAGAACTGCTTGGATGGTAGATCTTCGGACGAGTGGGATGGCGCCAGAGTTCGTAGAGACTTCTTTTACAGAGCGGGTGATATCGTCCTGGTAGGTGGAGAATGTGAGGACACGATCTGCGTTTATATCGCTAGGCAGGATATCCCCGCCACCGAGGAAGCTCTTACTGCTCAGGCAGTATTTAACCCACGTAGTCCGCTCTGGCAGAAGATCTACTGCGTGCCCACGGGCCGAAACAGGTGTCTCGAGTACCAAAGGAAGAAGGAGCCCGCGCTTGGCTACGACGTGGTGGAGATCGGATCTAAGGGCCACTTTGTTGAGGTTCCAGTGCCTTATCGCCTGGCACCTAGAACGCGTACTCTTGACGAGAAGGTGGAAATAGTACCGCCTCCGAGAGTTCTTACACAGGCGGAAATAAACGCTCTTAACCAACCACAGGAGGAGGATTAAGTAGATGGCAAAAGTATTCGGCGGAGGAGGAAGCAACCCATCCTGCGGTGATAATGGTATTAGTAGGGTACTTCCTACATCCCAGGAGGCACTTAACCCCACGCAGACCCAGTCCTTCTCATCAACTCCCAACGTTTACTCGAAGACGCGTTCGGCTACAGGCGAAGCTAACCTTCAGGATTTCTATACCAAGTCAGAGGTCCAGCGCTTTCTCAGGACCAAGGCTGATATCTCCTCGGTGTATACTAAAGCCGAGGTGGATGCTAGGCTCGCGGATCTGGAATCGGAGATTGGTACATCCCTCGTGCAGTTTATCACGGAATCTGAAGTCAATGAGAAGGTCTCGGACTCATATGACAGTGTCCTCTCCTACCTTGCTCAAAACTACTATAATAGGTCCCAGACATACACCAAGGGCGAGGTAGATACTCTTATCGCGGCTGTGGAAGTGGGTGACGGATTCATCCTCAAACAACCTATCACCACTGCTGATAATACTATCTCACCAGGCGCTAGCGAGGCCGTGCCTCTCACCCTCATCGCCTCCACCGACTCCGACATCACCACTATCCAGCACTGGGTGGATAATCAGTCCAACTCGGTTGGTAGAGTGAGGACCTCGGGCCGGGTGGAATTCTACGGCCACATGGTGATTGGGCAGAATATCGAGAGCTGGAGGCCCGCTCTTGACGTCAATCTCAGACGTATCAGTGGAGTGGCTGATCCCACTCACCTACTCGACGCTGTGAATAAGAAGTACATGGAGGACTATATAACTGAGGTCATAGACAATATCGTCCAGGGAGATGACGAGAACTACGTAATCGACGCTTTAGTCTACTAACTAACACTACCATGGCAGAACTTAGAGACAGAATCTACCTCCGCAGGTCACAGGAGCTTTCAAAGCGTCCCGAGCTACTTGACATAGACAACGGTGAATTAGCCCTCAACTACAACGCTGGCGATCCCGGACTGTACTTCAAAGACATCTCCAGCGACGGTACGCGAAGAATCAGGAAGATAGGACCGATACACTACGGGCCTCTTCCACCAAACAATGATGCCTCCGAGTCCGGGTACTACTCAGTACTGTCGGACGGCGAGTGCTGGATAGACACCTCGCTGGGCGAAAGTAATTACTCATTCAAAGTCTGGGACGGTGATTCATCTGAGTGGCTGGAGATATCCTCCCAAACTTCCGCTTCCAAAGATCAAAGTCTAGATCAGTTTAGGGACTGGGCTGATGGGGACAATTTTATCCACACGGAAGGCATTAATCTAAAGATAAATAATAAAGTAGCGTTAGCCGGGCAATCCACAGCGAGTGGAAATAAACTGTTCATAAATGCCGGAAACAACTTTGCGACAAGCGTTGAGCTAAGCGGATCCTACGTATTTAAGACTGATGGTAATTCGGCGTCGGTATCCCAGATATCCATCAAAACAACCGAGATATCAGCAGCGTCTTTCGTCCCAGTCGCTATCGAAAGCTTCCCGTTGAGCTACCGCTCCGCTAAGTATACCGTTCAGATCGAGGTGAACAAACCATCTCCTAAGACTTACCAAGTAAGAGAGGTTCTAGCTATTCACGACGGCACCGGTGCTTTTCTGACTGAGTACGGAGTGCTAGACACCGCGAGTCAGTACTTGGGAGAGCTTGATCTGACTATAAATAACGTATCACAGGAAGTCGTTCTGACTTTTGAAAAAGACTCTTCCATCTCATTTCCCTTGAAAATCAAGGTTCTCAGGACGTCTCTCTTGGTTTAAAGGTTCATATCGAGGAACCAAGTTAGCTACCGATCTCCATGGCAAATATAAAGAAATTTAATGTGCCCCATGGACTATCCACCGGCGCTGGTGATAATCTCAGAGATATACTTGACGAAGAGGGGAATATCTCAGTCCCGGAGGGGCTGAGAGACGGGTTAAATAACTTTGGTAATCCAGGGCAGTTCCTATCATCAACCGGAGTCGGAACGAGGTGGAAGTACGCCGCTGTAACAAACGTTCTTTTTGTCACCAAGGACGGAAATGACTCCAATTCCGGCGTTAGCCTGCAGAATGCTAAAGCCACTATCAAATCAGCCTTGGCCATAGCCACACCTGGTACTCTGATAAAAGTATCAGCCGGTAGTTACTCGGAGAATAACCCGCTAAGCGTACCCGAGCAGGTGAGCATAATCGGTGACTCGCTGAGAGAGGTTAGCGTATCTCCTCAGAATGAGGCCGACTTATTCTACGTAAGCAATGGCTCTTACATATCGAATATGTCGTTCGTGGCCTCGGTCCCCAATCCCGGGGCGATATTCGCGTTCAATCCTTTTGACCCCCCATACATAGATCAGTCCCCGTACATCCAGAACTGCACCAACTTTATCAAGAATTCCACGGGACTCAGAGTTGACGGAGCTCACTGCCTTGGCCAGCTAAAGAGCATGGTTGTCGACTCCTACACTCAGTACAATCAGGGAGGAATCGGGGCTCAGATTCTCAATGAGGGATACGCTCAGCTGGTATCGATGTTCACGATCTGCTGCGATAAGGCTGTGGAATGCCTGAGTGGCGGAGGCTGCGATCTGACAAACTCCAACTCCTCCATGGGGAACTACGGTCTCGTGGCGGACGGTGTTAGTGCTTTAAAGTACACCGGAAGTGTTACGAGCGCTGAGCCCGAGGGCAGTAATACAGTGACTGTTAATATTGCACCCGTGGAGAAGGACGTAACCGCCGCGGTTTACAATAAGAACACAGGACTGCTAACTGTTACGACTTCCACCGCCCATGGATTACAGGCTGGGATGGATGCGGAGCTTCGTAATCTCACTTTCAGCTGCTCGTCAGGAGGCTCGGTTTCCTCGCAGATCTTCCCATCCGGTCAGTACGGACACGTGTTCAGAGTGAGCTCTACCGTCTCCGCCACGCAGTTCATCGTGCAGGTGGGTACGTCTAGTATCGACCATACCTACCAGTCCGGAGGTAAAGTCAAAGTCAAAAGCACAAGGCCGTTCGATGGCCAGGCGATCTACATCAACAACGTCTACTATCAGGTCGAGAGAATAATCATCGACAATGGAGGCAGCGGGTATACCTCAGCCCCAAGCGTCACAGTGGGCTCTCCCTCGCAGTCTTGGGGGATTACCGCGACGGCCATCGCTGAAATCTCGGACGGAACGGTCACCGCGGTGGAGATTATCTCCTCAGGCAGGGGTTACTCATCATCCCCGCCATCCGTCACTATAGACCCTCCAGCGACGGGTACCGGAGCGCAAGCCACTGCGCAGGTGTCACCGACCTACTTCCTAGTCGGAGAATCCAGAGAGGTTTCTGAGGGTAATTACGTTATCACCCTTAGAGACGAGATTCCGTTTGCCCTCTCCGTATCCGACACCGTATACCTGCACAAGCAGACCAGGCTGCTGGCCTCCAGTCATTCCTTCGAGTACGTCGGATCGGGAACGAATATAGACACCGCTCTACCGAGAAACGGTGGGCAGCCGATTCAGGAGAACGAGATTACTATGGGAAACGGTGGAAGCGTGATATACACCAGCACGGACCACTCCGGTAACTTCAGGATAGGAGACGGTGTGGTTATCGACCAGGCCCTGGGACTTATCTCCGGAAGCGCGTACTCCAGAAGTCTGTTCTCCGCAGTAACACCATTCATCCTCGCGTTAGGAGCGTAAACCGATGGCATTAAAAACTAACTCGTTTAAGACGATCACCCAGGTAGTTTCTACCTCGTCAACTCTGGTCTACACCGCTCCCGTAGGGTACGTAGCTGTGATACTACTCGCCCAGGTAACAAATATCAGCTCCAGCGTATCATACGATGTGACTCTGGTGCATAATAGAGGTGCAGTGAATACGGAGATCTGCAAGACCTTCCCGGTACCGTTCAAAGATACCGTTAATCTACTGGCCGGGAAGCTGGTGCTGCAGTCGGGTGACAAACTGTACCTATCCGGCAGTAACGGGTCGAATCTAAAGTTCATCGTCTCCATCCTGGAGACCCTGGATTAATGTGAGGACGCAGTAGATGGACTACTTATCTGGAAGAGTTAAAAACCTTAATGTTGGTATTCCCGGGTATACCAATGACACCCAAGTCGCCGAGGTCGTGGGTGATGTCGAGGTCAAAGGTGATATTAACGCTGAGTCTCTAAAGGTCAATTCAAACGAAGTCTGGCATGTGGGCAACAAACCGGATTTTGGAAGCCTGGCCAATGTGGACGACAGCGCTAGAGTGGATAAGAGCGTTGTGGTATTTAATCAGACGCAGAACAAGTACGTTATAAATGATGTAAACACTGTGATCACTATCACGGATGGTGGCAATTTCTGAGTAGTTGAAAGATTTGAAGATTCGAAGATCCATTTCACCCCCAATTACTAAGTAAATGGCCAATACCATCAGAATTAAACGCAGAACCTCCGGGGCTACTGGCGCGCCTAGCTCACTGGCCAATGCGGAATTGGCCTTTAACGAAGTAGATGACGTACTTTACTATGGTAAAGGTACTGGAGGTGCTGGAGGCACTGCTGGATCCATACTGACTATCGGAGGTCCCGGAGCGTTCGCGACTCTAAGCACCGCCCAGACCATATCCGGTAACAAGACTTTTTCGGGTGACATTGTCGTTCCCACCCAGGCGACTTCGGATAACAGCACAAAGGCAGCTTCGACCGCCTTCGTAAAGAACCAGAATTACTTGACTGGGAACCAGACGATCACCCTGAGCGGTGACGCCACCGGTTCGGGTACGACCGCGATCACGGTAACTCTTAAGAGTGACGTTGCGACCGCCGGTACGTTCACCAAGGTAACGATCAATAGCAAAGGCCTGGTTACATCGGGCACCACCCTGGCCGCGAGCGATATCCCGACCCTCACAGCCGCTAAGATTAGTGACTTCGATACGCAGGTAAGAACAAGTCGTCTGGATCAGATGGCGGCCCCCACCGCCGCGGTGTCGCTGAACAGCCAGAAGATCACAAACCTGGCTACTCCAACAGCAGATACCGACGCGGCAAATAAGGCTTACGTTGACGCGGCTAGATCCGGGCTTGACGTTAAGCAGTCGGTTCGAGTGGCGTCTGCTGGGAACATAACCGTTACATACAACGCAACTGGAGGAACATCCGCCAGAGGCCAGATCACTGCCGCTCCTAACGTCCTGGACGGAGTGAACCTGGCAGCCGGCGACAGAATCCTGCTCAAGGATCAGTCCGGGGCCACGGATGTCCAGAACGGTATCTGGGTGGTAACGACTTTGGGCACCGGCGCAAACGGTGTCTGGGATAGAGCTACGGATTTCGACTCAGACGCTGAAGTAACAGCGGGTGCATTCACCTTCGTGGAAGAGGGTACTACCAACGCTGACTCCGGCTGGGTACTGACTACCAATAATCCCATCACGATCGGCGGAGCAACAAGCCCCAGTTCTCTGGCCTTTGCCCAATTCTCCGGAGCAGGTCAGATCACCGCAGGAAGTGGTCTTACTAAATCCGGCAACACTCTAAACGTCGGAGCTGGTACAGGTATCGCTTCGAACGCCGACGACGTCTCTCTAACAGGCCAAGCGCTGGCGCTTCACAACCTGGCCACTAATGGACTTATCACTCGTACTGGAGCGGGCACAGTAGCGGCCCGGACGATTACTTTCAGCGGTAATGGCGGCTCTGTAACTAATGGCGATGGTGTCGCTGGTAATCCCACGATCGCTCTGACGGCCGCACTATCGACCGTTGGTGGTCTAACTCCGGCTGCTGACAGACTGGCTTACTACACCGGTGCTAGCGCCGCTTCACTTACGACTCTCACCGCATTCGGCCGCTCTCTGATCGACGACGCCGACGCGGCTGCTGGTAGAACTACACTGGGACTGGGAACGATTTCAACTCAGGACGCCAGCAACGTTAACATCACTGGCGGCACCATCGATAATATCACCTTTGACGGCGGAACATTCTGACCCTATTGAGCGGAGGCGTTCAGTTTAAAGTAGGTACATGAGACCCTTATATAAGGGTCAATCTCCTGCTAAATAGCATCTACTAGGGCGCCAGATGGCAAATACGTTCAAAATCAAGAGGTCCGCTGTGCAGGGAAAGGTCCCAGCGGTTGGGGACCTGCAGCTTGGGGAGCTCGCTGTTAATACCTACGACGGCCGGCTTTTTACGAAGAAGGACGCCGGTGGAACGATCTCGATCGTGGAGATCGGAGCGTCTTCCTCCACGACAACGTTCACCAGCGATATCTCGCTACAGAATCAGTCGGCAACAAGATACTACGAAGCTTCCGCCAACGGTACTAACTACATCGCTATAAAGGCCCCATCGAGTCTGGCGGCTGACGTAACTCTAATCCTGCCTCCAAACGACGGGGATCCCGATCAGGTTCTAGGTACTGACGGCAATGGCACCTTATCCTGGGTGAGCAGGATCTCAGGATCTGGGACTAGTGGCGACTTTCTGTCGGCAAGTACCTCTTCGGAGCAATCCGGTTACTTTGGCAATATATATCTCAAAGACGACGCTAACACCTCTCACTACCTGGAGATAACGAACTCCGACGATCTGACCGCTTCTAGAACTCTCAGCGTAGATGTAAACGACGCAAATAGAAGCATCACGTTGAGCGGGAATATAAGCCTGGCGAATAGCTTCACAACGAGCGGTAATTTTGGCCTGACTCTCACAACGACAGGGCTGACGGACGTAACTCTACCCACATCGGGTACTCTGGCCGTTAATAACCAGACGATGCACATCGGCACCACAGCGGTGGCGATCAACAGAGCCAGCGGTTCCTTAGCACTGACCGGCATCACGAGCATTGACGGCAGCGCTGCTACTCTCTCCACGACCCGGACTCTGTGGGGCCAGAACTTCAACGGCTCGGCAAACGTCACCGGATCGCTAACGTCCGTGGGGAACATTACCGGCACGGGAGCCGTGACACTGACCGCCACCTCGGGGGCTCTTAACCTAACTGCGACTGGGGCTAATGAGGTAGCTGTTAATACTAACGGTGTACAGCGTGTTAGCGTTGCCTCCAATGGGCTGAGTACGTTTGGTAGCCAAGCGGCGAGTGGCTCAGCGCTCACAGTAACCGCTCCCGCCAAACTGTACACCGGAACGGGTACCTACACCGACTCAACAACAGCGGCGTCGGGCACCGCCACCCACGGCGCTATTGTAGCCTTCGATAATCCCTCCATCGCGGCGACTAATACCTCGGTTACGTACACTAACGCCTCCACTGTTTACATCGACGGAGCTCCGACCGCCGGTACCAACGTCACTCTCACGAATGCCTACTCGCTTTACGTTAATACGGGTGTCTCGCTCTTTGGTGGATCGGTTCGTATTACAGGGCTTACCGCCTCCCAGGCCGTATTCACTGACGCTAACGACAACCTAGTCAGTAACGCCATCACGGGAAGCGGCAATGTCGTGATGTCGGCGTCACCCACTCTGACAGGGACTCCTATCTCCACCACAGCGGCGGTGGACACCAACACGACTCAGATCGCCACCACGGAGTTTGTCGTGGGGCAGGCCAGCGCTACCAACCCTCTGGCTCTAGGGACCGCGGCTGTTGGAACGAGCCTACGCTACTCCCGCCAGGACCACGTACACCCCACAACGGGCCTGGGACTGACAAGTGGAACCCTCGCGCAATTCGCGGCGACAACGTCAGCGCAACTCGCTGGCGTTATCTCCGATGAGACGGGATCCGGAGTGCTAGTATTCGGCACATCCCCGTCTTTTACCACCTCTGTTACTACTGGCAGCGCCTCGTTTAACGTATTTAACACCACAGCTACCACAATTAATGCTTTTGGGGCCTCTACCGCCCTAACTCTAGGGGCCACGTCAGGGACCACGACGATCAGAAACAACGTATCCATTACCGGAAACCTGACCGTCAACGGCACTACAACCACGGTTAATTCCACGACTCTGACAATCGATGATCCTATCATCACCCTCGGAGGCGATACCTCCGTCGCCGAGGTGACCAAGGACAGGGGCGTGGAGTTCAAGTGGAATGGCACCGCGCTCACAATAACAAACTACATCGGCAACGGAACGACAACTGTGACTGGCACGGTGGCCTCTACGTCGGGTTACGCCGTCGGAGATATCATCACTATCTCCGGAGCGACAGGAACGGAGCAGACCAAGCTCAACGGTACGTGGGCTATTGCGTCGGTGCCTACGGGAACAACGTTCACCTTTGTGGTCACTTCGACCGTGACGGCCGGAACGTACACGACAACGCTGGGGACCACCGTAAAGTCTAAGAGTGGCTTCTTTGGTCTTGATCAGTCCACTGGGAGATTTACGTTCATCCCGCAGTCCAGTCAGTCCGGTGAGGTGTACTCCGGGACGGTAGGGGATATTGACGTAAGAAATGGCTTTTTTAGCGGCAATGTTGGCGTTGGCACTACTAACCCATTCAGTGGAACTGCGAATTCTGGTTTAGATGTAAACTACGGCGGCGCGATAATTCAGGCAAGAAATGTTGGAAATACTAGCCCATCATCGGTTTGGGCGGCAGACCAGGATTATTTTTCAACACCATCGTATAAGGGTACCGGAATTCTAAAGTACGGAACTAGTACTGCTGGAACTCTCTTCGGTTCTATTCCCTATGCCGATGCAGGAACTCTTGCATTTCAAAATACCGCGATTGGAGTTATTTATACTAATGGCGGATCGCCTCTAGTTCTTGGAACTTTATCCACAGAAGCATTAAGGATCGATACTTCTCAAAATGTTGGCATTGGTACCACAAGTCCGTCCGGGAGGCTCGAGGTAACAGGCGGATGGACGTACACTGAATCTATATGGGTGAAGAGCACCAACTCACTGTACTTAAACAGCGGGAACTTCAGCCTTGGTCCTGGCGGATCAGGTATGCTGATGCAGGTTGCGGGCGCGCCAAACAACAACTTCACCATCTCCTCAAATGATTTCATAGTCACCGGCTACGGAGGCGCGGGGGAGAGGCTCAGAATAACAAACTCCGGAGAGATCAGGATTCTTGAGGATGTTAATAACGGAACGAATTACGTCGGGTTCAAAGCTCCAACGTCTCTAACGGCTAATACGGTGTGGACTCTGCCTAGCGCGGACGGGACTAACGGCCAAGCGCTAGTCACAAACGGATCCGGAGTGTTGTCCTGGGCAGCGGCTGGCGGCGGCGGCGGAGTCGACGCTATCGAAGTGATGCTATTCGGCTAAATGGGTTTAAGGGTATAAAAAGTATTGACACACGACCAGACTTAAACTATGGCACTACAGAAAGTTGGACTGGGTTTCCCAGTAGTGGTGGAGAATAATACCACCACTGCCGTGTACTCAGTCGCTAGTAATACAAAGTCGTACATTCGCGGCATCCTTGTTCACTCGCAGGCCACGGTGAACTCGGTCGTGGTGGATATACACGTCGTCCAGAATAGCGCTGGGTCCCTCGGCACGGTCACCGCATCCAATAGAGTCGCGAAGCTCTCCCTCCAGCCACTGGACACCTACTTCTTCGAACTGCCATTTCCCATAGTGATATCCGCCACGAACGACGCTATATTTGTCAAGAACAACGCGGGGTCCGGTGACACCGCCGACGACCTAACAGTCCTGGTACTCGGGGACAAGGAGGCGTAAGAGACATGGCAGGAAAGAGCGTAAACTCTCCGGGCTCAAAGAACTGGGCGCCAGGATCCCCCGCCACCAGGTACAATGCCAGCGGAAAGAGCCGGGAATTCTACACCTCGGAGAACGCTCCCGGTCTGGGCAATTACGCCACCGGGGGTACTATTGTCGATGGGAACGACGGGTATATCTATCATATATTTACCGGCGACGGGACTTTTCTAGTCAACAGGCCTCCGGCTGCGATTGATAGCGTCGATTACATGATCGCTGCCGGGGGTGGAGGCAGATATAACACTTCCTCCGGAGGTGGAGGAGGTGGAGGGGGGTTTTTATTCGGGAACATAGTGGTATCAAACTCTCCAGGATCCTATCCGATAGTTGTCGGAGGAGGAGGTGGTTCGGGAGTTTCTGGAAGCCCTTCCTCGGCTTTCTCTATAACTGCAACAGGCGGGGGTAGAGGAGGAACACAACCTGGTATAGGAGCTACCGGCGGTGGTAGTGGAGGAGGTGGTGGTGGAGCATTTGGAGGGGGCCTTGGTAACTGGCCGGTCCCAACAATACCTAGGCAGGGATACGATGGAGCTTCTGGAGCGGCCTTCGTACCAACCTCCTCGTATGCCGGTGGTGGTGGTGGTGGTGCTGGTGGAGCTGGCACGGTCGGTGTAATTGGCCTGGGAGGTGCGGGAGGGCCCGGAAGAATCGATCCCAACTTCCCGGCAAGCATCGTCAGCAAAGCGATTTCCCCAGGCGTTCTACCCGGATGGAATCCGTTGGTCTCTTCCGGTGGTTACTCTGCTGGTGGATGGGGATTCCCGACTCCAGCACCTGCATCTAGAACGTCACCGGCTAACAGCGGATACGGTGGATCAAACACTGGGTTTACTGGCGGCTCAGGGATTGTCTGTATAAGATATAAAAAAGTGGCGCCCTACCAGAGAGCGACGGGAGGAATCATTGAACCAAGCACAGACCCCAACCATCCCGGAGTCTGGAGGCACATCTTCACCGCGCCAGGAACTTTCACGATTACGGACCCGACCCTTCAGTGGATTGATTACCTCGCCGTGGGAGGAGGTGGAGCAGGAGGAGGAGGAGTAGGACCTGGAATTGGTGGTGGTGGTGGCGGCGGTGGATTTGTGACTTCTATTCAAGCTTCTGATACCACCACTGCCGTACCGACCAATTCACATCCTTGGAACCCCGGGTACTCCGTCCGAGTTGGAGAGCAGATGCCCGTGGGCGCCGGGCCTTATCCAATTTCTATAGGCTCCGGAGGAAATCCTGGTGGAACTGCCGGAGGAACGGCTGCTGCGGGCACTCCAACAACTATCGGTGCCCCAGGCCCTACGCAAATTATCGCTTACGGTGGTGGTGGAGGGGCCAATGCAGGTCCTACTGCTACTGTAGTCACCGGCGGATCTGGTGGTTCAGGCGGCGGAGGCGCTAAGCCTGCCATTCCCGGCGGTAGTGGCAACGGTTCTGCAACACCGACTTCGCCGGATAGCTTGGGCACTCAAGGCAATAATGGTGGACCAGTGGGATTCCCGGCAGCTGTTAGCGGAGGCGCAGGCGGAGGTGCTGGCGGAAGCCCCGGTGGTCCATTAGTAGGAGGTACTGGATGGTACTCGGTTATATCTCCGCCCGCGTACGGAACGCCCGGGCCTGTAGCTGGGCAAAGATATTTTGCTGGTGGTGGAGGTGGTTGGCCCGCAGGCCCTGCACCATTGGCTGGAGGTGGTGGTGCTGGTAGACCGTTGAGTCCCACTCAGGCACAGGCAAACACCGGAGGAGGAGGTGGATGCGGTGCTCCGGGGCTATTTGGAGGGACCGGTGGGCCAGGAATTGTCATTATCCAATACCCAGAATAAGGAGGTAAAATTTATATGGCACACTTTGCGCAGATCGACTACGACAACACTGTTATGCGTGTCTCGGTTGTGAGAAACGAGGATATCCTCGACGAGAACGGGGACGAAAACGAGGAGCTCGGAGTGCAGTACCTTAGATCTGTACATGGCCCCGCGACGATGTGGATCCAGACGTCGTATAACAACAATTTCAGGTATCGCTACGCCGGGATAGGAATGGTCTATAACGTGGAGCACGACGTGTTTCTATTCCCCCGACCCTATTCTTCGTGGGTACTAAATACCGAGACTTTCGAGTGGGATCCACCTACCCCACAGCCCGAGCTCACTGAGGAGCAGAGGATCGCCGGAAACTACTACGAGTGGAACGAGGACTCCCAGGAGTGGGTGATTATGACCACCCCAGCGCAGTAACACTTATGGTATAATAGGTTTACGCTACTAACCGCGGAATCTATGGCATATCAGTCAACTTGGTATTTTAGTGACATACCAAAAGAAGTTGTAGAAAGCATCGAAAAAAGCCTCACGGAGAATTTCCAAGACCAGATGGGCGACTCCAAGCTTATGGGAGACGCTCTGAATCGCGACAAGAGAAACTCGAAGAACGCCTGGGTCCCGACAACTCACTGGACCGCCGGGTTCGCGTGGCACTACATCGAGAGGGCTAATCGCGAGAACTTCCTCTACGACATACGGAACATCGATGGGGAGGCCATGCAATTTACCCAGTACGATGTCGGTGAGTTCTACGGCTGGCATAATGACGCCGGTATCTCGGGGCACTACAAGCCCGTAAGCGTCGGTAACCACCACGAGGGCAGAACGCAGGACTACCTCAACGAGAAACTGGAGTTGGTGAGGAAGCTCTCCTTCGTCATCCAGCTCTCTGACCCCGATGACTACGAGGGCGGGAATCTCCAGCTCCTCGCCGAGGACGGAAAGTCCTACTTCGCTCCCAGAAAGCGCGGAACAGTTGTAGTCTTCGATTCCCGAACTCAGCATCGCGTTGTCAAAGTCACAAAAGGGACACGTAAGAGCCTTGTCGGTTGGGTAGTCGGACCGAGGTGGAAGTGATGGCAGAGCACATGACAGAGGAGGCACTCTTCGAGCAGGAGAGAAAGAACTCGGGGACGTCTTGGACACGAAACCCTCAGTTTGATGCCGACGGTTACCTGGTACTGAAAGATCTATACGATCCGCAGGAGCTTCACCGCCCGGTCCCCGACAGAAGGGGCCAGGTCAACTACTGGGGGAAGAAACTCGATCAGTACACTTACACGGAAGTCGAGGCGCAAGTGGAGGGATCTCACGCCTGCTACTGGCATCCGCAGTACCGCTCCATTCACTCAGAGATCAGATTAAAACTCGAGAAGGAGATAGGGCGCAAGCTCTACAACACCTACTACTACGATCGTTTCTACTTCCCCGGCCAGGCGCTGGCTCGCCACGCTGACCGTGACGCCTGCGAGATATCGGTGACGGTGCACATCGGCTCCAATGTCGAGGATCCGTGGCCGATTCACATCAAAACACCCGACACCTACACGGACGAGGAGAAGACCGCTATCGCCAAGCGTGGCGAGAATCGGTCCGTTATTCTCTCCCCTGGAGATGGTATGGTGTATAAGGGGTGCGAGAGACCCCACTGGAGGGATCCAATGCCCTACCCCAGAGACTTCGGAGACAAAGCAACCACCACGTACTATCACCAGGTGTTCTTTCACTACGTGCTAGCGGACGGGATCAGGTCCCACTGCGCTTTCGACGCTTCTCGCTAAAAACTGCTCGCTCGGTTTAAGTATCTATGTGATATAATAGTATCCTCCGCAGAAAACTATGGACCCCAAAGAACTCAAAGAAAATTTCACCGCCCAGCTGGAAAAAGCCCAGGGTGAACTCGCTCAACTTCGCCAGGCTCTGGCTCAACGCGAGACCCTCGTGCTCAAGCTTCAGGGCGCGGTGGAGGCTATGGCCCTTCAACTCCCCGAAGATGATGCTGGGGATTTCAGTGCCGAGGCCGCTGAGACCGCCGAAGCTACCGCTTAATCCACCATGACAGCGGCTCAAGACACTTTTACTTGGGGTATTGCCTCGCTAGATCGTAATCTTCCCTCGGGCGAGGTCTACTCCGTCCACTGGATCGTTACCGCTACGCGTGAAGGAGATGGCGGCGCGGTTCTAACCTCCTCCACCTACGGCTCTATTGGCTTACCCGCGGGTGATCCGGAGTCTGAGGATTTCGTACCCTACAACGAACTCACCCCAGAACTCGTCCTGCAGTGGACCCAGGAAGCCCTAGGAGGCATCGAGAAGGTGGCTGAGATTGAGGCGGCGCTCACGCTCCAACTCGACGAGCAAGCCTTTCCGTCCAGAGCGTCCGGTACTCCCTGGTAGGCTCTGTTCCTAAAGTCGGCAAAAAAAAAAGGCGATGTTTCCATCCTCTGTTCGGATGGAGCGTCGCTCTTTTAGTACGTTTAGTTCTGAGCTTGGAGATTTCTCTCGCACCTCTCAGCGACCTCTACGACTCTCTTGACGAACTTCTCGATCATCTTTTTGTCCGCAGGGACAACGTCGTAGGGACCGTAGTCCGTGAACACGGACAGATCAAGCAGAGTCGGTAGGTCGAAACGTGCGTCATTAGCACTCGGCCACCCATTGGAAACGTAGGAGATAAAACTCTCTCTCATCGCCACTGGGACAAATCTTCCTCCCACGAGCTGCCACATCCCGCCATCCCAGCAGAATACATCTCCCAGCGCGAACAGCACTACGTCTCCGATCTCCTTCTCGTCGGGGAACTGGGAGTTACCGCCTCTAAGCCTTGTGATCTTCATCTGTGGAGGATTCCGTTAGCTTCAATCCTCGTCGGTCTCGGCTTCGACATCAGGCTCCTTACCGAAGATCTCGTCCAGAGCGGCCTCGAGCTGGGCGATCATGCTCTGGATAAGGTGCTTATTTCCGGACGCTTTAGCGTCAGCGTAGGCATCGACTAAAGTCGCTAGTTCTTTCTTACCCATTGTTTACATCTCCTGAGGATTTGTTTAAAGTTACTAAGACCTATAAACTAGAAATCTGAGGTTTATTACCTGATGGCGCTCAACATCAAAGATTTTGAAATATCAAAAACGTTTAACAACGTTATTCTCACTAACGTAACCGGTTCGCCGGATACTGATGGTGTAGCTATCTCCTTCATTCCTGCTCGGCGCACGGGTAATCTAACTCTTAGAAACCAGGGGCGTATCCAGGACGGATTTGGCACCGAGGTACCTCTCGTTCTCGGGCGTAACGCTGTGGAGGTCGAATCCGAACCCATCACAGCCTACTCGGTAATTCGCCGGGCTGACATTATTGGCCTTCACGCCTCACAATTTATTAACTCTATCCTTTGGAGCTAATCGAGCTATGTTTCTCCCCTCTAACGTTTCCACAAACAAACTAGCCTCCCCTACAAACGTTGAGGGAGCTACCGCCGGGCTTATGATCGATGTGCCTGTTACAGCCGGTGTGCAATACGACTACCAGAAGCGATTCGCTCTGGTGACTTCACTTCTGGTCTGCAATAAAACGGCCTCTAATATCGGTGTTTTCGCAAAAGTAACCAACGGTTCCACCACCGCTTACATCCTCAACGGTCTTAATCTTCCTCCTAATATCTCCTATGATATTATCAGCGGGAACAAGATCACTCTTAAGGAGGGTGATAAACTCTACGTCTGGCACGATAGCTCCGCCGTCAACTCCCTTGACGCTCTACTCTCGTACACTCTGCACACCCCGTTGACCACTTATGATATCTGATATATACAGGATCGACGGCAAGTACCCGGATCCCCACCAGATCGAGGATAAACTCAACGCTCTTAAAAACTCCGAGGGTCTAGAGGCTGAGTACAAAAAATCTCTGGAAGAGATCCGCGAGTCGGGACTTGACTCCCACCCGCTCCTCGGAAGATTTTTTGTTGAAAGCTAGAAAAGAGGTTAAAACAAATGCGCTACATTCCACAACTGACCTCAGAGGTCATTGTACAAGTCCCGGAGGATAGAAACGCGTATATCAACGCGAGAAATATCGGAGCGTCTGGGCGTGGAGAACTCGAGTTTACTGGTACCGTATCCAACATAAGTGGGGATACGGTCACTATCAGCAACATAACGGACGGCTCTGGAGGTACCTTGTTTCAGTACCTAGATATCCTCAAAGGGGGAGTAGAGATCCAGGCATTTAGCTACAGCACTAACGTTCTGCCTGAAACGGCAAATCTTACCGTGACAGGCCACGTGGTAGCTGGAAATGTTGACTTCTCCACCTCCACCGTTACCAATGCCAATCTCGCTCCTCTGACGTACTACGTGTTCGGGTACAACGCGAGCAAAGGTGTGATTCCAAGCTACCGCAACTCCTACATTGTCAGACCAAACGCCAACGTAGGGTCGAAGATTCTCAATCCGGATCTCTGGAACACGGAGCAGTACGTCCAACTGAGCTTTTCCAGGACTTCTCAGTACGTGCTTCCGATCATCTACAGGGTCTGGGGCAACAGGGTGGAGTTTCTCGGCGTGATCGGAAACAACAAGATCGGTTACCCCGGAGCAGGAGCGCTCATATTCAGGGACTTGGGCCCCACTGAGATTCCGGCGTGGGAGCTGGAAGCGCAAGTTCCCTCGTACATGTCCGACCTGTTCGCTACAGGAGCCGGAGAGGTAGCTCTGGTGAAGAAGATGACGTCGAAGGAGACTTTGGAGATCCTTCCGATCGCCGAGGGGACACAGCAAGCGTATATTCAGTGCAAAAACCTCTCACCCAGCAGCTCGATGGCGATCGGGAACACCGTGAGATTTACCATCGACGACACCAAGTATATCCGTCAGGCCATCAACCTAGCTTCAGCAAGCCAGATCAAGGAGGTGTTCTTGCCCGCTGGCGTGTATAATATGAGGGACAGTTCCTTTAGTAACACTGCAGAGATCGACTACTCCAACATCTCCATTAGAGGAGTCGGTGGAGGGTCCGTACTTCGCAGACTTCCGTCCACTCTGGCGAACCCTTCGGCCTCAGGACTCATCAACTTCACGGGCCAATCGGTGACGCCCAGAATCTCTGGCCTGAGAATCAGATCGGTTGCACTCGATGGCAATCGCAACGAGTCGTTCTCTCTGACTTCCCCTGTGACTTCGGAGGTAACTCTTCTGGTTCGCAATGCCGATGACGTGGTTGTGTCAGACTGCACGGTAGTCGATAATGGTGGAGGTGGAGTCGCGATCTACAACTCCAAGGGCATAAGCCTTCTCAATAATAAGATTGTTAGAACGGGCAGATCCTACGAGCAGGCGGTGTCTCCGCTTCTGGTAGATACCAGCGAGAGCGTCATCGCCCAGGGCAACCTGATGGAGTTTGCTACTACAGGGCCTCAGATCATCAGCACGGAGTACAGCACTATCAACAGCAACATTATCCGAGGTTGTGGTGATCGCGGGCTTGTGCTGGAGACCTCGAGCCAGTGGAACGCACAGGGCAACCTGGCGTACAGCGACAATGACTCCATCATCCGCTCGATCGATACGTACAACAACGAGTACAGTAGGGCGACCATCGAGGTCAGAAAGGGATACTCCTTAGACCCCATCTACATGACCGTGACCTACGGCGGGGAGTCAGTTGGTATCTCTAAAGATAGCGTAGAAGCCTTCATATACGGGCTTAACGCCGAGGGCGTGAAAACCGGAACAGCGGCAGGTTCTTTCAGAGTGCTGCAGACAGCTGATCAGCTGGAAGCTGGTATCTTCTCCCTTACTCTACCCGGAGGAACAGCCAATCTGAGCGTGGGTGGCAAGATCGTGCTGGCCACTGGTAATCTGGACAATCCAAACGGTTACATGTACGAGGTTAAAGGGAACGTGCTAATCGGTGATTTTCGCCCGCTGTCTATCCGTCAGGTCACCATCGGCACCAGCCAGTATGTGGCCATCAGACTTCGCAATTCCAGCGATATCCTTGGCTTTCAGATCTACGGTGAGAGCAACGTTTCCCAGAGTGATAGACTCATCATCAGTGGGTTCTCGAACACTAACCTGGCGGGGTGGAATCAGAACAACGCGTATCCCATTGTGGGACTGGACGTCGGAACCAACTCGATCCTTCTAAATACTATATCTGGCCTTACACTGACAGACACCGTCGAGTTTCTTGGCGGCAGCCTCTCCATCCTCCGTCCGAACTACTTCATCGCCGACGGAAATCTCTTTGTTCACACATTCTAATCTCCCACTATGGCTAACAAACAGACTATCATCGGCAAAACCGCCCCGGTACCCCTAGGTCAGCAGAAGGCGGTTAACTCCCTCCCAGTAGTATTCGCTGAGGACCAGCCTCCTATCCCCGTGGAGGAGCAGAACAAGATTCAGTCCGAGGTCGCTCTTAGCTTGCTCGGAATCCCTAGAGCCGAAGTGGCTTTGGGCATTTTTGCTGACGTTAACACGTACGACGTCAACCCATCCGAGTGGTCTCAGGTTCCTCTGGAGAACGACCCGGACACTGGCACCGGAGTGAACCACCTCGCGGAGGAAGCTGGGGCGGAGGTAGTGGCCTCCACAGGAAGAACCGCCGTGCTGACCTCGAAGAGGTTCTTCAGATACCAACCTGGTCGTGTGTCATCCTCGACCATGGGTGTAAAGATGAACCGCACCAAGTCCACCTACGAGGCCGCCACCCCGGCTCGTAACACTATGAAAGGCGCCCCTACCATCAAGAAGTGGGGCATTTTCGACAAGTACGATGGCTACTACTTCGAGATGGTAAACGGTGGAGATAGTAACGACTTTAGGTGCGTTCGCCGCACGCAGGCTCTGACTTACACCCAGCCCACCGGAGTGGAGACGACTCCAGAGCGCTGGAACGCTATCACGGGTTCGACAGGCAGCACCAATATCAAAGAGGGTAACTGGGGAGTCGTTGGAGTCGATCCGGTCATCTACCGAAACGGCTTGTGCTACGTAGCCGCGGCGATTCACGATCCTAGTCTTTGCTACGCTCCGGCGGACGTTAGGGCCATCGAAGCGGCTCCCAACACGCTGTCAGATTACAATTACAACGAAGGCTACGCTGTGAGGCTAGCTTATCGCGACGCCGCTGGTGCATTTGTGGAGCACTTCTCCGGTAGGAAGTTTCAGTTTCCCTTTGATCAAAAAGATATTAGTAAAGATAGCGATGAGTATAGAGGCTACAGCAAACAGGACTATATGAAGCCTAATACGAATTATATTCGTCTAGACGCCCACTGCCGCTGGGAGGACATTGTCACCAATCTGAGCAGAGGAGGTGGGGTTGGATTTACAGACCAGATCGGAACAACTACTACAGAAGAGGGTTTGAACATCCTGAACGTAGACACCTCCAACGCGAGATTCGGATACGATACCGCTCCTAACGCCACCGATAGTGCTGTTAAAGTGTGGAATCTACTCGTATCGGTTCAGGGAAGCACCCAAGTGCAGAACGGAGAATACTCCACGGCCTTCCCTTCCGCGCATAGAGTCTCGTCCTACGACGTTGCCAACTCCGACGTTGGACGCAAAAATCTAACCCTCAAAGAGTGGTTTAAGATTTGTGTTCCTCCTCAGTACAGAGTGGTGTACGAGTGGAGGCCTGTCCGTGCAATGTTCAGCAACGACCAACTCAATGGCCTCACCAACACCGTCCGCTGGAGCGACGTCTCTACGGCTAACGTGGACCCCGCGGATACCGGCATCAAGCGCCCGGGTGATCCCGTTGTTATTGATGTTGCTGGCAACATCTTAACGGATACCTCCGTGTACGATATCGACTTCACCAAGGTAACCATGTGGAAGATCGAGTTTTCCTGGTATGGTGCGGTCGGTGCTCTGTTCCTCTGCTACGTTCCTGTAGGCAACGGAGAAGCAAGGTGGGTGAGAGTGCACCATATGAGAGCTTCTAACCAGCTTGATGTGGCCTCACTGGGTAACGCTACTCTACCCATCACGTACATGACTCACGCGGGCCTGAGCAATGGCCTACCAGACAGTGGAAAGAGCAAGCTTGTCAAGTACGGCGCTTCCTACTATATCGATGGTGGGGACAAGGGAACCGTGAAACTACTTTCCAAGTCTTCCGATTACTCCAAGAGCGTTGCGTATAGTGGAATCAGAGCCGAAGTCTCCGGAGTTTCAACCTCGAATTACTTTAGCGTTGATACCTCAGAGGCTGTTCCTCAAGCGCAAAAAGATCAACTTGTAGGGGCGTATCTGAAGTCGGATACAACGATGAGAGTTATCTGGGTTGAGAATGACTCTCCTGATAAAATCAGGCTGTACTTCAATAAAGCCGTAACCGCTTTTGGGGTGGGTACTGACATAGAGTTAATCGTCCCACGTCGCCAGCGAGCTATGATTGCTCTAAGAGCTAAGGACGAGGTTAGTAACGGAGCAGGAGTTGGCATCAGAAACAGAATACAGCTCTATCCGATTAAGTACGGGATCGGGGTGACTGACCCATCATCCGATAGCAATATCCTTACCATTAACTTCATCAAAAATCCGCTACTCATTACCAACAACTTAAATAACTCCTCGCTAAACCAGAGTTACCCCATCTCACTTTATAGTTCTAGCACTAATACCTCAAATGGATTTAACCTGGGATCAGGAACTGTACCTAGGAAGATCTTTGCCTCTGGCACGGGAGCTAATATCTCTGCTCCCGACTTTACAAGTCTACAGAGTCTTCTGTCCTTCGATGGCGCGTACATTCACTGCTATATGAGAGGCATCGCGACGGGATCCATTCCCCCTGGCGGATTCCCAGCCTCGCCGGGAGTGTCTGAGAGCGCCGTGCTTGTCAGACTTTTCCGCAAGGGGTCCGATTACTGGATCCAGAATTACGAGGCAAAAAACGAACCTTTCACTGTTTTTGGCGGACTTCTTCCTGTAAAAATGTACAATTTTAACACTCAGGGAAGTATCACGCAGTTCTCAGGAGATTTTACGCACTCTAAATACGAGGATCAGAAGAAGTGGAACGAGTCGGACATCATTGGAACTTTTGAGTCCATCGCCCAGCTCTCCGGAGCTTCCGTTTCGCAGGACTTCCAACTGGCGCCAGTAGCGGGGACAGGAAACACGATCTTCTCCTTGTACTGTAATGAGGGAGGCGCTCAATTTGATCTGGCTGACTACTTCGCGTATAATAAGGAATATATCTCCTATCCTCTTACTAATGAGGTGGATATCCTCTGCGCTTACGCGATGTGGGAGTCAACTTCGTCAAGTACGGAACCTTCAACCCAACTCTCAGTTGTAAACTCCCTTACCTGGGAGGAGCAGTGATTTATGGCAAGAAAAAAGAGTCTAAGAGCGGATAAAACGCCACCGCGTAAAACGCGAAGCGTAAAGCAGATGGTCGACATCAGAGGCTTCCCTCTGACAACCGAGCAGGGGGCCCCTCTTGTCACCGAGAAGGACGCCTACAGACGGAGCGAGTATGGTCAGAGCAGGGCGCCTAGCGTCGTGCTCGACTCCGACTCCTACAAGAATGACGGCCGGAGCGTGGCCAATGCTTTCAGCAAAGGGGATCCGGCGGCTTTGCCAATGGTGGAGCAGTTTGCGGAGCAGAGCGAAGTCTCCAGGTCTCTTCTCGGGGTTAACCGGGAGACGTCTCAGCAGGGATTGTTTGGAAACGTATCGTCCTATGGCTTAGATCCAAAGGACTGGAGAGTCGATTCCGCGGGATACCCTGACGACGTATTCAGATGGTGGTGGACGAGAAGGCCGAGTTCCACCGGTAATTACTACCCCGTAGCGTACAACGAGGATAGTAAAAATTCCGCCATTGTTTTATCCGCGAATCCTACACCGTTCCTAGAGCCCCCAAGACCTTCGATCCAGGACCAACTTGTGAATCCTGGCGGAGCGGAAAGATACACCACCTGGGGGCAGTATATCAACAGCGTGGTCGCGCTGTACCTATTCAGGTACATGGTTAATGAGTTCACGCCTAATCAGTGGGGAGAGTTCAACCTTCTGCCGACTCTCGGCAAGTATCCTCCTATCGACAACGGAGACGGAACTTTCTCCTTCAATGAGCTGTACTGGGATAAGCTTTGGCTGGATATCCAGCAGTTGCGTTTCGGCTCCGCAACCAACTACCCCATCATTCCCAGCGGCCGCGCGTACAACTTCAACATCGCGGAAATAGAGAACTGGAGATCCGTAGCCTCTCTGTGGGGGACCTCAAACGTATTTATCACAGAAGCTAATATCAACCTTCCGGGTAATCTCAGCGCAACATGGGATAGCTTCTTCTTCGGCACCACTCGCGTATACTACCCTGAGGGCCGTGCGGAGGATCGCGGGCACTTCCGAATCAAAACAAATCCCATCGCGGAACTCTGGGAAAAGTATCACGGACTCCGGTGGAGTGAGATCCGTCAGGACCTTAAGGACTGGGAGTTCACGATTCACAAGAACCAGTCCACTGTAACCCAGCTCGAGAGAGACCTGAAGCTTCCCTATTTTGTGCTAGACACACCCACTGTGGCTGATCGAAATAACAACACCTTTACAAACGCGTGGCCGTCCCAAGCGTTTGGGGAGCAGATCGACCTTCCCACAAACGGTAATAGAATTGGCGGAGTCCAAGGAGTGTACTCCGAGATAACTCTGAAGTCCATCAGGGCTTTCCGTTACCAGCCGGGTCGGATCAGCGGTTTCACCTACGGTGTTAAAGTAAGCGAGATCGGAGCTGGACCCGGAACCATCCTGGAGTTCGGAGTGGAAAACGATACCGACTCCTACATGTTCAGGCTCGCCAATGGCGCCCTCTTCTCCATCGTGAGAAGATCCACCGTTCCCCTGGAGGATACGCAGTTTCTCAGCGAGGCTGAGTACGCAGAGAATACAAAAACGATAGTTAGAAACGGCAAAGTTCAGTACGAGACCGTTATCGAGCAGAAGATAATGAACGGGGACTCCCTCAGCGGCGAGGGCGAGACAGGTTACCTGCTCAATCCGGACACCGTAACCATGTACAAGATCGAGTTCGGATGGTACGGAGCCATTGGGGCCAGGTTCTACGCGTACGTTCCGGTGGAGAATAACGAGTGTAGATGGGTGACGATGCACACTCTCGTCATCGAGAACCAACTCGGTCAGCCCTGCTTAGCAGATCCGTTCTTTTATTTCAAGTACAGACTCAAAGTCCAGGACTCCTCCGCCATTAGAGTTGATCAGTACGTTAATAAGTTCGGAGCATCATACTATATTGATGGATACGACGAGGGTACTCTGTACAGCCTCAACGCCCAGTCCAAGGTCAGAAACCTTCCCAACCCCGGGTTCTCCCAGTCCAAAACTCGACTCAATGCAATCGACTGGACGACGGTGATGGGCGTTAAGCCTCGCCAGCTCCTAGTGAATAGGTTCGGAACGGAACTCTACAACAAGAAGGAGATATTTCCTCAGAACCTTTTTGTGCACAGCCAGCGTGATTGCGAGGTTAAGATCGTCAGGCAGAAAGGATGTCCCGAGTGGGCCTACTCGCACCAGGAAGGGTACGTCTGGAATCCGTTGCCAGAGCAAAGAAGGCTCAAAGGTAAGTTCGCGATCAGCCCGTACTACGAGCTGAACTTCCCGGCCCTGGGTATCTCCGAGGATAACGCTTCGACTCACACCGCAGTCGCGGCCTACAGCCAAGCTTCATCAGGAGACTTCAGAAACCCTACCATCCAATCCAACTGGTCGGTTATAGGCAACCAAGCGATCAGGATCATCGGGGATGACCTCTACGGCCTGTTCCCCGCCTCCCAGAAGGATTTCAGTGTTCCCAATACGGTCGCTCTCAAACTGCAGAGAGATGGTCAGAGCAGTGAGTACCTGTCAAGCAGAAAACCGCTCCCAACAGCGGATAAGGTCTACCTACCGTTCACGTACGCCCCCGTCTCTCCGTATGAGACGGGTTACGACATCGAGTTCGACTACTTCAGACGTGATCAGATCCTTCTGAGTACTATCGACGTTCTAAGCAGCGAATTCTACGTGTACTGGGTCGGAGGCGAGCTCTCCGGGCTAGGTGATGGGTCCCACGCCTCCTCTTTTAGAGTAGGGTTCGTGTGGCCAAGCACGACTCCTGGGGATCCTCTGCACGAGGATAACTCCGGTCCTAACTGGGGAATCCAAGCTAACGCATCCTACGACGGCCAAACTTTCTACGAGGGCCTACCGTACGATTTCACCTCCGCCACCTACGCGAACAATACTCTGTACATGGAGACGAGTCCCACTGTCGCTACGGACACCTACAACTTGGAAGTAGGAGAGTACCAGAACTATTACTTTACCGATATCGACTACTTCGATAGTCGATTGAGCGTCCCAGGGACAGAGGGAGGACTGTGCAGAGGACTGTACTGTAAAGCTGGAAGAGAACTCCGGGAGAACGTTACGATTATCTCCGAGGAAGACCCGGAAGCGCCGGGAACCATCCAGTACTATGTCAGTGACCCATCGGGCCCGTGGCCTAACCTGGGAACTGATACGTTCACTGTTACTATAGTCCAGAGTGGGGTTTCGGTCAATAGCGTAACGAGTGGCGGTATCGTCAGGACCGTTGGAGAAGTGACTCAGTACCTTCTGCCCATTGGCACCTCGTTGCCAGGCGGAATCTTTACAGGCACTGTGGACGTATCTTACAACATCGTCTACATCGCCACCATGAACAAGAAGTCTGAAGTCCGTCAGATTCTCGTATCCAAGATCGCTCCGGGGAACGTACCGTTCATCCGCGTATTTATCCAGGGCAGACAGGGGGCATCTCTGGGTGGGGTATGGATCGGGCAGAAGACCCCCAATGGTGTCAAAGTCGAGCCATTCAGCCCGCACAGAAGCACCGTCTCCATCTCCGATGACCAAACCGATTTCCACAGTGAATGGTCATCGAACCCTCAGGCCGGCGGCCCGGTGAAAGTGATCAGCTCCTACACTCACATCGACAGCCTGGGTAAATCCACAGCGCCCACGGTGAACGCGAGCGAGGCCAATCTGGACACCTACAAGTCCATCCACACATCTCCTAAGAAGTGCGGAAGCTTCCTGTCACCTGGAGGCGTAAACTCGGCGGGTATCTTCACAGCTTCCGACTACCCCATCAGATGGCTAACAAGCAACCAGGGTACTCCTCTTGCCACTTACTACGTCTCCGCCAACACCCCAACTGAGATAGATCTGAACACCGTGTTCAATGTTTCGGCCGAAAGCATTGTCAACGAGGATGATGGCAACCTAGCGACCTTCTTCATCGCGAGGGCCCTGGGCAATCACGACGAGACAAATAACGAGATTTACATGTCGCTGAATTACAGTGAGCAGTAAGTCTTGTTGAAAGTTAACTAGTAACGGAATACAAGCAGATGAGTGAGTCATCTTTTCTAGGTTTTGGGCAGTTTTCTAGACCGAGTATCGGCCTTATCTCCGATAGCTTTCAGAACCTGTCGGAGATTTTTGAGTCAGATAAGCGAAGCGCTCTGAGAAACATTCAGATCAAACCTGAGATTCTCGATTCGCTGTACGGACTTCACACAAAACTCAATTCCGCAGAGGACCTGAGATCGGCTTCTGGCCTGGAAAAGTTGCTTCTTCCGTCGCTGAACCAGCTTACGGAGGTATTCTTAGACAGAATACCCACGAGCTTGTACGTTAATAAGGACTTTTACTCCCCCGAGTATCCGCTCGGTGGGGTGGGTTCGCCCCAGGTGAAAACCTCCAACGTAATCATTTATAACGGATCCCTGCAGTGCGAGGGAGTTAATTACAAGGCGAACACGATCGGCGAAAGCCTATTCGGTAGTCCTGTAAGGCAAACCGTAGCGATGTCCACATCCCGCGCTAGCCTGTTCAACGCCGAGATGGATACGACCAACGTTGGGTATTTTAAGAGCGCGAAGTACTCGGGGAGCATTAGAGTTCGTAAACGCTCGCATGTTAATCGAATCTTCATCCCCAAGACAAACTTTCTCAAGAAGTCCGATGTTGCTGAGTCCCCCACCCACGCGCTCAGAGTTGACATAGATAACGGCAACACGGGAACAAGCGCACCCGTTAGGCTTTTGGCCACCAAGAATACGCCACTGAGAATATTCTGCCGTATGGCCACAGGCTCTATCACGTTTACGTTTACCGACGCTAACGCTCCGTACTTCTACGGATTCCAGATCCAGCCGGCCCAAGCCCGTCCTAACGCCGCGCCGGTGGAGTTCCTGCCGGTTTCGTCGGCAAGTCAGCAAGAGGGATCGCTGACATACACTCTGAACCTAGACATCACAAAAACCGGATACCAGAATCTCTACGATCTGTACCTGTACATCTACGTAAACCCCGAGAAGGTTAAGGGGCTGGAGTTTTCCGGCATAGACGTGAAGGAGTTCCCCGATCGCAAGGACTTAGGACTCATTGGATTTAACAACCTCGAGGTCTTTAGAATGTCCGAGGGATCGATAACGATCCTTCCGCTGTGGCTTAAGACCCTAAAGAATAAGCTGAGAGTCCTGGATCTAGGCAACTCCGGAGACGTCTGGAGAAGCGGGCCGATGGGATGGTTTGATATACGAGATTCCTCGGCAGTTGCAACTGGGTTTGGCCAGCTGTACACCGGAATCAGCTACTTAACCGTTCCTAAGAAAGGCGTATTCCTCAACGAGGACGGCAATGACTGGTCGGATCCGATATTCAGAAAGTACATTCGCAACGAGAGCCGGGTCGCTGGAACCGACTTCAGGGAGTTCTCAGCGATGGAGTCACTTAGGCTAGGGGACCGATTCTATGGCAGAAGCCCTAGATTCGACGATGTGTTCCCGAATCTGAGGTCTCTTGACTGGTCTAACTTCGATCCAGACCGGCTTTACAGATACCTGTTCGGTAGTCTTCCTAGGATCAAAAATAACGGCTTTCTGATCGATTACAACATCTACGGCTCAGGGGCGGAGGGGAATATCTCGAACGTCGGAACTTCAGCCGACCATACCAACAGTAATCACGTATCACGGTACTTGATGAGATCATTTAATGTTGGAGGAAGGTACGGGCAGCATCACAATATCGTTGGTTACATCAATAACCCATCGGACACCAGCTGGAGCACTTGGCTGCTGAACACCGTCTCCATCGATATCAACAGAACGGGTGTCTCAATCAATCTTCAGTCCGGACAGTGGAGTTCTCTTACGTCTCTTGACGCGTCGTTCTCCGGCGGCGCTAAGTTCGACAATGTGTCCTCGGCTCTCAGGGCACCGAAGCTAACGGGTCTCTACCTGTACGAATCTAACACCACGGGGGTCATGCCCTCGCTCGGTAGTAATCCGGCCACTGAGACCGGAAACCTCGTCGCTATAAGCATTGGGAGATGCAATAGTCTGTCCGCGATTGTGGATAACGGTGTAAGCTTCCTTCTTCCCGGTAATTTTGCTCCCGACCGGGCTTTAGGAGCCGAGCACAAGCTCACAGGATTCTCGATAGGGTACTTCGGTCCGGCATATAGATTCAGGAAGAACGACTTGAAGAATCTGTACAGCCTGACATCATTTGAATCTGTGGCCAGTAGACTGACCGGAAGATTCCCCATCTTCCCAACCACGAGACTTTACGAGACGGACAGAAAGCAGATCGGAGTGGACATTAACCGGTCGGATTTCTACGACCTCAGAACGCTGTCTATCGCCCCGTCCAATTTCTACTTTGCCCGCGATATCGTTTCCGTAGTCGCCTGGAGTTGCAACGCGGAGAACGGAGGGGCCCTTCCTCCCGATTTCGAGGGCACATCAACTACGGAAGTTCAGGTGGTGGATGTGAATAACTGCCTTGAGAGTGTTTACAGAAGCGACTGGGGAGTACCGGAGTTGAGAGACGCTTGCGTATCCGGTTCGCATTCGGGCACGTCGGTAAGTGGCCTGAGCATCTCCAGAGCTATTCCGGCCTCGAGCGCCGATCCGGATGATGCCGTATTCACACTGACCGGTGGCTCAGCGATGAGGCAGAAGGTGCTGGTAAATGACTCCGTGAGGGCCAGTGCCACGGGGCCGGAGCTGGCCAGAGTGCTCTCGGTGACAGATACAACCGTGACCATCAGCAGCAATATTCCTGATCCGCTATCCAGCACTCTCGTATTCACCAGAAATACTGTTGACATCTCCGGGTGGTTCAAGTCAGGGTTCTCGGAAGTATCGAGGTTCAGAGCAAGAAACTGCAGGCTCTCTGGGACTCTGGATATCAGAAACGGATTCGGCAAGGTGGCTGACGACTCGTACTCCGCGGTGGATTTTGGTAGGAATATGCTCACGGACTGCTCTTCCTCGACGCTATCAAAAATCTTCTCTGGTGGCTCCAGGAAGATAACCGTGGATCTGTCAGAGAACAACCTTCCCGTCTCCGTGGTGCAGAGACTCATATCCCAGGTTGTTGATATAGATAAACTGCGGAGATTCACTAACTGCTTAGTGAGACTCTCGGGAAACAAGCTCTCTTCGGCTGGCAAGTACTCTAACTATACGCAGCAGGAGATCTTTCCCACCACAGTTGCCCCCGGCCCGGACGTGGTTACTTCGCTTTTCAGATCGGAGACACTTGACGTATTCAATCAGGTCACCGTTACAAATGAAGCCGGTGCTTCCGAAACCAAGCTGGTGGCTGCCGGTACGACAACAAGGCAGGTTCCAGGAGCCTTCGTGAACGGAGCTTATCACAAGATACAGAGGAACAAAACACAGATAGTAACTGAGAGCCCACTGGGCACTAAGTTCAGAAACCTGTCCGGCATCAGGTTTGATATGGGATTTACCTACGTGGCCCCACTTACATCCCCGACGACAGTATCAACAACTTACGAGGTTGTTACGACTCGAAACCAGTCGATCACGGACTCGGGCCTAACCTCCCTCGCCTCCTGCCCATCCGGCATCAGCGGAATCTGCTGGAGAAACGCTTCCAACCAGATCCTAAGACTCAACTAAAAGATCACTATGTCAGGACTCTATACCAGAAATAACCTATCCGAGGCGGGCTTGAATGCCACGGACGCGCTCCAGAAGCTATACGCTCCGCAGGTACACCAGGATCTTCTGCTGTTCGCGTTCGCGAGCAGATTGGAGTCCGCTGTGTACTCCCCAAGCACGCAGTCCGACAATCAGATCTACGGGCTTATCAACGAACCTCTGGCAGACTCCGCGGGAGTCGTGTCGCTCAGAACCAAATTCATCACGCAGGGAAAGCTGGGAAGCGGGGCCGATAGCCTAGTGCAAGCGCTGTACACGTTCTCCGACGAGAACAGAGTCTGGTTTGATAAATTCCCCGTAGCTCTGGATCTACGTAGTGGTGCTGAGCTAAGCGTTGGTGCTCCAATTAAGTCCTCAGTCAATGGCTCCATCGTCGCTGTTAGTGTGCTCGGTTCGGGCGAGCAGTACTCCGTGAAAGACGCCAATGGCGTGGCTGTGACCCTCCCGGCAACAGTCAATGCCCGCGTAGTGGGTAGGGAGTCTGGATCTAAGGACGCGGTGGTGACTGTTACGGTTAACTCCGACGGGACCATAAGCCGCACCTCCACCTTCGATATAGTCTCGGGCGGTAGTAAGTACATAGCCGGTGAGGCCCTAGAGCTTCTACCGTCGTGCGAATCCTACGAAGACCCGGCCGAGGATAAGTGCTTTAACTACTCCGGTAACGCCCTGTATCATGATAGCTACGCCAACGGTGAGGTGTCCACAAAAGCCTTGCTAAAGAACGAGAGGTACACCTACCGAGTGAAGTTCGCGGACAGGGATGGGTTCTTCCTATTCGACGACAAAACTTCCAAGTACGTGTATCTTGGCCTGGCCTACGACACCGCGCAGGTTATAAACCCGGCTCCATCACCCTCCCTTGTACTCAAGAGACAGGACCAGATCTCATCAGATAACCTGATCCAGCTCTACAATCTCAACGGTCGGTCCTTCTTCTGGTCGTACGAAGACGGTTACGAGTCCGCCGAGGACATTAGCGGCAGCCTAAGAAACCTCTCAGGCGCCACTGAGACGCTAAGGGACGGATTCAAGTACTTCATTCAGAACAAACGTGTGCAGAAGACGGAATTTGACAAGACAAACAACTTGGGTTCTAAGTACAATATCATCGAAGGACGAAATATCTCCACGGAACACAGAATGGTGTTCAGGGACCCGGACGGAGTGCTGGACCAGTCGTCCGTAGACTTCTTCGCTCTGGCCTCACTTAGCCAACCCGGTCAGGTCACTCTTAGCGGTCAGGCCGTGCCAGGAATCTGGCTGTGGACCGGAGAGAAGTATCAGAGAGCATTCAGTTCCGACGACAAGGCGTTCATGAGCCAGAACGGCAGGTTGTATCTCAGTCCGGCAATTTATAACATCTCCGGAGCCGCGCTGGCGGAATCCGGAGCCTACAAGTACTCCGTAAGTGCATCCTACTATAAGCCAGGTGAGCCGTTAACCACAGCCTCAATCAGAGGATTCAATACGCAGATCTCCACTCTGATCCAGAATATATCCTCAACGGCCGGGGCCGGTGGATTCGTGTTCCACAGGACCCTGACAGTGGACAGCCTGACGGCTCAACTGAAACTGTGGCCTCTCTTCTCCTATATGGAAGGTACGACAATCAAGGATGCGAAAATGCTGGCCATTTAGGCCAGCTGAACGTAGGCGTAGTAGGACTCCTTAACCTTCTCACCGTTGCCGATGTGCTCCAGCACGTCCTCGTCGAAGGAACCCTGGAGCGGGGAGTCTATCTTCAGTCTGTGAGTGTACTGGGAGTACAGCACGGTCGGAGGAGAGCTGAGCGTTTCGATGCCCGTGGCGTCGGCGCTCTGAAACTCGATCTTCTCCGTAAGTGTTAGGGTATTACCTCCCAGACCCGACTTGGTAGGATCTCCCCAGAACACGTCGTAATTGCCGCTGGGAGTTGTGTACAGAGGAGTGTCCTCTATCGCAACGCTACTGAGCAGCGGATTGCCGATACTGTATGGAGGATAGCACAGTCCGGTGCTGAATTGAGATTTATCGAATCCAAACGGAGTAACGCGGTCGGATGGTGGTCTGGGGATCTCGCTGCTCGCTCCTTGAAATACGTAGTTAGGTGCAGTGCCCGTGTAAGTTAGCTTTAGAACGTCAGCGAACGAAAGCGACTCCCCTGTATCCACTCTGGAGTACTGGAACGCAAGGTCGTCTTCAGTGAAAAACTGAAGGTACTTACCTGAAAATTGATTCACCTCTCCACCACCGACGAGGATAGACGAAAGATTCACGGAGAACGCTAGAAGATCGTACGCTCCAAGAGTGATCTTCTCCGCCGTGAGAGGTAGGGGCGAGACAAAATTCGACGGCGTTGTAAATGCCGAATCACTAGCCACTCTGGTGCCCATGATCGTGATAGGAGACAACCACTCATTGCTGCTGAATGGTGGTAGTCCGTAAGTAACTGGGTTATCTGACTGCGTTACGTTAGTAAGATTGATGTGAAGAAAGTACTTATTGTACGTAGAAGTTGAAGGTATGGTCGGGTTGGTCCATAGGTAGACCTGCATCACCCTAGGATTAAGCTTATCCCCCGCGAAAGTAAGGTGATTAGAGCCACCTCCAAGGTCATTCTGGCCCAGAAGCGTTGAGTCGGTAAAGGTAGCATTATTAACAGGCAGAGCGTTAATAGTGAACTTTCCGCCCTCCCCGAGAAGATTAGGAACGATCCGAACACCGATGTAATTGGACCCTAACGTATCTGTAACACCAAACCGAGCCTCGCCCAGGATCATATTCGGGCGCGAGGTATACGTGACTGGGCTGCCTCCGTTTCCGTAAAGCCCGACGCCTGGCGCGTCTGACTTCAGAACGCTCTTAAATGAATTACGTACGAATCCGTCCAGAGGGTCGTTGCTCGACGAAGGCAACTGCTGGTTGTTGTAGGAGTGGCCTTCACTCACTTTCCACCACTCCGGCCTAGAGTCAAAGGCGATCTTCTGAATATCGGGAGTAAATGAGCCATCGATCAAATCCGCGTAACTCTTATGAGTGGACTGAGGGGACGCTATACGACCCTTCCACAGGGCGTACAGGTTCGCGTTGAACTCCGTAGGGCGGTTAGGTCTGATTGCGAGAGTGTAAGTTCCGGCGGCGAGTCCTGTCGTCGCGCTGCTGACAGTGGTGCCGTTGGTTGTCAGCGAGATAGCCAATGGGGTCGCGAGCACCTGGGTCCCCAGAGCGGTCAATGAGTAGGACACGGAAGCATTCGCGTCCTGCAGGATGGAGATGAGAGCGGCAAGGTTGGAACTGGTAAGAGTCCAAGCGCCGTCGGTTCCCGCGAGCGTCACCGAGTAGTCTCTGCTGTAGAAAGTCTTAGTAGACGGGAGCGACGTGGTCTTGATGAATAGGTTGGGCTCAGGCGAGATCACCTCCTCAGGCTGGACCTTGTCCGGGCCGCCGTGGTACATTCTTATCGTAATGGGAACGTACGCCACCCAGCCCGTAGCCTGAAAATACTTATACCTGTCATCCAACGCCGACGTATTAAAAGTACTCGATGAGATGTACAGTTGGTCTCCCTGCTTAGGGGCGGTGGAAGTGTTGAACACGTTCCCCCAGCCACCACCAGAGGCGATGGCCATGTCGATCTTCACCTGCGCGTTTGTCTGAATCTCGAAGGCGTATGTACCCTCAGTGACGCGCAAAAATCCGTCCCACCTAACCCCCCAGTTGTATGTCTGAGTGCGAAGCTTCGACGGAGGCTCCTGCCATCTCATATTGGAGTCCTCCACCACAGTAGAGGGATTGGCACCGTTGTTTGTAACGAGGGACAGTTCCGTTGGCGACCATCTGGTCTCAACGTACCCACGACTGTACCAGTAGCCCTTCTGCACGAAAGGAACAATGGTGCCGTTGTCGTTTTTGAGTACCCGGGGGGATGTGGTTGGGTTCAGATCGTCGGCGCTTTCGGCCACGCTCTCCGACGAAACCGAGGGGGACTCGTAGAACCATCTCGGCGCGTTGAGGAACGAGTAGGGTCTCACCAGCCTGAATCTGAGAGTGGCGAAAGTTCCCGCTCCTCCTACCGCTAGTTTGATCTTATTTAGTTTTTCAAGGGCAGAATCACCCTCCACGGTCCAGGTTGACGGGGACTGTAGCCTGGCGGATATCCCTAGCCCCTCAAGATCCACCTCAAAACCGGTGCTGCTGTACTGCGAGAGATCGAGCACTACCACTGACTCCGATCCAAGCACGCTCGAGGCGGTAATATCGGAGGTGCCATCGGGTCCCTTGAGCTCGGTAACAGTCATGGAGCCGGTGATCTCATTAAATGAGAACTTGATAAACCCTATATGGAGGGGTGTTGGAGCCTTGTAGAACTGAGCGTCTGGGCCGCTGTGCAGCCCAGCAAAGCTCCCCTCACCATAGAACGAGTTAAGGAAGTTCAGTCTGTCCTGGATCCTTATTCTCGGTGTTATGGACACCGTGCTACCGAGACTTCCGCCCCCGATGGAGGCGTTGGCCAAGCGGCTGAGGAACGCCTTGTCGATCCTCTCGTTTATGAAATCGCGTGTTACGTCCCAGTCCACGGCGTTGAATCCGGAACCGTATTGATTACGCTCCGCGGAAAGCAGAAGGCTGATCTTGTCGAGAACGTTGTTCAGCGACTTTGTCGGATCGTTAACATCCGATAACGCCAGGGAACGCTGCAGTCCTATGAAATTAGAATTGCCTTCGCGTCTACCCGCCCTCTTTCTAAGTGCACTGATTAGTGACTGACCTGAAAGATTAAAACTTCCACTTATTTTTGTGGCCATGGGTTTAACACAACATCTCTATTATATTAAGCTTTCAACTCGTCGAGTAAGGTCTCGATACTATTTTGACTGGTAGAGATCGGAGTACGCTCTGATCACCGACTGAACAAACTCCGAACGAACAATGTCATCAAACCCGAACTCAACATGCCCGACGTCAGGAAGGAAGCGAAGGCGATTGAGGGCGTCGGATAGGCCATCTCCGCCAAATCGGTTGGCCAGGTCACGCTGGACTACGTCGCCCAGTACCGCCACGCTCGATCCGTCTCCGAGACGGGTGAGAATGGTCATGACGCTATGAGTGGTGGCGTTCTGCATCTCGTCGGCGATGATCATGCAGCGGTGGAGCGAACGCCCCCTGAGGTGCTCGATGGGGAGAAACTCGATGTGCTTCTTTGAGAGGAGGTACTCGGCCTTGCCTTTGGGCATGAACACCTCCAACGAGTCGCGGATCGGGCTGATGTGCGGAGCGATCTTCTCATCTAGGTTGCCAGGTAGGAAGCCGAGGCCCTGCTCACCGGGGACGTTGACAACGGGCTTCACGTAGTAGATTTTGTCGATCTCGCGCTTCTGCATCTTCTCGCAGGCTACGTAGGTAGCAAGAAGGGTCTTAGCGGTGCCAGGAGGCCCGGAGAGAAGCGTGAGAGTTCTCGTGCGTAGGTATCTCATCGCGTCCACCTGGTTGGGATTGCGAGGCATAATAACACGATTTTCTTGGAACTTAGGCTGCGGAGCTGTGCTCTCTGACGAGAGCAGATTGTTATCTTCGAGCTGGCGCTGTTTCCGTGTTGATTTTCTGGCCATGAGATTTACGTCTAGTGTAGGTGCGAAAAAAGACCCGGGAGTTACTAACTCCTCGGGCCTTCGGGTCACTCTGACTCATGCTTATGGGACATGTAGAAGTGTTTTCACATCCTGACAATCTTTAAACCACTCGGATCTTTAATGTGCTTCCGGTCCTATACATCCCACCCAGCGCCACTGCGGGAGAAGCAGCGGCGGCTGCGGCGTCGTCGGCGAAGTTACGAAGCCCGGTGAAGTCGATCTGGGAGAAGGGGATCGGGTCTCTGCCACCCAACTTCCTCGCCACTCCGGTGCTGTCGACGTAGTACGCCTGGTCCAGCGTCTCGTTGAGGAAAAGTTCCCCTCTGTAGGCAAAATCCTCGTTCTCGTCGTGCTCTGTCTGGAGGTAGGATAGGTTATGAGTGGAGTCGGCTGTGAATCTGACTCCCCAGCGATGGAAAGGAGGTTGTGGGGTGGCGGGCATGTTCCGGCTCTGCGCGATCGTATATCTCTACTTTAAACTTTAGTATTTTAGTACGTTAGTCAAAAGTAATAGTTAAAAAGTTACTATGCACTGGGCTACGGGCGCCAGCGCGCGAGCGCGCACTCTTGACCACGAGCCACTATCCATGATATAATACGACTACTATGATCTCACTTCCAATGCCCAAGCCCGTCACAGTCGTTCTGCTCGGAGCCGACAGAGTTGGCAAATCCACCATCATCGAGAATACCCTCGAGCGGTTCCGGCGCAGGGACCTTGACGCCACCGCTCTGCACTTCTCCGGCCCCCAACCCCACCACTCCAACCCCATTGAGCAGTACATCGGGCCCTTCGACTCCGTTCTGGAGACGATGCCGGAGTTCATCCTGTGTGATCGGGGGTTCTCTGAAGTCTGCTTCTACGACGAGTTTCGGAGGCGGATCACCATCTCCCATGAGTGGGCCCAGGCCGCTGAGTCTTACTTCCTGGAGCGTAGTTCGGACGTAAAAGTGTTCCTTCTCGAGCGGGAGTGGGAGTGGAGCCAGCCTCACCACCTCATCGAGGTACGCGAGGAGTACCCGGACGCCACGGCCTGGTGGATCAAGAATAAGATGAAAGCGCGGGAAGCCGAGCACTACGCTTACTACGACTACATGCACAACTACCTCAACCACTACTCCCTTCTCCCTCACACCGTCCTTCGCGACACCGACCGGGACTTTAACCTGCTCGATCGCCTTATCCCTGTTTAAAGATATATCGATTACGCCCTACGACAGAGGGCATCTGGAAGTATTACTCCACCATGGCTACTATTCTTAACCAGGGTCTACATCGCACACTCGGAATCCAATTCGAGTACAAGATTAAGCTCCAGGAATTTCTGAACGAGGCTCGCACAGACGCTCTTGTCTCGTCCTACTCCAACGGCTCGAACACAGCGGCTAACCGCCTTGCTCTCTACGACTCGTTTGTTAAAGCCGGCCCCACGATGGGCTTCGAGGCTAAGAAATTTGCCTACGGCCTGCTCGAGTATATCTGCGAAGCGCTCAACGCTAACGCCGATGTCCCCGCCGCTGACAAGGCAGCCATCAATGCCCTGCTCGTGAACGTCACCCGCTACGTCGGCATGGAGGGAGAGGAGGATTTCCACTTCATGGTCGCGACATTCAACCTAGCCGAGGTCATCTCCGCGATCATCGCCGAGGTCGTTCCCGCTCCACAGGCTCCGGTTGGTGGCCTGGTGACCCTCTCGCTCACTAAGCAGGGAAGCGGCTACACGACAGACGGCACCGCGACTTCCGGCACAGTGTCGGTCAAGATCGAGTCGACAGAGACTACCAATCCCGCAGGTTACGCCTTCGGTGTGGCCACCGCCACCGTCACAGCCGGCAAGATCACCGCGATCGGAGCCATTACCACAGCCGGTGGTGGGTTCAAGGTCGGTCAGGTTGTTGCTCTCAATGTCAACACCGCCGTCTCCACCGGCGCTACTCAGAAGACCGCGGCTCTGGCCACGGTCGTTGCCGTCGCCTGATAAGAGCAAGATGTGTCGAGTCTGTATCGCTGCCGAGCACGCGTAGGTTATAGACCGTACGGGTCGGAGCAGCTTATCGTCTTCGATGAGAGACAGGTTCAGGAGCTGAGCGTAAAACTGAAGTGGCAACCCAATCTAGCCTTTGCCAACGCGAACGCTTCTACACCCGCCACCGCGGCCACTAACGCCCTCTCGCAGTCGACATGCTCGGTAACCATCTCCGATCCGTACCTAACCGGGCTGGCTTGGCCGGCTTTGTTTGACGCCGCACAGCTGTACACTCAGGCCAACGTAGCCGCGGCAAATAACATTCTTCTGCCACCATGCGAGGAAGGCCAGGACCCGTACGTTGATAAGTGCTTCAAGTACGTAGACACGGCGGTCGAAGGCGAGGACTCCTCCGGGCTTGGGATCAAGAACTTCCCGTTCCTCCTCGTGTCGTTGTGGTACGATGTGAAGGGAACGTCTTTTGGCACCGACTTCTACTTTCGCGTGAGCGGATTCTCGGTCTCCCACGGGACCAAGTACCCAAGCGTCACCATTCGCGGAGTGGAAGCTCGGTCGGTGATATTCAACCAGTCCCTCGTGAATATGACCCTCGACGAGGGCGTTGAGATCGAGCAGGCGCTCAAGAAGCTCGCCGAGAGCCTGGGTTACTCCGTATCGTTCTGCGCTAACTCCAACTCGGAGCCGGAGAGAAAGAGAATACTCCCGCGCACTGTGCGTTACACGGGTATAACTACCGGCGAAGCTATCAAAAAAGTCCTTGACTCCGTCAACGGCAATTCGCTCTCCCTGCCCATCCGCGAGTACGCTAACAAGATCTCGATGTGCACCCGTGGCGAAGTGGACCAAGGGTGCTCAGTGTTCTACCTCGGCAAGGGACTCTACGAAGGCTACGAGATCTCCGGTCAGCCGGAGCTTACGGCCCTGGCCCTCAACGCCGGGATGGCCTCCAGGATAAATAATAAAGACCCGTACGTCTCCGAGGCCTTCAAGGCTAGTACCTACTTCATCGGCGACGTAGCACCCCAAAAGAGAAAGAAGGCGATGGAGAAGGTCAAGAAGGTCAACTTTCCAGGGCTCTTCGAGAAGGTACCAAAGAACGTTAAAGGGGCGCCTACGGCCACCGGGTACGTGTGGCGTGACCAGCAGTCCGCGTCCGCCAACACCAAGGGCATCCAAGTCATCAACGAGGAGGCCACAAAGATAAGTAAGGATGGCCTGAATCTGTTCGGTGTTGCTCCCAACGGCACCACTTCCATCTCGTTTCTGAGCGGTGATGTACAGGAGGCAAGCCAGGCCGACGGTCGCATTCTCATCAAGACCAACTTCTCCCTGCATATCTGCGAGAAGGAGGGGAGTAAGAAGTGCTTCTACAGACCCATCCTCCAGGAGTCCACAGGTCTCACCACGGTGAAGGTGAAGGCTAAGGACAAAGTCGAGATCAATCAGGAGATCGGTACATCCACCTCCGAGAAGAAAGAGTTTGTCCGGTTCTATATTGTTGGGCACAGCGGCCAGGTAACGACCTTGAACCCTAAGATCGTATGGGACTGGGCGTTCCCCGAGACCGAGATACCACCCGCTCCTTCTCCCTCTGTTACCAGTAACGCTCCTACGACATCTCCGGTCGGTGCGGTGGTACCCGCAGCCCCGAAAGCGAATCTTAAGGACTGGAGCGCTAATAACACCCAGAAACCTAATAAGGTACTGATTACCCCCGGCCACGGAGACATCACCACAGGTCAGACCGGTGCCGCTGGGGAGAAGGCTCTGGTGAGGGAGGTAGCGCTTTGGATGCAGAGAAATGTATCCAAGTACGGTCTTCAGGGGTACGTAGAGTTTAACATACCATCTTCAACAACAAATATCTCAGACGTTAATAATCCCAACGCACTTTGGACTCAGGGTAAAAAAGTTGTTGATGCGGGTGGTAAAGCCATCGATCTGCACATGGACCAAGCGAGTGGAAGCTCCGGTGTCATACCTCCGTGCGGTAGGTACGCTAATAACATCGGAGTTCTAGATGACACTCTGGCCTCCTCATATGGAGCATTTGGTAAGAACCACTCCGGGTGTCTTGGTGCCGGTGATAGGGGAGTTACGATCGTAGAGTTGGGTAGGATGGACAGCGCCACGTTAACGGCGTCTAGGTCCTCTGACCCAGCCACGAGAGAGAAGTTGTATGCTCAATTAGGCGATCCGGTAATGCGGGCCATCGCCGCCGAAAAGGCTCGGACTGGAACTACTGCTGCTGGTGCTGCTTCTTCCGCGTCTGCGTCCGCGGCGTCTTCGATCAATGTTGGTAGAGTAGGATCTACCGGGGAGTCCAGTGGTCCCCACCTTCACGCCGAGCTTGGCCCATTTACTCAACCCGGAGGCCGGGGGCAACCTATTACCGCAGCCGATGTTGATCCGTATGTTCTTATCGCGGGCAAACCGGCCAGCGCTTGGGGCGTTTACTCACCCTACGGTCCTAGAACTGGGGGAATGCATTACGGTATAGACTTCTCCGGACCCGGACCCGGCGGCGAGAACATAAACGGTCAGCCAGTCTCTGTTACTGGAGGGGCGACGATCGTGGAAACCAAAGAAAACTGGAGAGGATACGGGAACGCCGTAATCATAAAACGTCCCGATGGCAAGGAGATGATCCTCGCGCACCTACAGGATAAGTCTATTCCGCCAAACATCGCAGGTCTCTCTACCTCCTCCGGAGGGGGTAAGAATAACCCGACCATACAGGGCTCACCAACAACCTCCGGCCTTATGGTCGAGACGAGCTTCAAAGGAGTGCCCAGAGCCCTGCGTATCATCCCGGGCCGCACTATCCTGTCCTTCATCACCGACTACGACGCGTGGGTGGAAGAGGGCAGACCGGCCAGCAGAGATCCGGGCGTCTGGATCGCTAATCGCTTCAAGAACTGGTTCGTGAGTGAGTGCGAGTACAGGTGGCGTGAGGGGGATCTGAGGGTTCAGATCGAGGGAGTCACAGCCTGGGGAACAATAAAAACCACAGTACCTACCTTCCAAAATTACCTGAAGAGCATGCGGAAAAGCGGAGACGCCAAGATCTCGTCCAACTACTACGACTACATCCGGTCGATAGGCGAACTGAACTGGATAACCGAGAGTGGCAAGGACTCAACCGAGGAACGTTGCCCCGAGGCCCAAGCGCTCAGCACCTTCCTCAGCCAGGGCAGTGACTCCACGTCTCCAAGCGATACCTCCACGTCCTTTCCCCAGGCAAACTGCAAAACAGGGGACGGGACAAAGGACTCTATTATCAACGCCCTATACTCTGCCGGATTGAACACTCCTAACGCTTTTGCCGGAGCACTTGGCAATCTACAAGAGGAGAGTAACTTCAACCCCAACGTTCACAACACCTCCATCCAAGGCGTAACCTGCAAAACCGACTCAGGTGTCCCTGAAAAATGCTACGGACTCGCGCAGTGGGGAGGGTCCAGAAAAATACGGGCAATTCAGAAGTGTGGGCAGACCAGCACCCTGCAGTGCCAGCTCGAGTTTATGGTACAGGACATCAAGCAAAGAGGCGGAGGTACGGTACAGGCTATGAACAGCGCTACGTCAGCGTCCGCCGCCGCAGAGATCTGGAGGAGGCAGTACGAGGTGGCCAGCGGAGGTATAGCAAAACGTCAGCAATTTGCCGAGCAGATCGTAAAGCAGATAAAATGCGATAAACCATCATGATCTACCGAGCCCTAGCCTCAGCCATCATGGGCTCGGTGCTCTCCAGCTCGAAGAAGCAGATCATGGAGACCGCCAAATCCCAGATCCTCCAGGCTCAAATGGAAGGCGTGAGGAAAGCCATGCTCGCCCACGTTGCGGAAAAATACACCGAGGAGGTAGAGTATAACTTCTCGCAGTACATCAGGGCTCTGGGCGAGGCCAACGTCGAAGTGGAGTACAAAGGTCGCCCTGGCGAGGCGCTCGTCATGCGCGCTGAGAATGCCATCAAGGAACTCGAGGGGTATCTGGAGGCCCAGAACCCCGACGGCGCGGTTATTCAATTCCTCAAGAGAAGGTACAGGGAGGAGGGCGTACGGATCATCACCGGAAGGCTCTACGGCGCCCACCTTGTAAACCGTAGGAGCCAGGGAGTCTACGAGGTGCTTAATACCATGGGCTACGCGGCGGGCGTGGATAGGAGAAAGCCCTGGTTGACTGGGGCAAAGACAACTCAGGGCTTGGAGAATATGCTGGCTGACGCGGCGTTGGAGATATTCAATGTGATGTTCGATGATGTCGATCTGAGCTCCGAAGTCGCCAACCTGAAGTTCACCGGTGTGGGTGATGAGATAGCCGAGAGATCCGGGGGTGGTGGTTTTGCTCCCGCCAGATCTGCTCCTAAGAGCAGCAAGAAGAAGAAGCGTAAGCGCTAACCGAAGTACTTAGAGCCTTTTTCCAGATTGGCCTTGGCGCTGAGTACCTGAAGCTGTGCGTTCATCATGTGGTAGTCGAACCATCTCTCGGCGAGATCGGTGTCCTTGAAGTAACACTTTGTCCCCCTGCAGTACACATCAACCCTCTCCAGATCCACCTTCTCGTCCCTGCACCACTCCTCTACAAGGTTCTTGAACGGGTACTTATGGTCGATGTGGAACTCCGCAGCTTCGATAAAGTCACCTTTCACGGGGCACCGCATCGGTTTCTTTTTGAGCTGGCGAAGTACACTCATTCTGAATGTCTTGATCTGAGGATCTATGATCTGCCTCATGGCCACAAGAGCGTCTTTCTTGTTCTGCTTGTACTCGGGTACTTCCACGGTGCGCGGGAATAACGCTCCCACCACCTGGCCCTTTCCTAGCCACACCTCTCTCTTCGACCTGGAAGTGATCATAACGATCCCTTTCACAGGCCTGCCCTGGAACTTCTTATTGCGGATCTTGTAACGTACCGGACCACGATCCTTGATCGTCTTCCACTTGGGCACGAGATCGATCACAGCGTTGAGAAATGCCTCGTCATCGCCCCTGACGAAGTAGTTACACTCCGTCGCCGAGGTTACTTCGCTCCACTTTTTCTCGAAGCCACTTTTGGTGTAGGTATGATCTTGGATGGATACGGAGTGTCGCATAGGATAAATTCTATAAGCTGCTCCGAGTAGCGTCTGATGTCTTCCGCGTTACGAAGGTGAGGGTTCTTACGAAGCAGGGTGGAGACGCTTCTCTTCTTCACGAGGTAGTCCGTGAGAAAAGTCTCGTCATCCGGCTCGAGGTCTGTGATCTTATGCAGCAGGTCCTTATGGGAGGTCATCAGATCGCCCATTGTAAGCTCGGTCTCGTAATCCGGCTCGATCACATTGGAGTACTCGGTGATCTGCGAGAAGCTCATCGAGAAGGCCTGGCGCACAGCCCGGATCTTCTTCACCGACACCTGCACTTTCTCCGCGATCTGGTCGTCCGTGATGTCCGGGTCTTCGATGATGTACTTACGGATCTTGAGGTAGAGATCGGAGTACGAGCGAGGAATCTTCACGAGGCGGGAGTTGTCGCGAAGATAGTTCAGCATGTGGAACTGCAAGCACCTATTCACCCATGTGGAGAAGTTGGCGCCCTTACTCTGGTCCCAGGAATCGTAGATACGTACGATGTACTCGAGCGCGGCGTCCCTAAGCTCCTCGTATGGCAACCCGGTAAAACTGGAGATCTTTCTGGCCACCTGATTAGCCTTCCACATCTGCGAGATGATCTGCTTGTCTCGTTCCGTCTCGCGGCAGGAGCTTCTTCTAGGCTTGGCTGTGTAGTTCGCTGTCATTCTCTAACTTCTTCTATGGCGCTGATGATGAAGTCCTTGAGTTGTGTCTTCGCCAGAATCCCATCGGTATTTAGGCCTAGGAGCTCAGCCTCATCGTCGAACACAGCGAAATTCGGTGTGCCATCGCACTCGATCTGGTCGCAGAACGCCCAGTTATCGGACGTGACATCCCACTCGCCGAACCCGATGGAGTAGTGCGGGTACTCCTCGGAGAGCTCGTTGGCGGCATCGACCCACACAGGCTTCATCGTGTTACAGGCCACGCAACCTGGCTGCTGGAAGAAAACAACTCTGTATCTGAATTGTTGATCTGTCATAATTTTTGTATCCTTGCAAGGGGTAATACGCTACGTATTATACCATATTGTAACGTCTATAGGTACTTTGTAGTACTTCCTGTGTAGCCGCGATTAGCCCCCACCAGGCCCATATCACTCGAGATCCTTCTGCTTCCTCCCTGGAAGAAGGGATCGTGGACTAGACGTGGCAGGCGCCCTCTGTCCCCTCCGTGAACAGTTCGACCACCCATTATCTCATCTCTATAAACTGTGACGCCGTAGACGAAAGCGTCGACAAAGTCATCGTTCTTGATAAACGGGAAGGAGGTAAGCTCGGAGATCCTGTCGGCCAGGTTGGGTAGGTTCTCGTAGAGGGACACCGCGCCGTCCTCGATGATGGGAGCGATGGCGTTGGCTCGCAGCACCTTATCTTTGTTTGGTACCAGTTCTTTGATGGAGATATTAACGGTGCGCTTCAGAGTCTGGATGAGCGGGACTCCCTGCGCCCGCCCCTCGATGTAAATACACCTGATCTTCCACTGCTTGATGAGGTTGGGAAAGATCTTCTCCAGGTCAGGAAACTCTAACCGCTCCAATATGTAGTGGATGAGGTGGAGCTTGGTGTGAGCCCTATCGTAGCCCCAGATGCATATCGCCGTGTAGTCGTTCATCCTATCCGCTTTGTACGCCGTGTCGATCGTGGCGTAGATGAACGCGTACTTGCCGAGATTCTTGCCGTGGTAATCAAACCACATCTCCTTGAAGATGGCGCCCTGCTCACCAGCCGGCCTGCCCTGGTACAGGGAGTTGAAGTCCCGGTCACCGATGGATTTCTTAACCGCTTCCAGGTTCTCCACGGGGAAGAACTCGGGCCAATGCGACTCCCCGAGCTTCCGCTCTAGAACGTCGTTGTCCTCGTCGACGCACAGAGCCGGAACATTAAGCTCTCTCCAGCCCTCGGGGTCGGCCTTAAGCAACCGGCCGATCACATCATCGACGTGGAACCTCGTGCCCATGGAGATGATGGCGTGGTTGGGAAGTCCACGGGTGAGGAACTGGGCCTGAGTCCAGGCAAAGGTCGTCTCCATGATGGTGGCGGAGTTACCGTCCGCCAGAAGGTCGTCCAGAATACCCACTCCCGGCAGATCGTCGTCGCTGATCACTCCAAAACCAAAACCCGTCACACTACCGCCGGCCGAGGCGATCTTAATCAGCCCGCCGTTGTTGTTGCGTATGGCGCTCAGGTTACATTTATCTCGGTCGATCTCGCACTCCGGAAAGAGCCACTTAAACTGCTCGTGGGAGATGTACTCGATGACGGCACGCGAGTTCTCATTCGTCAGCTGAAGGGCGTAGGAGCTCATGATAAACTGCGCTGTAGGGCTCCGGCCCATCTGCCACGCTGGGAAGATTTTGGAGATGAGCAACGACTTTCCGGTACGTGGAGGTAGGGAGATGGCCGACTGCTTGTAGTTCTTCTCGCCGTCACCGATATGCTGTAGGAAGTCGCCGATGACGTGATGGACTTTGAATGGTGTGAATTTGCCCGCGATCGGCACCTCGGAGGTGATGTACCTCGCGAAGGTGAGAAAGTCGGTGCGGCACTTAAGCCTGAGAAGCTCCTGCTTGTCGGACGCGGAGAGAGACTTGATGCTCTTCTCCATCTCGATGACTTGTTCTTTTTCCTGCTTGAGTTCTTTTTTGTTCATTAGCATTCCGCCTCGCCGGTTTGGGCTCGGTTCTGTTGGTAGGTGATCTGATCGAGGAGGGATCCTAGACTGGGGTTATCGGCCCTAGCCTGCGGTGAGGTTAAGTAACTGGGCAATTTAGAGTCGAATAGTGACTCCGGTTGAGGAGGGGTGGGTGAGTTTATCTTCGCGGATAGGGAGTCATTAAGAGCCTTACTCTTATCCCTTTTTGTTAGGCACTTGTCAAACACTGGAGGTACGTCGATGGGAATAAGGCCGAGAACAAAGCTCGTGATATCGACAAGACCACCTCCAGGCTCCAGTGACTTCCACTCCTTGTCCGCTTTGGATATGAAGTTTGACGTGATATAGTTGGCTTCTTTCTTAGATAGGGAGTTAAGTGCGGCTATTCTGGTGATATTTTTGAATACGTTGAGAAGGCTATCGGTGGCTACCACGCCCACCCTACCTCCATTCTTGGCGTTATCGAGTCTCTTTACGTAGTTATAAGTATCTCGTATAGCCTTAGAGGTCTCTATAATGCTCAGAAGCGTTTTTGAGAAAAATGATCCATTTCCCACCATGAGTTTGTTGATCAGCCTGTACTGCGCGTCTATCAGTTTCCTCTCCACCGACTCGACTTTGGTGATGTTATTGTCCGCCTGCTTGAACGCTTTCTCGATGGTCTCGAAGGTGTACATCATCTCGGTCCAGAGTTCGGGCCAGTCCGCGTTTCTAGCGCTATCTAACCTATCCGCCATCTCATTCAACCGTTTAACATTCTGAATGAGTTGAGTGAGATCAAAGTTGTTAGGGACGCAGAGCTCCTCTCCAAGCTTTGTGGGGATCAGGTCGAGGACTTTAGCCACCGTGTTGTTGTTGTTGTCGGTAGGATCACCCTCGGGAGCGTACGAGCTGTGGCTGTTTGCCACCACGTTTCCGCATTTTTCTAAAAGTGCATTACCATCTGAGTCTTCAAAATGCTCCGTCTTTCTGCACTTAGGGTCACATGGGCAATCCCCTCCACTTCCGCCAATCCCCAGGCCTTTAGCCAAGCCTGAAAGCAGTCCTGTTATGGGGTTTGATCCGAGCAGCCCGCTGATCTCATCCAGCGAGATGCCTCCCTCGAAAGCTTTGATAAACTCACTTCCCAAGCCTACCACTTCAAGCGCGGTCGATGCCATCTGGGGGACATTAGATAGATCGCCACCTAACTTTGCCATAGTGGCCAGGTTGGAGAAAGATCCTAGAGACTGCGCCACCTTGCCTAGGTCGCCGGAGTTCATCGCCCCGACAATCTCTGTGGCTAACTGCGGAGTGGCTAGGGCAACTCCGGACACGGTGGCGATCGCGTCGTTAAGCGACTGGGATCCGGAGGCTCCGACCGAGCTATTCACCATCGAGCTCACGGCCTTGGGCTGTAGCCTCACGACTGACGCTCCAATACTGAGAGCGGGTTTTATAATACTCGCAACTTCCTCGGGTATGAACGGAAGCTTTAGAGCCGCAGTAGCGTCCATCGCCCCAGCGATCCCGCCGGCCATGTACCCAAAGTAAACGCTCGAAGCCTCGGGAGACAAGGCTCTGATGCTCTGGTTGAGCGCTCGCCGACCTATATTCTCCAGCGCTGAATCTACCGTACCATTCTGCGTACCTCTGAGAAGCTCAGCGCCCACCCCACCGAGAGTGCTCAGGACGGCCGATGTGCTGTCATCGATAACCCCGCCGCTGTTCAGAGCGGAGGAGATCTGGGATACTAGGCTATCCACAGGCACCGTGCCGTTATTAACAATAACGGTCTTGGCGATATCGCTGAGCAACTTAGCTCCATCGAACGCCCCGGAGAGCGCGTTGGCTGCTTTAAGAGCGGCTCCGAGAGGTGTTGTCGGAATCGCTGCCGGGATGGCTTTTGCCGCGGCTTGAAGCACCTGAGCCGCTGAATTGCCTACGTAATCATTGGCACCCATGCCCGAGGATTCCTTGAAAGCGGGTACGGGCTTCTTACTATTCAGAAACTCCTCTTTTGTCATAGGCGGGTCCTGCCTATGAAACTGTATAGGCTCCCTCTTTCCAGCGTTGACCCACTTCATCTGTCCTTGGTACCGTAAGCAGACAACGTGTTGGGAGTTAAGTCCCTCGTCAAGCACCGCAGTTATCCCGTGAGTCCTTTCCGTGCATGGGGGCAAAGTTCGCCTAATTTGCACAGGAGGGGCCCCGACCGGTTTCCAATTATAAGTACCGTTCTCGTCTTTACCGCACTTAATCTGGAACGTTCTAAACTTTCTATCCTCCGCAAAGTCCCTAACATCCCCGTCCATTGCCTGACTACACTCGGGGATTCCTTTTTTCTCCGAGTAGTCTGTGATGGTGGGGCTGGAGACTCCAGGATCAAAACCTTTCTCGATCCACTTACCACCAGTTAGTGACTTCCAGTTCCAGACTTCTCCCCCTCCTTCCTGTGGGTTATTGCGTCTCATGCAGACGACAACGTCGTGGTTGGTCTCGTTCTGGAGGAGGTAGATGCGACCAGCATTGCCCTTATTGCATCTCAGGCCCTGGTCACCCCGTTTGCCTGGGGACTGGGGCGCTCTGTACGAGTCTACTTGCTCGTCGAGTAAAGTGAGTTGGAGCGGCGCGCCACCCGACGACACATTCGGATTCTTGTTAAAGAACCCTAATACGAACGCGTCTCCGGAGTTGCCGTGGGCTTTGCCGATCAGGCACGACGAGCCGATGAGCTGGGCACTAAGCAATCCTTTGCCGCTTCCCAGCACGTACACCCAGTCGCTAGTCGTGCCATCTTGATACTCGACCTTGACCCTACCGAGCTTCTTGGGATCGGACACGGATATAACCGCGGCGATCTCATTGAACGGGTCGGAGTACACCCCTCCCATCGCTTCCGAGGTGCGAGAGCTTAGCTCCTTGAGCTGCTGAAGTTCGTCGAAAAATCCCATATTACCCAGTGATGATTACTTTCGCTTCGAAGAAAGCGTCCCCCACCGCCCACAGATCGGCGGAGAGGTAGGCGTACTGGACTCTCACGTTGAGATTGGAAGGCATCCAGTTGGACGCGATGTAGGATACTCGGTCCCACGACTTCCCGTCCCTGTTATAGTAGTAGGGGACTCTGAAGAAGACATTGCGGCTACCCTCGGTGCTACTGGCCAGGCTTACATCAGCAACGAGCTGATTGTTGAAGTTACCTATCGCTGCGTCGGATAGGGTACCGACCTGAATAACATCCTGCTTGTAAGGGATCAGTGTTGGGGCCTGTATCTCCGACTCCCGAAGGCCCGTTCTCGGCTGAAGAATGCCGCGATTAGCGTCAACAACACGAAGCTCAAGAGGACTATGGGACTTTAACCCAAACACGGAACACAGGAAGAAAGCTCCAAGCAGGCTTCCTTTCGCCTCTATGAGGCCGTTCCAGAGCGACTTATCCACCTTAGGCGACGAGACGGTTCCCACCGTTACCTTGTTCGTCGTAGAAGAGAACGTCTTTGTTCTTACGATCTCAGAGGAAGACTGCACCTCTCCCTGGTTGATTCTTATAACTCCGATCTCGTCGAGCTTGATGTTGAGGAAGTTGGACGCGGAACTCGCCACCCAGTCAGAGCTATTGAACGGAAACTTGCTCAACGCCTCACCCTTTGGCGTGAGAACATCGCCCTCTCCCGGCAGATTCACGCTCGCGGCTCTATCCCACCAGCCGAACGCGTTGCGAAGCATGGCTCTCTTCACCTCTACATCCCACTCCGGGTTCCACAGACCTCCGAAGAGCCCGACGTGCTGAGCCAACCAGTCCAGTAGGGCGGGATTGCAAGAATCCGGATCGAGGTAGTCAGCGTAGAAGGATGCTATGGAATCCTTCTTTTTGGATAGAAACTCGTCAACGCCCGAGGTCAGCCACTGCGCAGGGGTCTCCACGTCGGAGAAAGCTGGGTCGGATCTGTAGCCCTCGGAGATCCCAGGCAGCCTGGAGTAGACGGGCCTCGATATGAGTTCTTTTTCGTACTCGAGCGACGCCATCCTTATCGAACTCTTGGTGACTTGGATGATGGAGTCGAAGAGTTCCTTTACTCTGTCAAAAACCACGGAGATAAAATCCAGGCCATTATAGATCCTAGCGAATCTGTACAAGAACTCCTCGTCTATGACACTAAGGCACCTCTCCTTCCACTTCTCGTCTATATCCTCAAACGCCTCCACTAGAGTATCTCTGATCTCCTCAGTGGCGGTGGAGTACAGCTTCTCGTTTAAGTACGTCTCCGAAGCGCCGTAGTAGGAGGAGGATATGATCTTCTGAACGAACCTGGTCTTTCTGTCTTCTATCCCGATTACGTTAGACTGCGGGCTTTGAGCCACACTGTTCAGCCTTTCGTCTATGCGGATCAACGCGGAGTCGATAAAATCCTCAGAGAAGTAGAACTTGGGTGGTAAAAAGATCGTCGACGAAATGCTCGCCGGCCTGGTGATCTGAATCGTGCTAGCGGCGCCGGTGGATGAGTAGGTTGCATGGTTGCCTCTAGTCACTGTCCGGAGCCTCACCGATTCGGAAGCAGGGAGGTAGTAAGTGAGCGGGAGGTCATCATCTCCGTACGTGTTTGCTGAGGTGTACTTCCACTTCGACCCGCTGACTCTCTCAAGAGTTCCTATAACGCACTTGCCCGGATTACATAGGGAATCTGTACCCTCGCCCCCAGCGCACTCCAGGCCCTCTCTGGAGCACGACTCCATACCCCCATGCTCGGTGCCTCCGAGCGGATGACCATGGGCCAGTATCTCGTAGGAGTAGGAGCCGCTGTCGGGTGTCACGAGCTCCTCTGAGTATACGTGCCCCACATTTTTGAACACGAAGCCGTTGGTGGTCAGATTATCAATCTCATAGTCTACGACCTTCTGTCTCTCGGCGTTAATATCCTTCGCGCGAGAGAAATTAACATTGCCGAGCTTGTGAGCGAATATCTTATTCTGCTTAGTTCTTTCGAACTCTACGATCACGTGGGCGGGCAGAAGCGCTGGATTGCGTCTCCCTGGTGCTCTTACACTATTCCAACTCGAGAGATTCATGGGGTGTACAGGTTTTCATAGTAGAAGGTCAGAGGGGAGGAATCCTTGACTGAGATAAAAGCTATCTGGGCTCTGTAAAGCTTATACGACGAGATGGAGGAGAACGCCGTCTGAATCTGATTATCCTCATCTACGGCCCCGATGTACTCGTAGTCGCACCCGTCATCGGTCTCCTCGCCGGAGAACCCAGCGCAGAATCCCTCGATAACAGCGGGGTTCTTAAGCATGCTCAGAACATCCAGCCGATTAACCGAGTCCACAAAGTCAAAGGAGTACAGGATCTTGAGCATATCCTGGTAGGAAAGATCGGAACCTAGTGAGAGGTTCTGCGGGTCTAAGTACGTTCTCATCGCCTCTAGCACTTGTGACGCTAGAAAGTCAGCGCCCCCCTCCGTCGTGGCTGGGTCGTAGTACAACTGCACTCTGAGATCTACAGGAACAACGTCAGGGGAGATAAAGGAGATGTTAGTTCCTATGGTCACTCTCGGTTTCATAGAGCTGACTAGGTAGGAGAGGTTGGAAGAGCTGAGCGCGCCTCCATTCTGGTCGCCTACACAGATAACAACATTGCCGGAGAACGCCTCGGAGAGATTATTTCTCTCCTCGTAAGTGAGAACCTTAACAATGCTCGTCTCCGGAACCAGGGTTCTAACTTCGTTTTCAAAGTCCGCTGAGGTAGTAAGATTTCTCCTGCTGAGAACTTCGAACGCTCTCTGCTTCATCTGGGATACAGACTCGGTATCGGTGCCTCCCACCGCGGAGGACTCGTTCCTAAGAAACTCCAACCCAGCAAAATTCCTCTCGATCTTATTTATCTCACCAGCCCCAACGTTGTAGGCTTGGCCCCACCTCTCGGACTGACAGGATGCTGACGCAGAGAACTGCGACTCCAGCACCCTAACCTCCTCGAGTGTTACAAAAACCTGCCCGCCACTGGCAACGAGTTTTGTCCCCTTGGGGATTATCAGCGGTCTCTGGTAACCCGGTACCTTGTAGAAAGTCACATCGACCAGCGCCCTGCTTCCGATCTTCCTCTGCACGCCGAGCTGCCTCAACCACTGCAGACTAAAAGCCTCAGGGAGATTATTCAAGTAGTAGAGTAGCTCGGCCTGAGCGAACGCTTGGCCCTCGCTAATGGCCGAAAGTGGTGAGGAGGGCGTAAAGTCGTTGAGCTGCCCACCGGACTCCAGGTATATGCGAGTCTGAATGGCTCGCACCAAAGCCTCAGTATTTCTGCTGTCAAGCTGTAGCGGAAGTATGGGACCGTAGATGTTAGCCATTAGAATGCGGTTGTAAAGTTTCTGGATGAGGATGTCAAACCACCCAGTGGATCCGCATTCTCCTCCTCGAATTGCGGAACTTGGCTCTGATCGATCAGGTCACCATTGGACATGGTCGCTGGGTCGAAGGTTGTGTAGCCATTGAGAGTCTCTCCCATCAGCGAGATCGAATATACGTCCTTATCGGCTTGAAGCTGCTCTGGGAACTGGTTCAGATACGAGGCCGGAGAATTTGTCGGAGATGTACTCTCTACAGGGAGATCGGTGCTGGATACGGATTGAGCACCGACAGGATTGAATAGAGCCTCCAACGGTGTCTGTGAGGAGTACCCTACGTACCCCTGGTTTATGCTATCTCGCAGAGCCGTAGGAATAACCGCGCTGGTCAATCCTGGGTAGGCTACGTCCTTCCAGTATTCCTGAGGAGTTATGTAACCCAGGGTGAACTCAACGCCTCTGTAATCCGATCCTAGATCCACCGAGCTCTCAAGATCCACACGTGAGTCCAGAGGAGGAACGGAGAGTTTCGTCTGTGGGTTGTTGGACGCCACTCTGGAGATAAGTTGGACATCCTCCCCCACATCCGCGAGATCCTGCAGCCTCTCCAGCACTCCAGCGGACAGGGATCGGACGTCTGGGAAAAGCGGAAGGACGTTGGAGAAAGTCACTCCAAGGTAGTCGGACATTGTCAGGTTGTAGGTTTCCTGAGCGTCAACGACCAGGAAGAATTCGACGCTGATTCTATCCTCCAGCACGTCTCTCCAATCCGCTCCGAACTCTATATCCACGTAGTCCGAGAACACGGAGTCGGTCTGATACCTAGACTCCAAAGCGGCCATTATCTCTCGCACGATTCTCTCCGAGGATCCAAAGAAGTCTGCCACCACAGCGGAGGGCCTGTGCATATCCAGAAACCTTGTCGGAGACTGGGCGTAGACTTGGTTCTGCACCTCGCGAAAGTACTCGGGGTCGCCATAGGCTACCGAGGCTAGTCCGCCTAGCGTGCTAAAACTGTTTGTGACGTACCCTGTTTTCAAAGCCGAAACCACCTGTGTCTATTTATAATTTAAACCGCGAAAGGTAGGTTAAAGGTTATCAGACACATTGTTCGTTGTTAATGGCGGAAGCGACTCTCCAGCAGATAACAGCCTCACTTCCTGGCGAGGAGCCTTTCATTGGCGACCTCAGCGAGGGCGAGGTCTGCGTTAACGTTGCGGACGGAAGGATGTGGGCCGGTGACTCTATCGGCACTCCTGTGGAGCTGGGCGGAGCGGTGAAGAACTCCCCCATAGGCCCGTTGCTCTACTCCAACTACTTGGATGTCGATGTTACGACCGCGGATAATCTTCCGATCGCGAACACGAATCCGTTGGACATTCCTCCAGGCTTCTACAGACAGCAGCGAATTCTGCTCAGGTTCGTCCAGAATCCGCTCCAGAGCTTCCAGACCTACTTCGACTACCCGGTGAACTGGGGAGCCGACACGACTTGGAAGCTAGGAGCGACGATGGTGACCTGGGGCGGAGATGCCGATCAGCTTAATCTTGAAGCTGACAATCCTATTGATTTCTACAAAACCCAAGGAAGAAAAATCCTCGTAGAACTGTGCTCTTTCGGTCCAAGCGCTGAGTGGATCGGAAGACTACTTTGGGTGAGTTCGATCCCTGAGACATAAAGCTTCTCATCATGCTAGATAAGATCCAGTTCCAGAATGGAACAATCGTTTCCAAAGAATATCTCAATGAGACGCAGAAAGGCACTAGCTTTTCGGCGACCTCGTCTCGCGACAACTACTACTCAGAACCGACTAGTTCCGATCACGCCGGCTGGAAGATCGGCCAGAGGGACAGTCTCAAGGACTGGGAAGTAGCGGATCCTCGCGAGGATAACGAGACCGCGCTGGGACGACTGGCCCACGATGGTATCGTGCTCGGATGGGACTTAGTAACGCAGCAAGTAATCCAAGGGCCTCCTACGCTCGTGCCTGTGACGGGCGGCGGATATGGCGTTTGGGTAGAGGCCGGGAGTATCGTCGGGTCGGACGGCAGCGTTATCTCGTGGCCTAGGTACATTGTAAAACTGATCGACGCTAGCCTGAGTTCGACAACGTACCTGTACGTGAATGAGGCCGCGGCAAAGGAGAACATCGCAGACGATGAGCCGGTAGAGATCTCTATTGGTGCCGCACTTCCGTCCGTTTCGATCCCTCACGTCCCTCTTGCCAAGTTAACTCTCGCGCCAAGCGGAACCGCCCTAGCAACCAACGAGGACGGTGATGTTGTCGGAACCGGATACGTCGACCTTCGCCCCAACCTTTACGTCGGCAACCTAAACACCTACCCACGCACCCTTCGCAACACGGCGATCAAGTCGGACTCCTACGCCGCTAAGAGCTGGGAGAGAGTCATCGCGGACACATCAAACGGCTCCCTCATCGTCTCACTTCCTGCCGTTCCCACTGACTCCGACAGAGTCGCCATCGTTGACATCTCCGGTACCTTCGATCGGTTCCCCATCATTATCCGCCCAGGCGGCGATACCAAGATCGCCAACTCCGTGGATGACTGGATCATCAACATCAAGGACGCGCACATCGAGCTGTTCTTCCACGCCGCGACGTCCGAGTGGAAGTTCGAGGAGACTCCCGGTGGTGACTGCTCGCCTGTTCTCGGTACGTTCCTGAGCTGCGGAGGCCGTGAGTTCATCGGCACTCGTCTCGCCACTGAGTGCCCCGACGGATCAACCATTCCCGCGGTCTATCCTAACCCTCCCGAGGGCGTCTATCGCTACGAAGCCTCCACCTCCAAGTGCTATAAGGAATTCTACCCGTCGGTCGCTGTTTACGCTGACGGTCAGGGAGGACTGATCAAAGTCCAGAACACTCCCAGATGCGACCGCCAGGGAGCCACGGCCGACCCAACAGTACGCAATATCATCTACGTCGATCCCGCTACCGGCGACGACGCTCTCACCAACAACGGTTTCAATCAGTCCAAGCCCTTCCGCTCGATCGAGAGAGCCATCGTCGAGGCCGTAAGGGAGAGCCGCAGAGCCGGTCAGTACAACGATCGCTACGATCGAGTCGTGATCGAGCTCTCCCCTGGAGATTACTACGTTGACAACTCTCCGGGATCAGGAAGCGTTCCCGGTCTAACAGCGGACACCGGCCTGATCCAGCGAGTGGATACAGGGTACGAAGTGCTCGCGGTGACCGAGTTGGACAGAGCCATCGTGATCCAGGTCGACTCACTCAACCCCACTCTATCCCAACCGCCCAAGGCGCTGAACCTTGGCCGTATTCTTTACTCCGAGTCGGGAGGAGTGGGCAATATCGTCAAGATCCAGAAGGATAGTCTGAGCTCCTCAATCTGGAGCGTGACTCTGGAGTATGTTAGAGGCAACTTCTCCCTCAACGACAAGCTCTACTACGATGGTCTGTCCCTCATCAACCCCACCGGTGGCGGTCTGATCGTCCCTCGTGGTATCTCCATCAACGGCGTTGATCTGAGAAAGGTTCGTGTAAGGCCGATGTACGTGCCCGAGCTCAACCCGATCCAGGAGGAGCCTCAGCGCGAGAAAACCTGCATCTTCAAGGTGACGGGTGGTAGCTATATCTCACTCATCACGTTTACTGACAACCCTCAGATTCCGAGAAGCCACAACACTGTAACCTCGGTCGGATTCGCCTCCCAGTCCGAGGTTGCTGGTAGCTCGGTAGAGACCTCCTACTACTCCAAACTTAACACTCTATTCGCCCAGTACGATGGTTGGGGATCGCAGGGACTGGAGTCCATCTCCGCCGAGACAACAATCGTCGCCCCAATCTACGACTCCAAGGACCTCCGGCAGACAGACGCCGAGGAGAACCTGACAGGTATTCCTTTCTCGGACTCCCGCACCGACTCACCGGTCGCCTATCCTGGTGCGACAAAGATCCGCAAGCAGGGTTCCGGGGACCAGAGAGCTTTCGATCTGCCTGACATCAACTCCACAAGATCGTCGTCACCGTACATCTTTAACTGTTCCGTGAGATCGATCTTCGGCCTCAACGGACTCCACGCTGACGGCGCTCTGGTGGCAGGTTTCAGGTCCATGGTCACCGCCAACTTCACCCAGGTGTCGCTGCAGACCGACCCGACCTGCTTCAACGACGACTCGTACTACCTGGATCCTCCGGTCAACAAAGATGACGGAGTGGGTAAGCAGTACAGACCGTGCCCAACCGACCCTCTCAAGTACCGCCACTTCGGCTTCAAAGGTAGCAATAACGCCACCATCCAGATTGTTAGCTGCTTTGTCATCGGTAACGCTGACCACTTCGTGGCTGAGAGCGGAGCGGACCTGTCCATCACCAACTCGTGCTCGGACTTCGGTGATGTTTCGCTACACTCCATCGGCTACAAGACCCGGTCCTTCAGCCAGGACGAATCGGCTCCTACAGGCGCGTACGCCGGAACAAAGCTTCTTGAGATCATCCCTCCTAAGCCTCTGAGATACGAGGCTCTGAGTTTCTCCGAACCTGCTACCCTCGTGGATACGCAGGTAAATACCGGATTAGTCCTAGACTACGATCTGACCAAGGAGTATTACGTAGATAACGCCAGCTATAATGGTGGCAACGTCATCGCTCCTGTGGACGTCAGAGTCTACATAAAGGACTACAGCCTGAACGTTCCTCCTACAGCAGAGGATATGGGATTCGGGCAATTCAGCTACACCAGGAAGAAGTCCGACGGCTCTTACGTTCTCTCCGGTGGGACAAAGGCCGAGAGAAAGAGAATCTACATCCGGGGATTTAGCGCTGAGGGAGATCCGATCTCCTATTGCGGGGATCTGCAACTAGCCCCCTCTAGTAGCCCTGGGTTCCAGAATCTCAACGATGAATCGAAGATCTTTATCTGGGATTCAGCAAAAAATAGCTGGTACTTCAACGTCAGAACGGGAACCGTGGTGGAGGAGGTCCAGGATCTCGACGGTGACGGGTACCTTCTCAAGAAACTAGACGCTGCCTTCAAATACGTAATCATTCCAGAAGCTCAGAGAACAGTACTCCAGCAGCAGTACTCACTGCTTGAGTTTATAAGCGATGGCTCCACCATCACCACTGTAAGAACTCTGGATAAGAGAAAGAACGACGAGAGAGTATACAGAGTTGTTCTCTCCGGATTTATCAAGGACCAAGGAGTAAGAAGACCCCAGAACTTCTACGTACTGGAGAAGCAGCTCGGTGTGAGTGGCTATCCCATCAACGGCAGCTCTACTCTTCTCTCCGATCCACTGACCGTATCCCAGATCAGGGATTGGGACGAAGTATTCGATCCCGCCGCGTACAGGAAAAGAATCGAGAATAAGCAGCCTTCCGACGGCCGGTACGTAGCCTACCTGACTCAGGGATCCCAAGCCCGGCGCGTTATCGCCGGTGAACTCTACCCCGATATCGATTTCGACGAGCCGGAGAACACAGCCGACCCCGTCGACTCCATCACCAGAGTCGCTATCGCGGAGATGAAGTCTCGCCCCGGGTTCTATTTCGACAAGGACATCGAGCCCAGTGAAACACCTATCTCCTTGAAGGTAAGCAATAGCTCCAGTTTTACGGGTGTCCTGATCGGTCTCCGCAGACCCTCCGTCATCAGAGCGTCTGGACACACGTGGGAGTGGACCGGTTACCTGAACTACGACACCGCCTTCCCGACCTTCCAGGGCGATCCTCTGGAGCAGGACTTTGCCCTCGGCAAAATCATCGTGGAGAGCAATGGCGGCAAGGTGTACGCCACTGGTATGAACGAGGAAGGTAACTTCTACATCGGTACCACCGTATTCGATCTGAGAAGCGGCGAGCAATTCGCCATTCCGCTCGAGGCGGATAACGAGCCCGGCTCGGTAACCAACCAGGTATTTAATAGCGTGGTTATTAAGTCGTCGCTTCTGATCGGCGACGGCAACAGCGCTAGCAGCCTGTACTTTGGCCAAGACACGAAGGTTTACTTCGATCCATCAACAACGTTCAACACCCTCACCGGTCGTATCACGGCCGAGAGCACCGCGGAAGTGTACGCTAGCACCAGCGCCGCTGGACTGATCCAGATCGCGAACGAGGCCGTTATTAAGGGGACTAGGAGACTGAGCTCCGGCCAGACGGCCACCGGTACGGCTCTGGGTATCTCGGAGAAAGCCGTAATCACAGCGGCCTCCCTCGCCAGGGAGCTAAACGCGAGATTCAATAACTCCGTCCTTGCCGGGGAGGGAATAGAGGTAACGTCCCAGACGTTCGACGTAGATGGTACCGAGGATACTGGTGATGATCTTCTGCAGTTCACCATCAATATCCAAGATGGAGGCGTTACATCCGACAAGATCGCTAACGCGGACATCACGTTCAAGCAGAATGTTTACATCGGAGAAGCTGGAGGACCATCGAGTTCTGGCAACCTGTACGTCCGAGGGGACATCTACGCGTTCTACACCTCTGACGCCAGACTGAAGGACAACATCGTACCGATCTCTTCGCCTCTCGACAAGCTAACCTCGCTCAGCGGGAACACTTTCGACTGGAACGAGGACTCAGGCAAGACTGGTCCGGATGTGGGTGTCATCGCTCAGGAGGTGCTTGAGGTTCTGCCGGAGGCCGTAACCCGCCGAGACAGTGGGTACTTGGCCGTCTCCTACGACAGGATCATCCCGCTCCTCATCGAGGCGGTGAAGGAGCTCAAGCAGGAAGTTGAAGATTTAAAGAGATCCAAGTGAGTAGAGGGTTGGCTGAATGACTACACCTACCGGTCAGATTAGCTGGAGCAATATAACGGCGGAGTTTGGCGCTCCGCCAGGCAAGAATCTGGGAGCGTACAGAGTTAGTCAGAGTGTCGCGGGCAGGAACTGGCCTCTGGATGAAGGTATTCCTAGCTCTGGGACGATATCCTTCTCCCAGCTTAGAGGTAAAACTCTTAACTGCGTAGTGGATTATTCAGCGGAAGAAACAAATGTAGATTCAGGATCCAAATTCGATAGTTCTGCTGTTGTAATCGGAGGATTTAAGCCCCGCCCTAGTAGGGGAGATAGCAGTCAGACTAAAAAAGTATATCACGTGGTCAGAAGCGTTATTGGCGCCACTGAATCAACCACAGCGGCAGCATTAAAAACCGGAACCTGGGACTCATCAACAACCCTTCTAAAGTATATTGTCACTTCTAGTGGCAGACTTTGGGGTAGAGGGGGGAATGGAGGCTCGGCTAATGGTGGGACTGGACAGGCGGGATCTCCAGCATTAGGAGTGCAATACTCATGTGAGTTACTTGTGGAATCCAGTGGACAGGTTCAAGGCGGTGGAGGCGGCGGAGGCGGAGGAGGTGCGTACTCATTCAACCAGAATGCTATTATTGGCAACTATGCCTGCTCCGCTAGCGGAGGGGCGGGAGGAAAAGGAGCCGGGTACAACAATCAAGACGGCGCGGACGGCGGAAACGGTCCTTCTAACTTCTGTAGAGCCTCTGGAAATAATTGTAACGGCGGCGGGCAGGGAGGCGGAGCAGGATATGGAGGAAATGGCGGGGACTGGGGAGAGAACGGAAATAATGGCTGCCCGGCAAGGACTTCTGGGATTCTTGGCGGGGAATCGGAGAGCTTAGGAAGCGGCGGAAATAAAGGGCTAGGAGGCGCTGCTGTAGTTAGGCTCTCCAGCAACTTATTGGTTTCTGTTACAAATAGTGGCGGAACGGTAAAAGGATCCACAACTGCTGTAGGATCCTTTACATAAATAGGCCCGTACAGATCCATGCTGACTACACGATCCTCAGCCGGAAGAAGAGCGAGAGCGCCGTGGTGGTGGGGTATACTGCTTGAGAATCTTCCGCGACTCTACGTGCCCGCGCTGAGGCCTAAATCATGGACTCCAGAACTGGCTCAGAAGTGGGTAGATTCGATTCCATCTAAGTGCCCGTTCGAGAGGCAGGTGTGGTGGGGGGAGTGGCTCGTCCTCTACGTCCCGCCGCTCTGCCCACTCAACCCGCTATCCTCCCAGCTCTACGACATCAGGCTCGAGGCCCAGACCTACCTCGCCACCCTCCAATCCGACGATAGCCAGTTTAAAGACTGACATACCACCACCCCACACGTGGGAGCTTGTGTGGTATAATATACAGAGAGTCAAAGAGAGATCTTTCGCTCCAAAGAGACACCTACTAAGAGAACTTTTCAAATGTCCGCAGCAACTTTTTCCGTCACGACCATTGACCTGAGCACCAACGCTCCGCAACTCGCCCCTCTCAGTGGCCGTGAATACACCTCGGAATACACCTCGCTTCCTAACGCCAACCTGCCTAAAGGCCTGCGTAAGGACCTCGATACCGTGTTCCAGTTCCTGACCGGGGAGGAGCTTCCCCTCGACGAGAACACCTTCCTCATCAAGTCCCGCGACGGCATCTACTTCCGTCTCTTCGGCCCCGTGCTGAAGTCCGGCGTTGAAGGAGTCGAAGGCACCTCCGATGGCCAACTCTACATCCAGTGGGGGCCACGTTACATCGCCCTGAACGTCGTTAAGGGTGGTTTTGTGAAGGCCGACGGCACCGAGATCGAAGCTGAATTCGGCTCGTATAACTTCTCGGGTCGTGGCGAAGATCCCGCTCTGTTCGTAAGCGTTGATACTGAGAGTGGCCAATTGGTTCTTCCAGTGGCAGTTCGTTTCAGCGACTGGGAGAATCCTACCGAGCCTAAAGCTCTGAACGCCCTTCTCAAGAAGAAGCCCGAGGATGTGGTCTCTCTGATCCAGAAGGTAGCCGCCAAGGGGACGGGCTCCAGCGGTCCTCGCATCGAAGCCGATAGCGAAGTCGACTTCCGCGAGCTCGAAGTAAACTTCCCCTACGAGGTGATCAACTACTACCCGTGTAAGACCTCCTACGGGCTTACGTACCGGATCATGATCGCCAACTATCCCGAGGAAGGGCAAGTCGCCGGCGCATGGGCCCACAGCTCCATCCGCCCGCTGCTTTCCACTAAGCCGGAGATCAACCGCGAGAAGCCCGCGACTCTGACTCTGCGCTCCAAGGAGGAGCTTCCCGATGGCAAGATTCGTATCCGCTCGACTCTGCTTCTGTCCCGCCAGGAGACCGGCGAAAACGATCTCAACCTTGATTTTTAAGGTCTAGACTTCTGATCCAACTTCGAATCAGTAACGAAGGAGCTCCGAGGATTCCTCGGGGCTTTTTCTTTTGGGTTTAAAGACTCATACAGACCGCGTACACCCATGGATCATGAGTTAGTCGTTCCGGAGGGCTGGGAGATCGCCTCCTACGCCGAGCCTGGCTCCGACACAGGAAAAACAGAGAAGAACCTCGAGCTGGTGAAACCCGGCCCGCAGTCCGGTGAGGACGACTACCACTCTCAGTACGTCGATCCCGAGGGTGCCTTCGGCGCGGCCAAGGTCGACGGTGGGGAGAAGCCTTCGTACGAAGGCCCTCACGATAAGGACATGAATCCCAAGGGCAAGCCCGGCTACGATGTCGGCCAGCTCCACGTTGAGCCGGGTGAGATTGTCGTGGAGCAGGGCGTTCAGCACAGACGCGCTTACTTCCTAGTCACTCACCCCGACGAGGAGTACTTCTACTCAGTGATCCCCAAGGTGAAAAGCACGTCCGAGGAGTACAGAAGCCCAAGAAAGCGCACCCGCTCCGAGGCTCTGGAGATGGCCTACAAGGTCCTCAACGCTACACTCCCGGAGTCGGTCTCCGACCAGATGCACTACACGTATCCGGAGACGGAGATCGTAGTCAAGTCCACGGCCAGCCAGCAGCACATGTGACCACGGCCTTCGGCCGTAAAGACCAGCTCATGATAGAATGAGAGTACTAGGCCCGATGCTCCCTTGTCCAACGTTCTGCTTGTCTCCGACGTCCACTCCAGGGACGACGCGCTCCTCCGCCTGACCGACCGGCTCTCTAAGCCGCTCAACTCCGGAGCCCATATCGTCTTTCTGGGTGATCTGTCCGACTGCAGGGATAAGCTCTACAGGCCAAACTGCTCGTTTATTAAGGTGTACAAGCTGGTTCGCCAGCTCTGCGACGAGGGTTACGCCACCCTCCTCCATTCCAATCACGCTCAGAACCTAACCGACTACTACCTTAAGCGTCGCGATGTTCGAAAGAGTATCGTGGGATTTAAGGATACAATTAACGAAATCGAGACTTTGGACGGACCTACTCGGGACGAAATGATCCTGTGGTTGGATTCAAGGCCTCTTACTTACACCTATAACTCCGGTAACGGAAAGACATATAAGATCGCCCACGCCTTCTACCAGAAGGACATCGAAGCAAAATACTCCGAGGGAGACGTTACTCCCGAGGAGCTGGATCTGACACTGAGAGGAAGAAAATCGTCCTGGCTCTGGCAGGGACGCAAGATCACAAAGAGAACGGGGTTCTGGAGGAATCCTCAACGCTGGGGAGCTACCGGCTCCGACGTTCTCTGCTCCGGCCACTGGGCCAGAGTACTCGTAGAGGATAATTGCGTAGTTAACGACCCAGGCGGAGAAGCTACAGACGGAACACTCGGCGTCTTCGACTGCGATAACCATAATCTCACAATCCACGAAAACAGATGAGCAACAGCATTCTCGAGCACAACAGAATGATCTTCAAGAAGGACGACGGATTCGACTTTCCGGAGTTCTACGATTACTACGAGCGCACCGTGGCCAGCGTATGGCGCCACCAGGAGGTTGCCATGGAGGGAGATCTTCGCGACTGGCAATTCAACTCAACACCGGACGAAAGAGCGGTTATAGCCGGGATTCTAAAGGGCTTTGTAAGCGCTGAGCTGGGGATTGGTTGTTACTGGGCGGATGAGGTCTGCAGGATCTTCCCCAAGCCCGAGATCCAAGCCATGGCCCGCGCCTTCTCGTTCTTCGAGACGATCCACGCCGCGGCTTACTCCTACCTGAATGATGTCCTCGGCCTGAAGGAGTACGAGGAGTTCATCAATGACCCTGTCGCCTGCTCCAAGATCGATACCTTCTTCCAGAAGTACCAGGACAAAGTCTCCCTCGCGGTGTTCTCGGGCGCCGGAGAGGGCGTGTCGCTATTCAGCTCCTTCGCAGTACTACTAAGCTTTAACAGAGATGGACGTTACAAAGGCCTCGCGCAGATCATCTCGTGGTCGTCAATCGACGAGCAGACTCACTCGGAAGCTGGGTGCGGGCTTTTCCGCCGCCTTGTCGAGGAGACGGGGCTTACTGAGGCCGAGGAGCAAGCGATCTACGAGGGCTTCCGCCTTGTGGTGGGCAAGGAGTTCGCTTTTATTGACCACATTTTTAACTCTGCATATATTAGCTCGATTGACGCTGACGAGTTGAAAGCTTACATAACCAACCGCGCTAATGAACGGCTTATCACGCTCGGGCTTCAGCAGATCTTCCATCTGTCCACCGAGGAGCTCTCACGGGCAAAGTCCATCAGCGCTTGGTTTGACCCTATGATCAAAGGGGCAAGTAGCTCTGATTTCTTCGCTCAAAGCAAATCTGGTGACAATTACGTAGCCAAGCCCACTCAGGATTATATGAGTGTGGATCTTTCAACTTTGGATTTAGAGTCTTGCCTCTCCTACGCTTAATCGCAAGGAGGACCCGTGTCCATTTCAAAACCGATCAGCATTCAAAACGGAAGGTGGCTTGTGGAGACTTCCCACGGCCCCAAGATCTTTGAGGATGGAGAAACAGCCCACGACTTCTACCTGATTAACAAGCATCGCGAAAAACAACTCTCCAATGGCAATTCACCCGATCCCAGACACTGACAAAAAGTACATGTCCCAGACCTACGGGACATCGTACCTGATCACGGACCCCAAGGCCGATAGGCTTCTAGCCGAAGCTCACAAGAGAGCTCTTCAGGATAAGAAGAAGATCACCGACGCGTGGACGATCTGAGCATGAACGTACCCGAGGGCTGGAAGGTCAAAGGAAGGGATCAGGGTGGCCGGAGCTTTTCCGACTCCAAGGAAACCTGGAAGCAGTGGAAGGACTCTCCCTACGAGGTGAGTAGTAGTGGCAAAGTGCGTCGTAAAGGCGACAGCGAGAACCGCAAGCCCCGCGACGACGATCGCAAACACCAGCGCGTCAACCTCACTTGGAATGGCAAACGCGAGGAGCCGCCCCTGCACCAGATGGTGATGGAGCTATTCGGCCCTCCCAAGCCCAAGGGCGAGCACATCGTCATCCTCCACAAGGACAACGACGGAACCAACAACGCCATCTCCAATCTGGAGTGGGGTACGCGCTCAGAGAACGTACAGCAGGCCCACGATGACGGGCTGATCAAAAAGAAAAAATAGTAGCGTGGTCGCTCGGTTAGTAAACTATTTACTAACTTAGCGACTATGTCGCCTTAACCTTGTTATAATATAGAACCCCATCAAATCGCTATGTCCGAACCCCAAGTCCCCTCGTGGATGTCAAAAGAAGCCATCGACACCCTCTCAAGGGGTTATCTCTATCAGGGCGAGACGCCTAGGGGTATGTACGAGCGGGTGGCCAATCAGGCCGCCAAGCTACTCAACTACCCCGAACTCTCCGGGGACATCTTCGAGATGCTGTGGCGCGGGTTTCTCGGTTTAGCGACGCCGGTGGCCAGCAACTTCGGCACGTCACGCGGCCTGCCAATCAGCTGCTACTCGAACCACATCTCCGACTCCGTTCCTTCCATCTACTCCCACCTCAAGGAGTCGGCTGCGCTCTCGCAGCATGGCGGCGGAGTGGGGACTTACTTCGGGGACATCCGCCCGGCCGGGGCTCCCATCTCGAGCGGGGGCAAGAGCACCGGAGTGGTGCCCTGGATGAGGCAGTTCGATCAGTGCGCCGCGGTAGTCTCCCAGGGTGGGGTGAGGCGGGGCAGTTTTGCCCTATATCTCCCTATCGACCACCCGGACCTGCCTGAAGTGCTTCGCTCCAAGGACCACTCGCAGGGTGACCCTCGTGACTTCATCGACAGCAACATAGCCATCACCGTCTCCAACGAGTGGGTGGAGGAGCTGCTAGCCGGAGACCGGGAGAAGCAGAAGTTGTTCGGCGAGGTGCTTAAGGCCCGCCTGGTGTCAGGGTCTCCCTACATCATCTTCACCGACAACGCCAACAAAGCCAATCCAGAGTGCTACCTTCAGCGCGGGCTTAGCGTTAAGCTAAGCAATCTCTGCTCCGAGATCTTCCTTCACACCGACGAGAACCACACCTTCGTCTGCGTTCTCTCATCGCTCAATCTCTCCCGCTGGGAGGAGTGGAAGGACTGGAAAGGTCCTGCAACTGGCAAGACTGCCCCTGAGCTAGCGGTGTACCTTCTCGACGCGGTTGTCGAGGAGTTCTGCCACAAGGCCGATCGCATCACCTCCCTAGGCAGAGCCGTACGTTTCGCCCGCAAGTCCAGGGCACTCGGCCTGGGTACCATGGGCCTTCACGCCCTCTACCAGTCGAAGGGGCTCCCATTCGCCTCCGACGAGGCTCGCCAGCTCAACACCGACATGCACAGGTTCATCAAGGAGAAGGCGCAGAAGGCCTCGCGTGAGATGGCTGCCGCTTACGGCGAGCCCGAGTGGTGCCAGGGTACCGGCCTTCGCCACACCCATCTCATGGCCATCGCCCCAACCAAGTCCAACTCCGCCATCTGCGGAGCGGGGAGCGAAGGCATCGAGCCTATCGACGCTAACTACTACGTTGCTAGGCAGGCCAAGGGGACCTTTGTTCGCAAGAACAGGTACCTGGTGGAGCACCTAGAGCGGATCGGCCGCAACACCGAGGAGACCTGGGAGGCGATTCTAGAGTTCAGAGGGTCGGTTCAGCACCTCGAGTTTCTTGATCCTCATACCAAGGAGGTATTCAAGACCGCCCGCGAGATCGACCAGTTCGAGATTATCAGGCAAGCCGCTGACCGCCAGAAGTACGTCTGCCAGGGCCAATCCATCAACCTCTTCGTCGACCCAGAATCCACACCCGAGTACCTCTTCAAGCTCCACCTGAGCGCCTGGAAAGCTGGGCTTAAGTCCCTCTATTACCTGAAGAGCTCGTCTCTGCTTGTTAAGAAGAGACCGTTGGGACAGCAGAAGATCGCCAGGATCATCACCAAGCAGGAGTGCCCCTACTGCTCCATGGCTAAATCCCTGCTCAAGAGCCAGGGCTGGACGATCAACGAGACTGACAGAGCCGACGTTCCCGACTCCGAATGGCACTGGAAAACGGTGCCCCAGATCTGGCTTAATGACCGGTACATCGGCGGGTACAAGCACCTATCGGAGCACTTCGGATCTAAGGAGAAGACCTACGGGGAATGCGTGGCCTGCGAGGGTTGACATACTCCCCCATCTGTGATATGATGGATTCAAACTTTACTCACTAAGAGCTCTATGACTGCTTCCTTCGATTACGTGCAATTCATCAATGATGGCTTCGGTGCACAGCAGAAGTACGCGTCCAAGGTCGGCGAAATGGGTCCCGATGATCTAGTCGCCATCGACAAGATGGTCGAGCTTGGCCTTCCCCGCCACGACGACGGACTCTCCTTCCGCTACCAGAAAATGATCGAGCACTTCGGTCACATGGGAGAGGAGATGATCGAAGCCCGCGTCTACGTCCCTCGTCGGAGCTGGAAGAACGGCGAGCGTAGTTTCATGGATAACGCGGAACTTCGCAAGGAATTCATCGCTGAGATGTATGACGTACTGCTATTTCATCGTGCCGTCCTCGCCTATGGTGGGGTGACGGGCGAGGAGTTCGCTCGCGTCGCCGCGGAGAAACAAGCCTACAATCAGGTCCGGCCGGATCACAATGTGAACGGTGATGCTCCCGTCACCGCGAACCCAGCAGAGGAGCTCCAGGGCAACTGCGAATCAGCATCGTTCTAAACCAATGGTCCCCATCCCTCGCCAGCGTCTCATCGACAAAATTGACAGATCGTCTTGTAGGAATTGCGCTGGCAGGGGATTCCTCATTATCGAGAAAAACACGCCTGACGGGCGTATACTACCTAACGAAGTAATAGAATGTGGAGTCTGCGATGGTACCGGAAAACGTAAAAGCGATCAGGCCTAATACACAAGTATTAGTCCTCAACGCGTCCTACGAGCCCCTTCATATCACGAGTTGGAAGAGAGCAATCATCCTGCTTCTCAAGGAGAAGGCGGCGGTGGTGTCGGCAAAAGTCATCCGGCTCGTGGAGTACATAAGGATTCCTTTTACCAAGATCAATTCCGTCAAACCATCCCGGACTCTTATATACAAGCGAGACGGGCACAAGTGCCAGTACTGCGGATCGACAAGGCGCCTGACCATCGACCATGTGATCCCCAGAAGCCGAGGAGGTCAGGATACCTGGGAGAATATGGTGGTAGCCTGCTCAACGTGCAACACGAAGAAGGGAGACACCCTTCTCGAGCAGACCGGAATGAAGCTCGCTAGAAAGCCTTTTGTTCCCACTAACAGATTCCTGCTCAATCTTATTGACTCAGGCTCTCCCGAGTGGCTTCAGTACACATTCGGTTAAAGGACCTATAGATCGTTCATCGGGGAGTTAGTCCTCTCCGACGGAAGTAAGCCGACTCGGAACGGATCGTTCAGCCGCTCACCACGGCCGCAAAAGCCGACTGAAGGAACGCACCAATACCCTAAAAAGTAACGGAGCAACCTAATGTCAAAAACAATCAACGTCCTCCAGCTCATCAAGGAGCAGAAAGAGAAAGAGAACCGCAGACAAGCGGCCTCTCTGGCCCAGTTAGTTAGAAAATCAGAAGCCGCAGTAGTGGTCTAAAGATCGGAGGGAGCATCGACTCCCTCTTTTTTTTTGTATCAGAGATGGATTTTTACTTTTCGTTTGGGAAGAAGAGACCCTCGGAGAGGGGAATCATCATCCAGGCCGCTGTGCTGTGGGGCCTGCTCGAACCGGCGCTCGACCTCATCCTCGACTTCGTGAACAGAAAGGCGATAAAGAAGATCGGCGCTAAGAACCTTAAGATCCTCTTCGACGAGTTAGACATCTTCTGGCTGAGGAATACTGCACACAGGAACTACTCCGAGTCCCAGACCCGGCTCATCATCTCCATGCTGCTGAAGGCCGTGGAGGACGAGACTCTTACCCGCAAGGAGCTTCTCGCTCTTGTGGACTTCGTTCAGCGCAAGTGGGTACAGTCGGAGGCGCTTCACAAAACCTTCACTATGACCGACGAGGTCATCGAGGCACGAGTGGAAGCCACAGTGGACCAGGCCATCGAGCTCTACGAGAAAACATACGAGGAAAGGCCACAGACCCCAGAGGAGTTCGTGGCCAGTACAGCGGAGATCATCTTCCACGAGCCGGACGGGAGCGAAGCTCAGGCGCTTCTCGGTGGGATGATGCAGATCAAGAATAAGTTGGTGTACTGAGCGCTCAGAGCGCCCAGATCGGCTCCATGGGCTTAGTGGAGGTGGTATTGTTCTGTCTCAGGATCGCGCCATTAGGCCTTTCCACCCACTCGCGATTGCCCTTGAGCGCCTCCTCCACCTCCAGGATCCAGTCGCGGGCTGTGCACGCGGGCACGTTCTGCGCAATAACATTGCTGTGCTTGGTGGGAATAGAGACCTTCTCGGCGTACTCCTTCGGGAACCCCATCAGCGCGAGGCCCTCGGCCACTGTTAGCCAACGATCCTCGTAGGGATGCATAAGATACGGAAGTGACTTCCACATCAGACTCTGCGTTCTATACCAAGCCAGTTTCATACTACCGTCCATGATGTTCTTGCCGGCGCGCTTCTTCTCAAGTGTGTAGTTGAGCCAGCGATTGGCCTTCTCATCCTTGACCACTCTCGCGGCCTCCTCCAACCAACCCGACTCGTAGATAACGTTCCAGACTGACGTCATGCGCTTCGAGGCCACCTTGGAGAGAATGTCCTGCTTGGTGTAGCCGGCGTACTTCTCCTCGATAAATTGCCACAGCGGATCGGCGCTAGGTGTTCCCTTGGAGTTGACCGGCTCGGATTTAGCGAATCCACCAGCTTTCAGGAACTTGTGGAAGGGCTCGAAGTCACGCTTCACAGGAGAGAGCACCGGGACTTTGTCCCCCTGCCACAGGAAGAAGAACGAGCGAGTACGCTCCTGGGGCACCCCGTGATTGATCGAGGTGGTCTTCACCAGGCTCATGGAGTAGTCGTGCTCCGCGGCCAGTGAGTTGATCCGCTCCGCGAACTCCTCTCCCATCTTCGAGTAGAGGGCCGGCGCATTCTCCACCATCATGGCCTTAGGCTTGATCTTGGACATGGCGAACTCAGCTGCGTGGTACATGTGCATGTTGCTGGGCGCCGAGCAACCACGTGGGTTGTTGACCTTCTCGCCGGAAGTGGTATTGGCCATCGAGAGGCCGGCGCAGGGCGGCAGGGACGTAACAATATCGACGTACTTTGTGGGGTAGTTCCCCTCATCGAGATTGTGGAAGGGGGTCTTGTCGAAGTACTTCAGGCAGTACTGATCATTGGCGCCGAATGAGTCGCTCCAGGACGCGATCCACTCCGGATCCTTCTCCAGGGCCAGGGTCGTGCCGACCACGCTCCCTCCTACCAGGGGGATGATGTGGCCGTGGGTGTATGATGACATGGTAGAATTGGTTTACGGAGGTCTTTAGACTGAAAGACACGGGTTTAAAGACTAAGTAAATAGCGCTTGAATTATGCTCGGGGATTATGCCCCTCAGGATTGGGGAATCGCGGATAAAACTGAATGGGTAGCGGAACAGCTGTTTGAGGGTGAGGCTAGGATGCCCGCTCTTGAGGGTAGGGATGTTGTTGGGTTTTCTGAGGCAGTTAGCTTTGCTGTTGGGCAACTAAAGCAACAGCCGGCTCATGGCAACAGGAAGCAGGCAGCTATGGTCCATAAATGCGATCCTGGATTCCATGCCCAAGGGGATCAGTGCGTTCAAAGTAGCACGGCTCCTAAGCCAAAAGGTAATGTAAGAACTCTTCCTCAAAAAAGAACCGGGGCGCAGATCCAGGAGGGAATGTCAAAGGCTCTCGATAGAAAAGGAGCAACTGAAGAAACGCAATCTCAACCTAAGCAAGAAGAGCAACCCAAACCAAAACCAGAACCTAAATCAGAAAAGCGGCCAAAGCCCAGCGGAGAAGCAACTGGATCTACTACTTTAAATCAAGCCCACTCCCAGAGAGGAGCTTTTCTAAAAGATCGTAATCGTAACCCGTCTATGTATATAGACACACAAATGGTCGGTAGAGGAAAAGAAAGAACAACCATTAGAAACTACGTAGAATCAAAGTTAGGCAGTAATCCAAAACTTAAAAATAGTGCAACTAGCGTGTTAGAATTCATGTCTCTGTGGGTAGACGGAGACGGAAAAAGAATATCTGGAGATACTGTAAAAGAAGGCAAAACCGCTCAGGACGTAAAACAATTTAGCCTAGAATACAAATTAAATTCAGATGGATCGGTATCGCAGGTAGATCCAAGTGAAGAAGGGGAGCAGAGAGCGTTTAGAAATTACAGTGAACTAGAGTCCGTACTAAATGGCCCCATTAAGAAAGCCCTATTAGCTGCTGGATTAACGGAGGAAGATCTATCGGAGCATCCTCCGCAGAAACCTAATTTGAAAGGGCTCCCCAAAGAACAGAAAGAAGCTGTTAAAGCAGAATACGAACAAAAACTCTCCGCCTATAACCAGAGGGAAAAGAAAAGAGCGGCGTTGGCGGAAAACCTATCCTCCGATGTAATGCAGGAGCACCTGCAGGAATCCGAGAGAAAGACCTTCGGATCTCCGCTAGATTCGTTCAAAGATTTAACCCCCGAAGAGCAGGATCAAATAGTTGACATTATTTATCCGCTTCTTCCTCCCACTCTTAAAGGCAGATTCGATAAGGTTGGAAGTCCTAGGAAAAACATATTTGGCGGATACGAAATCCAAGATGGCAAAAAAATACCAGTTTACGCTGACAAAATTACCTCAACCCGCGGTAAAGGTATGCTAAAAAAATACCTTGTTCAAGGAGGAATAGATGGATACACCCAAGACCCAACTATTATGGGTCCTTTTACTTTAACGTTGGACCACGTACTTCCGTCAGCTAGGGGTGGTGGGGATCATCCTGATAATGGAGTCTTTACGCGAGGAGGGTTGAACACCCATCTAAGCGATAATAATTTCCTGTGGTTATATAGATCAGCATTAGGAGAGAAGGAAAGGCTTAATCAGCTTTCCGAGAATCCAGAGGAACAAAAACGCTTATACAATGACGCTCAAAGCGCCGCGTATAAGTCTCAATTTGGAACCTCGGTGGCATTATCGCAAGCTGGCACTGGTAAAAAATTGAGTGAGGGTGCTCTTAATAATTCAAGAGGTAGTTTGACTGGAGATATGCGGAAGGACATCGGAATGATCTCAAAAAACGTTCTTGATAATGATCTTCGAGAAGCAAATGCAACTTCTTTGGATCCATCCTCGGCGGAAGTGCAAGAATTTGTTAAAAAACAGGCTCTTAAGATTCTTGGAATATCGTATTTTGGAACTTCTCACCCCAACGCACCAGCCCCAAGCGAAAAAGGCATGTCTTCTCCAATGCAAAATCTGCTTTGGGGAGGAATATCCTCCAAACTCAAAGAAGGGCAATCCTTCGATGAAATAAATAACGCGATATCAGATATCAAAAATACTTTAGCGGCCTCTTTGCTATCAGGAACGGTGGCAGGAAACAGATACCTATCTAAGATAGGCGGCGCATCTAATCAAGATGCAGAGAGTATCTTTAAAGCTGGAGTTGAAAAACTTTCTCAATTCATCGGAAGGAATGTTTCCGATGCCGAAATCAACATACTCAGGAGTCAATTCTAATGGGAATAAAAGACTGGAAAAACTCCATATTTCAGTATTTGAAGGATTCTGGGGTAAAAGATCCCAAGTCCGTGATGTCAAAGCACGAAAGTCTGTTAAACTACTTCTACATCAAGAAGATGTCACCAGAGGATGTAAATCTATTCTTTGGAGATAAGTTAACAAAACTCTCCCAGGCAGACTACATGGAGATTCTTAAAGCTAAGAGAGCCTCATCTGCCTCCAATGTCGAAGGCGGGGGTGCCAATTACGCCGATTCCATGGTATTCTATAAGGGGAAAGCGCTGGGGCGCTGCCCGGCAGGAACGACACGTGCTGGTAAAACGTGCGTCCCTGGTGCCTCAGCCACGCCGAAAGGCCCCGGGTACAAACAAACAGACCTCGGCGGACTATCACGGGCTCAAGTCCAAGCTCTATCCAAAGCCCGATCCACCGAGGACATCATTGAAGCCCACAAGAAATCTAACAACAAATGATCGAAAGAATCGCAAAGCCCGTCCGGTTTGATAAGGACGTGCCCTGGCTCGTAGTAGCCCACGACGGAGAGAAGTTCTTCGTCGCCAAGGAGGAAGTGATCTCCGAGGACCCGGAGATGGAACTCATCGAGATGGGGAGTCGGTCCCTGCTCCAGTGGGCCATGGAATACAACTACCCCCTCCGCAAGTTCGTCAAGCTCCAGCGCCTCCTCGTTGAGAAGTATTTCGGACCCTAGACAAATCCGGCCCGGCTGTGGTAAAATGGTCTCATAACCCATACCAGTGAGCCATGCCACAGCCCTGCCTGTCCTTCGACCTCCAGTACATCAAAATCGCCAGAGAGATCCTCGATGAGGGCACCGAGGTTGTAGGCCGGAACAATCTGCGATACAAGCAGATGTTCGGCCAGACCATCAAAGTCGATCTGCGGAACGGCTTCCCAGCCCTTACCCTCCGCAAGATGCCCGTCCGTAACCTCTTCCGTGAGTTCATGTGGGATGTCAATGGCGACTACCAGGTAACCAATCTAGGCCCCGCCAAGCACTTCTGGGACTTCCTCGCCGACGCCGAAGGACGCCTGGCCGGGGCTTATGGCCGGAGCTGGAGGGCCTGGCCTCAAGTCTGCCCCGAGCAGAATATGCAGTGGGAGAACTTCCGTGCCGAACCATTCGACCAACTCAAGTGGATCTGGGAGCAGCTCCGCACCAACCCGACCAATCGCCAACTGGTGCTTCAGACTTTTAATCCTGCTTACGATTCTCTTCACTGCCCTCCTTGTCATCCTAACCTCACTTTTTCTAGCGATGGGGCTCATCTTGATCTGATGGTCAATGCCCGGAGTAACGACATGGCGACGGGGGTGCCGTTGGATATGTTCCGCTACGGCCTTCTTGTCACCAAGATGGCTCAGGACGCCAACCTGGTTCCCCGGTTCGTGATGTTCGCCTCGGCCAACAACCACATCTACTCCCAGAACGAACTCGCCATCAAGTCGATCATCACCAACTCACCTATGGCCCAGTGCGATGTATGGATCAATAACGAGAAGCCCATCTTCGACCTCGATCCCGAGACCGACTTCGAGCTCATCGACTACGTCTCCCACCCGGCAACGAAGATGGAAGTAGCGAACTGATGCCCCTACCCGAATACGACCACACCGCCACCCTACTCGAAGATGTATTTGAGCCCGTCCTCGATCCTTATTGTCCGGTCTACGTCATCGATTTCAAGGTCTGTGCGCACTTTATCAATAATTACGCGGAAGCGGCTGTGGACGTGGCGAATGGCTCTGAGGAGGAGCTTCGCAAGATAATCAAGGCCATGTGGGCCTATCGCCTCAACCGAGGGCCGGATATGCTTAGCCCCATGCCCTTCGTGGGGCTTGTGGCAGACGACCTTAAGGGCAAACTTCCAGCGGACTTCTCCGAAGCCTCCGTGAGTGGCAAGGGGTACTGGCGGCATATCGAGGCCCACAAGCTCGACATGGCTGAGTACAAAGGCGGGCGGGGTGAGAAGACCGAGTTCTTCGACCTCATCCAGGACGAGGGGTACAAGTACATCAACTCCCCCGGCTCCACCTTCCACTACTTCGCCAAGGAGTTCTTTGAGGCGGATGACATCGCCGGGCACGTGTGCAGGCTCAAGCGCAAAGCTCGCAAGAACTCCAAACTCGCCAAGCGCCAGATCCTTCTCGGGACTTTGGATGGTGACTGGCAGGGCCTCGTCTCCGACGAGCATCAGATCATCTGGGCCAACACCGGCCCCTGGTTGCCTAGGCTTCGCTCGGAACGCGAGGTCTGCGATTACTATCTCCGCAAGGAGGGAATGCATATCACCACCGCCAGAGGCTGCTACGACTTCAAAGTCGAGTACGGTGACCTCGGCGATAATCTCTACCCTGGCACTCCGCTACGATTTTTTGATCTTTATGACGAAGATACTACATGGCGTTTTACAGAAGAAGATACCAAACGCCTACTCAAAGTACTTAACAATACAACTCCATCCAACCGGTCAGATCACATGCTGTCCGCAAGAACCTTTCTCTTACGAAAGGGACTTTTCCTCCCGGAAATCCCTGCAACATGGCACGAGGACAAGACCTCTTTCTTCTCCAGAGCCTCTAAGTCCAGACGCGAGAACTCCCACCCCGAGCTCACCGGCCGGAATAGGACTCTTTGCATGGAGAAAGTCTCCGACATTGAGATTTTTGAGAAGTGCAAAGACCTCGCTCTCAAGGATTCTGAGACGCACTCCAAGATAAAAGAGGAGACGGAGAACCTGCGGCAGTGTCGCGAGGCCGACGATAAGAAGTGCGTTAAGGAGCTGAGAGCCCTGCTCCGCGGCCTCAAGGACCTCCGAACCTCCATCAAGGAGCAACTATCACAACTGGTCACAGGCTCTTGACTCGGGCCCCTCAACTGATCTATAATAGTCCCATCTAGCATGGGACTTTTTTATTGCATGGCAGAATCGAAGAATCAAGGACACTCATCGGCGAAGGATACGCTCGCGTCCGACGCCATTGGCCCATCTCGGATGTACAAGAAGATCTTGGCCTGGGCCGAGAACAGAGGCTACTATCTCCGATTCAACTACGACGCTAAACTCACCGGCTACCACTCCCTCTACGAGGAGCATAATCCGGGCAAGGACCCCATGGCTCCGAAGTCGGTGAAGTTTCCCGACTGGTTCCAGTTTCTCGTTCCCGCGTCAGAGATCCGCCTAGAGACCGCTCAGGAAACAATCCTCGACGAGGATGTTCTCCACGAGCTCTCCGCTGACGAGCAGGAGTTTGCGACCCCGCTCTTCGTCTACCGATCCGGTCGCAGCAGCGAGATCACCGACCACGTGCTAGGCGTCGAGAACCTCAAAGCCATGAGGCACAAGAAGCTCGGAGGTGGACAGTACCAGCTCGGTATCGCCCACTCTCCGGCGACTATGCAGGGTCGCAAGGACGCCGTGAGGGAAACCTACGCTTACGTTCCGGAGAAGGAGTGGTTCTCGGAGGAGCTGCAAAAGTTAGGATTTGAGAACATCATCCGCATCTTCCCTCACCACGAGGCTCAGATGATGAAGCTGATCATCGGCCGGGCGTGCGTTGGCCGGACGGGCGCAGTCCACCCGGGCACTCACAAAGTCCTCGAGCACGGATTCCGTAAAGCTGGGGTGGTGATCGGCGAGCCCGGAGTCGGCAAGACGCTGACGCTTAATGGCATCCTCAACGCTATGAAGTACGTCGGTTACGATGTCTCCTCCATGGGCGACTTCGGCTCCCGCTTCAATCAGGGAAGCGTGGTGACATCCCACCTAGCCTACAACGACGACCTGACTCTCGATAGCCTTGAGCGGATGCTGAAAGCGCACAGCTTCAAGTCCGTGGTCACCGGCGGTACGGAGAAGGTCGAGCAGAAGGGTGTTGATGCTATTGAGGTGGTTGCCAATACCGTAATTTTGGCGAACTGCAACGAATGGAAACCAGAGATCACCTACTCGCTCGACAGCGGGGCGATCAGCCGCTTGGCGCCCATCTCCACCTACCGGCTCTTCGAGCTGGAGGAGATCAGCGACAAGGAGGGCCACGACGTCCATCCAGGTTCCCACATTAAGTGGCTCTGTGAGAAATACGAGACTGACCCGATGTCGCTCTATCTTCGCGTGCTTCGCGACAGCACCGACTTCTTCCTGAGTAAGTGCCTCCAGGCCGATGATGTCCACTTCTACTCCGAGTCCCTTCTCCCCTACATGGGAATCCAGATCCACAAGAACTCCCTCGAGTGTTTCATCCGGTTCGGGTTCCTGGCCTACGCCATTCGCCATCGCCAGGCCCAGGGCAACTGGTTGCCGGAGCTGACACTCGGCTCCCTCGCCGAGGTGCTGGAGGCCACCCGGTTTCTGATGATCGACAAACGAGCCGATAACTTCCGCAACCTTCTCAAGGACAACTGGAATGATCGCAAGCGGTCTCAGTGGCACCCATACTGGGCCCAGCGCAAGCTTCTTATCACTTCCATCGACAAAGCCTACGAGATCTTCAACGCCTACAAGAATGATAAGGACGTAGCATTAACAACCGAGAACGTGTTCGAAGTCCTCCGACTCCGCGACGGTTTCTCCATGGGCAAGAAGATGACGCACATCGTTCGGACCTGGGAGATGGTGAAGGGTGAGAAGAACAAGATCTACGAACTGGCCCAGTCTATCGTCTCCAAGATGACCGAGGAGGAGCTGGAGCCGATCTTCTCCGACACCACCAAGGCCAACGTTGACTGGATCTACGATCCTACCTACGACCCTCAAAAAGTATAAATAATTATAGTTTATAGAATATATTATTTATAATACTTCATGTTCCTATGAAAAAAGCATCCACTAAAATTATCCAGGTGGACGAATCACTCCATCAACAATTACTTATCCTGAAAGCTTCTAATGGTTTTAAAAATCTCTCACAAACAATTAGGCACTATCTGGATAAAGCAGAGAAGAGATGAACTACCTTAGAACCTACCTAAGGCTTGTCAGAAAAGCTCTTTCTATGGCAACTTAGTATAAAAAGTTATAAATTTACGATCTCACACATTGTCACAGTTTAGGTTTGTTAAAAATGTGAAGGGGGCCCCTTCCTCTCATCCTATAATAGTCCCATGAAAACTTCCGCCCTAATCTCCCTCGACCACGAGCAGTGGGACCATAAACCCTCCACCAAACTCCAGTACAAGGACCAGGTAGACAAATTCGGTAACCCGCGTTCCGAAGTCCGTGTCATCGGCGCCCGTATCGGCTCCGAGATCGAGAAGGTCACTCCAACCTCCCTGGCACGATTTGTTTCTCGTGGCCAGACCTGGAGCCCTTTCGTATTCAACGAATGCCCGCAGTGGAAACGTCCGCGCCGCATCGAGGCTCTCTTTAAGAGCTGCCAGGTGTTTGCGCTGGACTTCGATAATGGCGAGAGCGTGGAGGACGTAGTGGCCCAAGCCGAAGCCTTAGGCCTCTCCTTCAACCTCATCCATCACTCCTTCTCCAGCACTCCGGAGCACTTCAAGCTCCGTGGGATCCTCTTTGTCGAGAAGGAAATCGTCGAGTTCGATACTGCTCGGCTCTACTCTACGGCACTAGCCCATGCTTTCGAAGGGGCGGATAGGCAGTGCATCGATGTCGCCAGGCTCTACTTCGGCTCACGCGCCGATTCCATCGTCAGCGTGAGTTCCGACTCAGTTGCGGAGGTGGCAACGCTGGAGAAGATCGCCAAATCCGTCGAGGCGGAAAAATTCCTGGTAAAGGGGGAGCGGAACGTCTCCAAGCCTGACAGCACCGAGTGGGGAGATGCCAAGGTCCAGAGGGCACTGCTCGCCGGCCTCTCCGCATCCAAACGCTCCTACGTCAAACGTAAGGTCCTAGGGATTCTCAAGGACGTGGAGACCTTCGACGGTTCCAAGGGATCTAGGTACGAATGCGTGTGGCGTAACGCCAGTCGATTATCCCGAATGCCAGAGGTGGTTGGGAGCGCCGCGTACCAGTGGATGCTAGAATCCATCGAGAAGAACGCGTACTTCGCGGATTGGGACTGGGATGCTAAAAGTGTTGTGATGAACGCCATCGAGTGGAGTAGCACACATGCCGACGACCCGGTGTAGATTAAAGACGAAGAAAAGGCATGGTAAACTCCTACACCTACGGCTTTGGATCTGGAAACTCTGTATCAGTTACCCAGCAGGAACTGGCTGCTGGAAGTCAGTACTTCACCACTAAAGACTCGGAGCTATTTAACAAGCTCGGTTCTGAAGTGTTCAGGGGAGAGTTCTCGGTGGATAAGGGTCTAATAGCCTTTGACAGTTCTCCGCTGTTTACTCCCCAGTCTAGCACAGCTTCTAACACTAATCAAACGACAACTTCTAATCAAACAGAGCCCTCTCCTCCATCCACTCGTCCTTACATCTGGAAGTACCAATGACGGGTTAGGGTTTAAAGACTCAGTATAGTGCCAGCAGGCCGAGTCAGATGCCCGGAAGAGACGAACTCATCCAACAGAATACAGCCCGGGCCCAGGCTAACTCCCAAGCCCCAAGTCCTCAGGAGAGTCAGGGTCAAGCGCCCGCCTCCTCGGGTTTTGGGGCACCTCGTAGTTTCTTTGGTGGTAATCTTGAGGTATACTCAGCTCTAGAAACTATCGGATTTCAGAAAGCTTTGGGTGATGGATCGATGCGTGGCAATACAGCGTACATAAGAATCTGGAAGAGAGCGGGCACCGCTCAGCAAGCCGCCAATACCGCACCCGCGACTAACGCGTCGGCCGACTCACAGCAGGAGCTGAGAGAACAACTCGAAGCGGCGATAGAGAACCGCGACTCGGTGGCGAACAACTACGATCCTGTCAAAGGCACCTACGGTTTCAATCCGTATGGCGATGTGGATAATCCCATCGAGGTCGCCGAGGCCAATATACAGACTCTAGAAGCCCAGATCGACTTTGGCAGGCAGCAGGCCCTGGCGTCGCAAACCCCGACTAGTAGCACAGCACAAACCACCCAGTCGAATGTCGCCACACCTCAGCCCCGTGGTGCATCGGCGGCTAAGGGCGCAGCGCTAGGCACGGTGAAATCCGCCAACCCTAACGGGTTCTGGGGCGCCCTGGGAAGAGTGGGAAAGTCGCTTATTGGCATCTCGCAGGGCAAACCACCCTACACCGGAGGGGCTATGGGCGCAGGGACTACGGCCCCGGCCACCGGCGAGATGATGTGGCAGTTCCTCTTCAACCCCTCGGAGTTAGAACTGGAGGTGGGTCCGGAGTTTAAGAACGCCGAGACGTGGGGAGTGAGCGATAAGGGCAACTCTGGTCAACCTCTACACTGGAGCCACAACAAGAACGCCCAGCTCAAATTCAACTCCGTACTGCTCAATGGGTTCGTGTTCGGGCGCAAGGTCGAGGCCCTGGAGCAGGGACTCATCGAGCTCTTTATGGCCCGCGACGGTGAAGGCCAGCATGGCCCCCACGTTCTCGAGTTCGTGTGGGGGAAGAGGGTGTTCGGCCCGTGTGTGATCAAGAACGTTAATATCAAGGAGAAGATGTGGGACGAGGGGGAGGTGGTCAATGCCGAGCTCTCCTTTACTCTGGAGCAGGTGCCGGAGTGGACGATAAATGATGGCTTTGTTGACGTGGCCAGGCCCGGTCGCCTATCCACTGAAGGCAGTGCGGCCACTCCTGGCAGTTCGGCTTCGAATCCCTCCGGAAACGCAAGCCCGTCCGGTGCAAACTCCAATCCAGGAGGGGGAGGACAACCAAACCAGAAACCCACTGGCCAAAACGGACTGACCCCCACAGAATTCTACCAAAAATGCCAAAGAGCTGCCGTATACGCCGACCAATTCTATCAAATTCAGCAAAAGAGCAAGCCAACAGGATCGGAAACAAAAACAATAGTGGTTAATGTAAGAGGGGAATATAACTCTCTTTATAACAAAGCAAGAGGGGACTTGGGTTCTGAGTTAACATCGCGCTCAACTTATCCTAATGCAGACTCAAGAAACTTAATGGTAGCTACTGATACTTCTATGAAATCCGAAGATGCTAAGACTGGGCTGAATGCATTAACAAGAAATTATTCCGCTGCTATGTCTATGGTACAGAACGCGGCGGATTCTAGTAGACAAGCAGCAAAACAATTCTCAACAAGTCCAGCTTGTGTGACAGAACGACAAAAGGTTGATAAAGTAACTAAAGATCAAAAAGCAAATAGTGTTTGTGAGAAGAAACAACCTGGAAATCTATGTTCATCCGTGAATATTTCTCCTGGTCAAAGAATTTACACCTGCAGTGGAGTCGGATTGATTTGTGGTGCTGACGGATATTTAAAAAATGCATCCACATACAGACCTTAAGAGACGTAGATAAATCATGGCAGTAACTTCAGTCGTTCTTGATATTCGGGCAAACACCGACCGCGCTCTCAACGAGTTCAAACGGTTCTCCTCACAGCTCGATAACAAATTCCTCGTCAGCGGGCTCAAGCTCGATGTTGTTCGCAGCGCGCTCGGGCAGATCAACCGCGAGTTTCAGAAAGCGATAGGAGAACAGGGCCTGCAAGCCGGGCAGAGCCTTCGCGCCGCTCAGAACCAAGCCGCGCTACTCACACGGACATTCCAGGGATTCTCGTCGGCGGCGTCCATGGACATCGCAACCCAATTCTCCTCAGCGTTTAACGAGGTGGCGATTAAGGCTGGAGGAACAGCCCAGGATATTCAGAAAGCTTTAGCAGCCACGCCGTTCATCTCCACAGATCTTTCCGAGGATATGCGCAAGGCCCTGGGCCAGGGCGTTCTCACATTCCAGAGAGATTTCCGCCGTGCTGGACTGGGCGAGGATTTTAGCGGAATCGCTCGCCAGTTCCTCATGGGTCAGCTTTCCGCTCAGCAGATGATAAACTCCGGAGATGCCGCCCAGGCGTTTCTAGGTAATCAACTAGCAAGATCCACGGGTACAGTTGGTCTTATCACTAACGCTCAGCAGAGATCCGAGGCGCTTCTAAACATAGTCCAGGACCCAGCTTTCAACAAGCAGCTCACAGAGATGGCCAGAAGGGCCTACGGGTTTAGAGCGATTATCGAAGACCTTAATACAAGACTCTTCAACCCCGAGAAGGGTATCTTTGGCTCCCTGCGGCAGGTTACAATGTCCGTCAGGGACAAGACTACCATCTTCGACGAGACGGAGAAGCTGATAAACTCGGTGTTCGGTCAGCAGGGGCTATTCGTCAACTTCTTCAAGCAGATCGGCAAGATCTTTGGGATCGAGGACCCGCTCAAAGCGATCATAATCGGCATCCGCTTTGTCACCCGCCAGTTCGACAGACTCAATGCCTTCATCCAGAGCCCCGAGGTCCAGGGCATAGTCAAAAAACTCCAGGAAGTTTTTAATACGGTCAAGGATTTTGCCACGTCCCTATACAGCTCAGTAACAGAGACATTCAGCAACCCCATAGACATCGACGCTTCCATCAAGGGCATTGGGAAGCAGATACGCGAATTCATAGAGAACGTAGGCAAGAGCATTCGCGAGGCTAACGTAGAAGAGCAGGGCACCAAATTCCTTAACACCTTCACCATACTGGTGGGGGAGGTGGCCCAGACTCTGGGCACGGCGATTAAGGAAGCCATTCTTGTTGTCTTTAGTGGTAAAGGCTTAGCGGTTCTTGGCGGGGCGGTAAAAGTCCTCTACGAGGGCCTTAGTAAGTTCTTCACCGGGTTGTTTGGCGGAAACCAGGGTGCCGGAGCGGTGCTGGGCGGAGCCGCGATGGCTGCTCTTGGTGTGCTGTTTGTTAGGAGGATTCGCGGAGCACTCGAGTCTATTCTCAGGCCAATTCAGGCCCTGGGAAGAGGTGGTGGCGGGGTCGGTGGGTTTGTTAATAGGCTACTTGGTGGTGGTGGGAGTAACGCAGACCCTGATCTGAACCCTATGACTGGAAGAGCAGCCTTTCAGGGTCAAGTCATTGCAAGAATGGATGCTATAATTCGTATCCTTGCCGGAGGAGGCGCCACCGACATCGATTACGGTGGACCAAGTTCGCCCGTAGACGGTGGTCCTAGGAGGGGTAGAAGAGGAGGAGGAGGAGGCGGTGATGACGATAGTGGCGGCGGCGGAGGCGGCGGAAGAAGCAGAAGACGGAGTACTCGTGGCAGGAGACCTTACTACGGGCCTATAGGGCCACTACCTCACAATTCTGCGGAACCTTGGGAGGGCGAGGATCTACCGTACATGACGTCTGATGGCCGCCGTACTGATGCGCGGGGCCTGACCACAAGGGAGAGATTTAATAGAAGATATGGCAGGAGAGGTCAACTAAGGCGCGGAATGCGTGAGTTTGGCAGAGGGGCTTTACTTACAGGAGCGGTCCTTGCAGCTGGTAGCATTGCTTTAAACGCAGGCCCTGCTTTTTCAAGCCAAGGAGGAGAAGGCAATGGTGAAGCACCAGAAGTAGGTGCTGGTGAGGCCTGGGGGCAGGTGGGGATAGGCGCCGCTCAAGGCGGACTTATGGGAGCTCAAATTGGCTCTGTTATACCAGGAGTAGGAACCGCGCTAGGAGCGGGTTTAGGCGCCGCTATTGGAGCAGGAGTTACGCTTTTCGATAAAGGTATTAGAGACGCCATATCTAAGTCTATTGGCTGGTTTACTACAGGAACACTGAGTAACACGAAAAAACTGTGGGACGGGCTCGTATCCAACGTCATGAAGACGTTTGACGGGATAAAGAGTTTTGCAGGGTCAATAGACTGGAAGAACGTGCTCTTAGACACCTTCTTGCCTGGCAGAGCTCTGATAAGGGCAGGAGCCGAAGCCGCTGGCTTGAGCCGAGAAACAAAAGACGAAGGACCTCTTGGCGGATTAAAAAATTGGCTATTAGGGGCTATAGGAATGAAAGAGGCCGGTGGCACAGTTATAAGGGGAACATCGTACATTGTCGGCGAAAGAGGCCCCGAGATCTTCACTCCAGGCGCTACAGGCTCCATCTCAAGTAATAGAGACCTAATGGCAATGCGTTCTGGCGGATCCACCTCTCCCGTCTCTGCGAATTTCAACATCACCATCCAAGTCAACGGCAACATGGGAGCAGGGGACGTTGAGATGCTCCGCGGCCCGGTCTTGAGGATCGTGGAAGAGGCCTGGGCCTCCGCGACCCAAGGCACAGTATCTAGAGGATCAATGGCATGACACAGCAATTTCCGCAGATCACATCGCGCATCGACACCACCGAGCTAAAAGCCATCAAGAACCAGTTCGCGCTCCGCGACCGCATCAACTCCGACCGTTACGAGCTGACCCAGACCGAGAGGCGCAACCCTCAGGTGCTCTTCGACTCCGGCACTCCTCCCGCCACGATTACCCAATCCACCATGCGTGGGCTCAAGTACCCCCTCGAGCTGGATGGGAGGGGAGGGCTCAAGCTCTCAGCGAACTACGACCGCATCGGCGAGCAGATCCTGGAGATCCTGGACACACGTATAGGAGAAAGGGTCTACAGGCCGTTCTTCGGCATCCAGGAAATGATGTTCGAGACCATCGACGAGTACACACTCGCTCAGTCCATCAAATCCCAGCTACTGAGCTCCCTGCCCGTAGTCCAGGAGCTCGAGGTGAGAGTGTCTCTCCGCGAGGACGGTTCGGCGTACATAATTGTGGTTTATTCGGTTGAAGGTAGTGAACAGGCGATGGTCCGTTACTCCTTCTCCATATAAGACATAATGTCAAGAACAAAAATCCACAAGAACTTCGCTGACTTTGGCGCCGACGCTCAGCAAATGATTATCACCCAGCTCCAGAACATCGACCTGGAGAAGATCGGCCCTAAGTCCATTGCCCACGTTGGCAAGACTCTCATCTCGTTAGTGAAATCCTCCAACCAGCTCCAGGAGGAGGTGGAGACAGAGGAGGTCCGCGATAACTGGATCACGATCCGCGAGCTGTCGCACATCATCCTGGTCGAGATCCTGCAGAAGTTTGAGGAGCTGAGCGTCATGGGCGAGATCCCAGAATGGGAGAGAGCGAACGTGCTCAGTCTGCTCCAGGAGATCACCAAGGTCTGCCACGCGGAGGAGAAACGTGATGCTCTCGCGGAGATCAATAGTGGAAAGATTATCGAGGACAAGATCCTCGACGAGATGCTAGGTATTTAACATTAGTATAAATGTATGACAAAACCAAGGATCTACTTGTATAAAATAACTTTTGAAGAAGTTCCGTACTTCTATTACGGTATTCACAGCGAAAAAAAGTATGATGAGTACTACATGGGCTCACCCATAAAGAATAAGTGGGTCTGGAAGACTTATACCCCTAAAAAACAAATCCTGCAAGAGTTTAATTCATGGGAACAAGCTGCCGTAATAGAGGAAAGAATCATTAAGCATTTCATGGGTAAAGATCCTAATTGTTTAAATGCATGCGCGGGAAGGGCTTTCCTGAATGGCAGAGGTAAAGATAATCACGTATATGGTATGAAGTGGTGGAACAACGGAACTAAAAACCAGCGCTCTACTAACTGCCCTGGAGAAGAATGGAAGAGAGGTAAGTTGCAAAACTCAACGGGATACAAAAGAGGAAAAAATAACCATAACTTTGGCAAAAAATGGTGGAATAATGGTAATGATGAAATCTTTGCCAAAGAAGCTCCTTATGGATGGGTGAAAGGTAGGATAAGATACGAGTATCTTTCCGAAAAAAGAAAACCTCTCACAGAAGAACATAAACAAAAAATATCTCTCGCGCTACAGCGACGAGGAACATTAACATAGGTGGTAAAAATGCTTAACATGGATCAGGCACGTGCCGGTGGGGAAGGCATGGTCGGCGTCAAGAAGAGCCCCAAAGGCAAAGATAAGAACGTAGAGCTGGAGGAGGAATCACCCGTCCTCCAGTGCGAGGAGAAAGAGCTGAAGATCGCAGTGCCGGACGGTTGGTCCGTCAAGGAGGAGTAACGTGCCTCGCGAGTGGAACACTCCGGTCCGAGAGTGTTGGAACGCTCCAATACACAACATACTCAAGGCCATAGACAATCACATCAACCTGTACTTTAAGACGGGGGATGTGTGGCACATGAAGCAGGCGATCCTGCTCAGAGAGTACGTCTCTGGGCTAAAAACATGGATTCACGAACAGGAGTCTAGATCCTGATGGACGCTTTACCGTGGGGAGTTATAATCATCCTGGGCCTCGGGTTGTCCGGCACGGCCTACATCATCTATCGCATCCTACTCCTCGCGCATACGGAGATGAAAGAATGACCAACGCGATCATCTCGGCGGTGTCCATCTTCACCATGGTGATAACTGGGATCTCGTGGGCGCTGACTCACGCCTACTCCCACCCCCAACTCTAGCGACAAACGCTTCCGCGGAGTTTAAAGTCTAACAAAGGTACTGTTTATGCCCCTACGCGAAGGATCTTCCGACAAAGTCATTCAGGAGAACATTAGGGCCCTGCTTGACGGCGACGCGGGTTACGATCCACCGTACAAAGATCCGGCTCGTAAGGAGTACACTCCGGCCCAGGCCGCTGCGATTGCTTACGCAAAGGCGGGCAAGCGCAAACCCAGCGACGAGACGCTCAAGGGTAATAAACAGACTCAGTCCAAAAAGCCCGCTCCTAAGACCGAGGATAGCACCTCCGATAACTGCGAGCAGGGAGGGCCCATGGTCCCCGAGGGCTGGAGGACGGTATCCGGCCGCTCCGTACAGTAATTTACTCCCATGCCACTCAAAGAAGGATCGAGTCAGGAGACCATCTCCAAGAACATCAAGACCGAGATGGAGTCCGGTAAGCCTCAGAAGCAGGCTATCGCCATCGCGCTTGACAAAGCCGGGAAGTCCAAGGACTCCTCGGATAACGCCGAGCCCGAGGAGGGCCAGATGGCCCAGGGTGACATCCGCTCGATCGTGGCTATGGCCAAGAAGATCGATGGTATGGTGTCAGAGATGACCGACCTGCCCGAGTGGGTCCAGGCCAAGATCACCAAAGCTCAGGACTACCTAACATCAGTTACCCAGCACCTATCACATCCAGGAGAAGATGAAATGGCACAGGACATGGGCGAGAAGAAGGACCACGACAAGGACGGGGACGTGGACTCGGAGGACTGGAAGATGGCCAGAGACAAAGCCATCAAGGGCGCTACCACCGAGGCCGGCGAGGACTTCGACCCCTGCTGGAAGGATTACGAGATGGTGGGGATGAAGAAGGGCAAAGGTGGGGGCAAGGTTCCCAACTGCGTGCCCAAATCCTCGGATAGCGGTGAGTGCGACTGCGACGAGTCCTCCTACTCCGAGATCGCCGTGCCCGACGGCTGGAGCGTGAGTGATCGTGTCTACAAAGATTAACGTTCCAGAGGGCTGGGGGGTTAAGTCCACAGAGTTTTCAGTAAGGCTTAAACCAGGTAAACCAGCCGAGGCAACGACTTGGTTCGACGTTGATGGCAGGCCGGTTGTAAAATCTGGTCGTACTTGGAAATTACAAAGACAAAAACCGGCTCCTCCAAGAAAACTCTCACCTGAAGAAGTCTCTCAGAAGGGCGGGCGTTCCGCGCAAACGCGTCAGCCCAATACCAACTCTCAGAAAAAAATTGAGCTCTCGCCAGAAGAGGCGGAGCAATACGGTAGGTTTTCCGCTTGGGCAAGAGAGAAAATTGCCGATGGAACTAGAAAGTCCATATATCCCAATCCAGAGCAGGCCAAAACAGACGAAGAGAACAGGAAGCGCAGATTTGCTCCGTATGCCGCACTATCCGATGAGCAACTTTCCGGTCTTAACGCTTATACCTCGGAGTGGGACTTAAACATGAACTCCCTCCTTAGAACAGGTAAGATTCAATTTTCACCAGACCAACGATTTGGCAATAAACCAAAACCCTCCGAGGCCCAGATAAGAAAGGCCACTGAGGATCTTAAAAGCGCTATAGAGGCTCTTCCAAAAGCCCCCGCAGGAACCTTCCATAGAGCCGTGAGTGGATCTGTGTGGGAAGAAAGTGGTACGGGTAGGAAAGCTAGTGACTTTATCCGCCAACTTAACTCTCTCGGTGAAGGGGACGTAATCGAAGATCCAGGTTTTTCGAGTTTTACCAGCGGAGGCGCGCCAGTGATCGATCGGTTTCTCAAGGGCGACAGAGACTCCGACCAAAACATTGTCTTCGAGGTTGAAAGCGATCAGATGCGAAACATTTCGCCTATTAGTCGCTTTGAAAATGAAAAGGAGCACATGCTCCCTCCAGGAGCGAAGTTCAAAGTCATAGGTAAAAAAGAGGGATTTAGTAGAAACGCCGGTAAACATACCGTGATAAAATTACAACAACTCTGATAAAATAGGATTATGAATAGAAGATCAGAAGAACAATCCTCCTTTGGGCGTAGAATGTCCAACATTGAAGGACTAAAAATTACCAAGGCGGCCTCAATGGCCGAACCACGAATCCCCGAAGGTTGGCGCTCCGATCGTGAGGAGCATCGCCGTGGTGATCAGGATAAGTCGGATATGCTTGACGCGGAAATGAACCCCGACGACAACGCCGACATGTCCGACAACGAGTACGAGTACTGGCGCACCCTAGCCACCGGCGATCCCCTCACCCAAGGCGAGGTGAAGTACGCCGACGACGGCAAGAAGTACACTCACACTTACAAGGATCCCAAGACTGGCAACACCCGCAAAGTTCGCTACGGAGCCAAGGGTTACAAGATCGCCCCTGGCACCAAGCGCGGCGACTCCTACTGCGCGAGGTCGCTCGGGGACATGAAGTCTGAAGGTATGGACTGCTCCGGTCCCGACCGCAACACTCCCATGTGCCTATCCCGTAAGAAGTGGAGATGCAGAGGAGCTAAGTCGGTATAATCCGCCCCTGGCGGGGGTTGACAGATCCGGCCTCGTGGTTTAAAGTAGGTATAGTAATACTTATCGCGAAAGCGGGAGTCCATATGACCACGGTCCTCTTGCACATCTTCCTGTTCTCGACCTGGGGCCTAGGACTCCTCTCCTGGGTTGTGGGTCTAGGACACCTCCTGACTAAGTGGAACCTGGAATCCACCGAGAGAGAGCTCGATATCGAGCAGAAGAAAGTCCTCTTCGAGAAGTTCGAGTCGACGGCCTCGATGCGCTCCGGATTCTCGATCCCGGGCCCTCAAGCAATCCAAGCTCCTAGCAAGGACGCGATTCCAGAGAAGATCCGCGAGCTCATGAAATCCTCCCCCAACCACCCGGAGGTGGACGAGATCGACAGCTCCGACCAGATCCTCGGCGTTCGCTTCGAGGCTGAGAACTATCCTCCGGGCTTTGGCGACGGAGACGACGAAGAATGAAACTACCAAGATCAGGCGTAGACCTCATCAAGAGGTTCGAGGGTTGCCACCTCAAAGCGTATCCGGATCCGCTCTCTGGCGGCAAGCCCTACACCGTGGGGTGGGGATCCACCCGCAAAAAGGACGGGTCACCTTTCACCCTTGGCGAGACAATCACACAGGAGGAGGCCGACGATCTCCTCGAGCATCAACTCCAAACAGCGTACCTGCCCGCACTGGCGAAGATCCCGCACTTTGGCTCCATGTCCGACGAGCAGGTCGGAGCGCTTCTCAGCTTCGCCTACAACCTGGGCGCCAACTTCTACGGATCCGACGGCTTCGAGACTATCAGCCGCAGGCTACGTAACAAGGAATGGGACCTCGTGCCCGAGGCCCTGCTCCTCTACCGCAACCCAGGATCTAATGTTGAGGCCGGGTTGAAAAGACGCCGTATCGCTGAAGGTGCGCTATGGTCCAAAGGTTCTATCAAAGACAAAATGGTAAAAACACAGATCATCGCTCTGCAGGACACACTCCTGAAAAAGGAGCCCGCCCAATCCTACCAGCTCTCCTACAACCAGAGAAAGGAGGTGCAGAAGGGCAAAGGATACGGCGTCACGAGCATCGTCGACGAAGGCTCACACTCCAAAGTCACTCTTGACCACGGGGCGGGAGTGTGGTACATCTACAACCCCCACTGGCAGGTGTCCCACACCGGCAGCGCCCGTCCCAACGAAAGTGCCCCGTGCTCTCGCATCCTGACTGCTAAGTACTTTCCCCAGCGCGACAGCGCCACCACCCACGCTCACCGCATGTGCTTCTCCAGCTCCTGCGCGATGGCGGCTGACTACGTGAAACCCGACGCGATCAAAGTCTCGGAGCAGGAAGACGACTACTACATGAAGAATTACGTCTTCCGCCACGGAGACACCACCAATCCTACCGCCCAGATCGCCGCGCTTAGAGACCTAGGAATCAAAGCGAAAAAGGTGGATAATCTAGACCGGGACGATATTAAGGCCCAGATCGACAGGAACATTCCTGTCCCCGTGGGCATTCTCCACCACGGCCACGTATCAGCGCCCAAAGGCGGCGGGCACTGGGTGTGCATCATCGGCTACGATGACAACGCCGATCAGTACATCGTTCATGATCCGTACGGTGAGCTCGATCTTACAAACGGCGGGTACTACGGCTCCACCAATGGCGCTAATCAGCGCTACTCCTACGCCAACTTCGATAAGAGATGGATGGTTGAGGGCCCAGGCACGGGCTGGGGAGTCATCATCGAGGTATGAGGGACAGAGCCAGACTTCGCGAGGCTCTTGAGATGCTCTATACCGCACGCTGGAACGTTCCCCGCGCCGCCGACTATTGCGGACTTCCGCACCAGGAGATGAAGGAGATCTTCGCCCGCGAGGTGGTGGGTGGGGAATTGCTACCTAAAGAGTGGGGATCTCCACCGGCGATTCAGCTCAGCCTTGGATTATAATATAGATAGGGAAGGCGCCACTTCGGGCCGACCCTACTTACGCTTATCTAAGGTAAACCAATGATCGACCTATTCTTCACAACCCCGCAATCCTACAAACGATTCAACTCGGAGGCTTCCATGAAGCACGAGAAGGACCTACTCGACCTGGCCATGAGCATGCTCGAGGTGCCTAAGCAGCAGACTTCGTTCCCGAAGTACAACGTGTACAGGATGCCCGACGGAAGCCCGTACACCTACTTCATGGAGTTCGCCCTGGCGGGTTACGACAAAGCCTCTCTCGACGTCAAGATGGACAACAGCCATCTCGTCGTCTCGAGTAAGACCAACTCCGATAAGAAAGAGGAGCGGGAGTACACCTATCGCGGCATGGCACGCCGGGATTTCTCTGCCAGGTTCTATGTTGGCAAGGACGTAGAGGTAAGAAGCGCGCGATTCGCCGACGGCCTTCTCACCGTGAAGCTGGAGAAGCTCGTGCCTGAGGAGCAGAAACCCAAGTCCGTGGAGATCACCTGAGTCGGTCTTACTCCGAGGGGCGTAGCCCCGAGGCCACTTTAAGAACTGTCACAGGGGTCCCGCGAGGGGCCCCTTGTCTCTGGTAGGATGAGGGGACAAACCTGAATCCTCCATGGCAACCATCTCCGACGTCCAGTCCGCCCTCACCAAGGTCATCTCCAATGGCATTAAGCACTCGGTGTTCCTGTGGGGGCCTCCGGGTATCGGTAAGAGCTCCATCGTGAGGAAAGTCGCCACGGAGAACGATCTCCAGCTCACCGACCTCCGCATCTCCCAGCTGGCTCCCACGGACATCCGTGGCCTCCCCTACATCGAGGATGGGCAGGCCAAGTTCGCCCCTCCGTCCTTCCTACCCACCGAGGGCAAGGGCATTCTCTTTGTCGACGAGTTCAACATGGCCTCGCCTTCGATGATGAGCATCGCTCAGCAGCTCATTCTCGACCGACAGGTCGGCGATTACGTCGTGCCCGAAGGCTGGTTCATTGTCGCCGCGGGGAACCGCGCCGAGGACCGAGCCGCTGTTTCCCAGATGCCCGCGCCTGTGGCCAACCGCTTCATCCACTTCAATGTGGAGTCGGATCTCTCCTCGTGGAAGGAGTACGCCATCGGCAGCGGGGTGAACGAGCAGATCGTCTCCTTCCTGAACTTCCGCCCGCAGTTGCTGTTCAGCTTCAATAAGAATGCCACCGCGTGGCCATCGCCACGTAGCTGGGATTTTGCCAGCACGCTCCTCAACATCGGCCTGGAAGTAGACGCGGCAGTTGGCGAAGGTACCGCCGCTGAGTTCTACGCCTACCAATCCATCTACTCCCGCCTGCCGGATGTTGACGCCGTTCTCGCCGGTGAGAAGATCGATGTGCCTAAGGAACCCTCGTTGATGTACGCCGTGTGCGGCTCGCTTGTCTCCCGCGCCAAGTCGGCCCAGGCGTTCTTCAACGCCATGAAGTGGTTGATCGGTGGCACCACGGAGGATTACGTCGGCCTGTTCATGGGGGACGCTATGATCGCCATGAAAGCCAACAACCTCCAGGGGACTTTTGTCAAGCTGGTTGCTAAGGACCCGCAGATCAAGGCCTTCATCACCAAGTACCAGGAGCTCCTTCGCTGAGCTCCGCTGACTCCCTTCCAACTCACAAACTCCAACCCGCCATATGAGCAAGTTCCAATCCACTGTTTCCGTAGTTGCAGCCCTGGCCAGCATCTTCGGCGCCGGGGCAGCAGGATGGAAGTTAGCACAGGACAGCGGCGTAAAACCCGCCGAGGAGCAGAGTAACCCTTACGAGCAGCATATCACAGAACTTCAAAAACAGATCACAGACCTTGAGCAACAGACCAAGACCGTAGACCCTCCTGCCCCTGCGCAACTTCCCCATCCTGTTGCCCCTAAACAACCGGTGGTGCAGCCACCCGTCCTCCCTCCTCCACCAGTTCCTCCAGCACCTCCTCAAACTGTCGCCGCAGAGCAATGACCAAAACCTACACACTCACGATCACCGAGAAGCAGGCTAAAGCCATCCAAGATGCCACGGACCTGCTCCAGAGGGTGCAGCTGGGGCAATGGCGCGAGATCGAGGACTACCTTCCTCTGCGCTATCCCGTCGACTACACAAACCTCCACGAGGACATGAGGCTGATCGGCCAGATCCTCTCCAGGTACATGATTGCCGGAATCGACGGAGGGGCCTCGTCGCTGGGGATCGGTCACCCCTCCCTGCCCGAAGACAACGGGATCCTGTACGACCTGCACTGCGTCATCCGCCACAAACTGTCGTGGGAGAGGGCCGTGGAGCAGGGAGTTGTGGAGTCGGAGGATTCGGAGCGTAAGTGGCCGGAGATGATGACCGTGAACTACGACCCGCCGCTGAAGTGGGGTGACGAGCCACTGCCTAAGATGGAGAGGGTGCGATGACGGAGCTGGAGGAGGACGAGCTGATGATGAAAGCGATCAAGAAACTTAGCTCGTACAATGGCTACATTCCATCCGAGTGCATGAACGAGTATCACTACCAGATCTATCTGAAAGTCGCCCCGCCTCACGAGCTGGAGGAGGACATCATCAGCGAGAAGACCATGCGTAAAATGATCGAGGAGGGAGCTTACTATGACTGAGAGAGCGAAGCACATCTGGAACGAGTTCTGCGGTGAGCTGATCGAACCACCCACCGATGACATGAGAGAGGCCCTGGCCACCGCGATCCACGAGTGCGCCAACCGGCTCTGCACCGACTGGGGAGAACTCCAGCACCCCTCAGACGTCCTTGAGGAGATCGCCAACGAGATCGACGCGTTATGAAACCACTTATCTTTGCCTTTGTCATTCCACTTCTCATCGTGACCGGCTATTTTCTTTCAGTAGAACTACTGAACACTTACAATACTCAACAGGACCGACTGATGTTCCAAAAAACCTATGAGATTGTGATAGAATGTAGGAAGTCTTATACCGTGGGTAATTCGGCGGACAAGATCTGTGGCGAACTTCCCGTATTCTTTAACGAGGTGAAGTGAAATGAACGATGATTTCGCTATTGGAACGGTTTGTCTTGGTATTCTCGCGACCATTGGTGTTGCATTTCTTTTGGGCACTCGGTTTGGTTTTGATGATGGTGTGGTAGAAGGGAAGAATGAAGGTATTGTGTATTGTGTAGAGAAACCCAAAGAGTGTAAGATTGCTTATGATTACCTAAAACTTGTGGAGAACCAGAAATGAACCTAACACAATTTTTTGATGCATCAATCAAACTTCAAAAGTATGGATATAAAATCCATTCTATTGATGCAGATGATAAAACTTATTTTGTAAGATTTGCTTATGCTGATGTCTGCTCTGGACTTGCCTTTGGTGGAGTTCAGTATGATATTGAGTTTTATAAAGGTTCTACTCAACCAATTTTTGCTCACAAGATGGTGGTAAGACAATTGAGGATAGATTTTGAAACCACTCATAAAGTTCATAGTATTGATGAGGCAGTTGATTTTATTATTGCTGATATTCAAAAACTTGAAGACCAACTAAAAGAAGAAGAACGACAAAAAGTTCTTGCTAAACTTACTCAAAGAGAAAGAGAACTATTGGGTGTTTGATGATGAACCAAATACTTGAAGGTTGGCACAGAAGCCTGAATGTTATTGGACATAGCAAGTGGAAACAAGAAACTAGAGAACGAACTATGGAAAAGATAATCGCGATTATGGAGAATATGAGCGCAGAAGTTGTCTGCGGTGAGGTAGAACCTGTTATAATTGACGGTGACATCGGAGGATGAGATGACAAGAACAGTGAAATTTGTCTCGGTCACGCGTACCATAGACCCCAAGACCCGCATCCACTACCTCGATGCCATCGACGAGAATGGCGTGCACTGGATGGCTCAGATGGATCATAAGACGGAGCCGCACCTGTGTTTTATAAGGAGTTGGAAAGAGGACCCGCAGCAACCCAGAATCTATGGTTGAACTTCGTATTGTTGAGCACGAACTGGGAGTGAAACCAGAAATCCAGTATCGTTTTATGTTGTTTTGTATGGGTCAGGGTGGTTATTTGTGTCCACCAAATCCTGATATGAAATGGTCTGAATGGCGAACCGCCGAATGGGTAAAAGCAGAGGACACTTGAAGAACTGGCACAGTAGGCATCCAGAGTGGTCTGTGATGCCTTATAATACTTTCATACACAAAGACACCTGATGACTGAACAACAAGAACTTCTCAAAGACTATCAAAAAGAAGTTGAGAAATGTTGGGAACTTGCTCAAAAACTTGATACTCTAAATCCTGAACTTGTTGGTGCCTTTACTGGTTCTCCCAGTCAAAGGATTGAACGACAACTTTATGCTCTTGGTGTTTTGGAATGACCGAAGACGAAATCTACCAAATCTTCCTTGAAATGATGGAAGAACGTAAAGTAGCAAAACTACTTCCTTTTGAACCTTCTCGTATGGATTTTGCTATGAAAGTTGCCGAGATTGCTTATGAACGGGGTTATGAACAAAGTGCTATTAACAATGGAGGTTATTTCTAATGATTACTGACGAACAAATTTTTCAAATTGCCCGAGAACATCTTTATGTTCTTACTTCTGTGAATGAATGGTGTGGAGAGAATGGAGACCTCTTGAACTTTGCCCGAGCAATCTACGAAATGGGTAATGACAATGGTTGGCAAGGTCGTGAAGAAGCAGAATACTTCAACTCATCTTATCCAACTGGACTTGTAGGAGACCCACAATGATTGAAATCCAAAAGAACTACAAACTCACACTCTCAGAAAATCAAGCGAGAGAACTCTATGAATTTCTACGAGGAGCAAAAGATGTCGGTCATTTGTCTGTTGACAGGGATTTGATTTTGGTGTATAATGAACTCAAAAAACTCTTTGACGCTGGCATACGATGACTGAACCGACAGACGCTGAGATCCTAGAATTCCTGCTCAACCAATTCCAGATGCACTCCCCTCAGATGAACGGACAGCACTCCTGGAGGTTTATAAGTAGCGGGTGGCCCATGCTCCATGCCAAGGGCCGAAGCGCGAGGGACGCGGTGATCGCCTGCATGAGGGCCAAATGACAACACCACGCCACCCCGCCAACGACTGGAACTGGAGCGACAACGCCGAGGAGGAATTTGCTGAGTGGTTCCACGAACTCTTCAACTTCTCCTTCCGCAGTGAGTGGTTCTATACGGACTGCGAAACCAAAGACGAAAAAACACTCAAGGAGGCCATGTACAAATGGGTCCACGCGGCGTACGTTGCGGGGTACGAGAGCGGTAGCCACATTACAAACCGACTACAAGACGCCCCTTGAGGGCGTTTTCTAGTATAGAATGACTGTATACCCCGAAGTGCTTATGCCAACCATCGAAGAACGCCTCGTCAAGTCCAGGGTAAAGCTCCTACGCGAGTCGCCGTTCTTCGGCACCCTGCTGCTCAACGCCCCCTACCGAGTCACCGATGACATCTCCACCGCCGCCACCGATGGCGGTACCCTGATGCTCAACCCCACCTTCATGGAGTCGCAGACCCAGGAGCACTTTCAGTCCATCCTGCTCCACGAGGTACTGCACATGGCCCTGGAGCATATCGAGCGGATGAAGGACGTGTTCATGACCGACCCGATGACCTCCAACATCGCTGCGGATATCGTCGTCAATGGGATCATCCGCGATAACCGCATGTCCCTGCCCGAAGAAGCGATCCACGACGACGATCTCAAGCACCTGAGTGTCCGCGAGATCTACAACATCCTGCGCCAGAAGCAGCAGAAGGATCCTGACTACCTCAGGAAGAAGTACGGTACAGGAGAAGGTGACGTTAATTACTGCCTTCAGCCCGGTGGTAGCGGCAAGCCTGGCAACTCCGCTGACAAATCCGGTGACCCTAAGGACGGCCCTGGGAGAAAGATTAACTGGAAGGACATCCTCAACAAAGCTGCCACGATCGCCCGGACGAAGTCCTTCGGGCTCCACGGAGCAGGACTGAAGCGCATCTTCAACGACCTCCTCGAGCCAACAATCGACTGGAGGGACGCTCTGTACAAGTACATCACCGCCTCCCACACCGACTTCGAGGGCTACGATCGCCGCTTCATTCATTCCGGGCAGTACCTCGATGACCTCGGAGGCGGTAGGATTCACGTCATGGTGTTCATGGACACGTCGGGAAGCGTCGACGAGGAGATCCTGTCGGAGTTCATCGCGGAACTCCGCTTCGCTGTGAACGCCTTGCCGCAGATCTCAGGCGAACTGTGGTACTTCGACACCGACCTCTACCACCAAGGCGACATCGCGGACATTCTGGAGACTCCTAAGATCCAGGGTGGTGGAGGTACGTCGTTCGTCGATGTGATGAAAAAGATCCAAAACGACCACGGAGAAGACTCCACCGTGCAGACACTGGGCATCGTTTTTACCGATGGTTACGCCCGCCTCAATGACTTTGATGAGCCGGATTGCCCGGTTCTGTGGTGCATCTCGCCGGGTGGTGTGAAGAGCGACGACCTCCCCTTCGGTGAAGTGGTTAGGATCCTCAAGTAGTGGTTTAAAGTCTCCTATACGAATTCAGTTCCTCATGGCAGTTCCGACTCCTAGCTTTGATAACGGATGGTCAGTACCAGATCACGACTACCAAGCCCACAGTGGCGCTACCTCCAACCACGGACCGACTCAGATCCTCTACAAGAAAGGTGGCGCGAGTGGCAAACTTGTGGCCACCGAGACGATTACATACGACGGTAACCATGTGGTCGCGACGAGAAGCATCGTCTGGGAAAAAGACGTCTACATGTAAGAAGGCGCACAACGTAAACGTCGTGTAATCACGCTCGTAAGGAAAAATCAGCGGAGGGACGCCATTGGCGCCTGACCGCTCTTTTTTTTGTCTAAATCGGTTTATAGACTATATATCCTGGTACTTAATACTACGATGTGTAGTCAATTTAAAGGCGTAGATCATATTGATCCGCTTAAAAGCGAGTTTATCTGCGGGCTCGATATCCAACAGAATATTATACAAAGTGATCTGGATTATAATAAGGCAAAAAGCAATGCCTTTGTTCCATATAGAGTTTGTTCTATGAAAGCCCCACAGATATTTGGGGACACCGGCGAGTTTTTAATAAACGAGGAATGGATAATATGCCTGTTTGGCGGAAATCAATGGTGGGAAGAAGTTAAAAGGCTCGGTTATTCGCGCACAAATACACGTAAGACTTTCTGGGTACACGATCCTATCTCTGGTAAAGAGAAAATGGTAAAAGAGGGAGAGATTCCTGCGGGTTTTATAAGAGGCAGGGATAAATCGGTGCTTAATAGCGAAGCTCTTAAGAACGCTGAAGGAGCTATTAGAGGATTAAGAGCTTTTTACAGAAAAGATACTCACGAATTTAGATACTTTAAAAGTAACCCGAATGCTTCTTTATGGGAACAAGGTTTGCCTCCCCAAATAAGACAAAAAATGAGTAAAGCTATAAGAAAGCCAAAAAGACCAGATTTAGAACAAAATTTACCACTTATTGCGAAACACTATAGTATGGGAATGTCAACCGCCCATCTTGCAAAGCTTTTTGTTACGAACCATCAAACGGTCTCTTTACTTTTGAAGAGATGTGGAGTAGAATTGAGACGTAAAGCAGCCAATAAGGCTGAAAGAGACCTTTCAAAGAAACTATACAATGACGCAATTAGTCAAGCTCATTCATGTGACCCCCGAAGCTGAACATCTCATCACCGATATGGCTCGGGTCTCCGCACCCAAAAACCAGGGTAATTATGAAACTGCTCCTCGCTTGATTAAGTACCTTATCAAGCATAAACACTGGAGTCCATTTGAAATGGCTACTATGTGCGTTGAGATTAATACTACTAGGGATATTGCTGCTCAAATAATTCGCCACAAATCATTCTGTGGATTTCAGGAGTTCTCGCAGCGATACGCCGATGTGAAGGATCTGGGTCAGCTCCAGCTCCCCGAACTGCGCCGCCAGGACACCAAAAACCGCCAGAACTCCGTGGACGACTTGGATCCAGAGTTGGTCATCGCCTTCCAGCAGCGGACCCGGATGCTGTTCTCCGAGGCCCAGGAGCTCTACGATGATATGCTCGAGGCCGGAGTGGCGAAGGAGTGCGCTCGCAAGATCCTGCCGATGAACTCCCCGAGTCGGATCTACATGCACGGCACTCTCCGCTCATGGATGCACTACATCGACCTCCGGGGCGCTAACGGCACGCAGAAGGAGCACATGGATATTGCCATTGCCTGTCGCAAGATCTTCAACGAGCAGTTTCCTGCGATCGCCCAAGCTCTCGATGAGTTAGAGCAAGTTAAAGTAGTGGAGAAGATCGAACCTCCACAGCAAAAAGCCCCGAGCCCATGAAGACTCGGAGGCAGAGGTTCAAAGCGTGGTTTATGAAGCACGTGTTCGATCTATGATCCCACGGGATCAGATCAGCCTACGTACAGTTCCTTAACAGTCTTAATCAATTCGGGTGTGTCGAGAGTCTTAGTCTCTACGGCAGCCCGAATTTTTTCTGCGATGGCGAGTTCCTTGGTACCGATCACGCCGTCCTTGGTCTTCTGAGTGGCGATCTGAGGTAGCCAGAGCTGGGAAACAAGCTTAACGGCCTTATTGACTTCTTCAGCCGAGAGTTTGCCATCGGCCACGGTATTGATCACGAGACCGATAACCTGATCAACATCCGATCCTTCCCACGAGGCCAGATTGGCGTCGAGGATGGGGTCGATGATGTTGTAAACGGTTTTGATGGAAGGGCCGATCTTGGCCAGCATGTACTTGGCTGCGAGTTTATCCCAGCCGGCAATCACGGCACCGAAGATAGCACCACTGGCAGCGGATACGAGCCCAGGAAGGATCTGAGTCGTGAATAGTGTTGTAAGCATAACGTGCACTAGTATTCAGTTGGTCTTTAAACCCGCAATCGCACAGCTGTGAGTCTTTGCCCAGCACGCTGTAACCCCCGCCCCCTAACTGTGACAATTGGCCTGGCGTAGAGGCCTGGCCTCGCTGTGCGCTTCAGCCTGCCACGGCCGTGCGTTAGGGCGCCTCGCGCCTCCGCGCCGGGTACTCTACACTTCTACACTCCTACGCCCCTAGTCCCCGTACCCCCACCACCAATCCCAGACCCGATCCGGCTTCGCATCATCCAGATACACGCTCCCTCTCCCATCCACCACCGGATCCACATCCCACCCCTCCGGCACCCTCTGCAGGTACCTCACCGCGGGTAGGTAATTATACCCAGGAGCGTAGTTCCCGCCCCAATACCCACCTAACCTCCCGCCAAACCACCCTCCCCAGGATGTGATAGGGGGCGCCAGGTCGGTTACCTGGAACGCCGAACCGTCCGGGTACTTGAGCACCTGGCCGATACACGGAACAAACCCAGGTGGAGTGTCCTCCGGGTACCGCACACGTCCCTGGTAGCGCGGTGCGATGCCAGCGAACCAGTACCTCCTCTGGGAGACGGAGGCGCTCCCGGTGTTGTAGGTGGGGTAGAGGATGATGCCCCCGATTGGCACAGTCGTCAGCGTGCGATTGAGCTGGGCGATGAAGCTATTGTCGGGGGAGTAGGTGTGCTCGGTGGGGACATCGATGGGGTCCTTGGTCTCGTAGGAGACGATGGCCTTGTCGAAGTTAACCTTCCCCTCGTCGTCCACGTACACGGAGATGGAGTCGAGGTCGGGAGGAGGCACCTCGGCGTCGTAGTCAGCGTCTATATCCGCTCTGTACCTCCCCAATCCCCACGGGAACGACATATTGAAGAGCTTAGCGGAATCATCGAATAATCCCATGGTGATGTAGTAGCGTAGTAGTTTGGTAGTTTAGTTACTTAGACTTTAACCCGAGAGCGGGGGTACTTCAGGAGTAGCCAGTGGGCGAGGTGGTCACCGCTACGGAACAGGTCCACCAGGCCATAGTATGATAGCCATATAACCCCACCACCCCTCCATGGGCCTCGACGCCACGATACGAAAACTCTCCAAGGCCAAGATAGCCAAGTACGGTCGCTGCCCGCTGTGGCGCATCCCCGGCTACCACGCCGCCGCCTCCGAGATCCTCTACTGGAGAAACCATCGCGAGATGAATAGCTGGATGCTGGGGATAGCTGCGGAGCGCCACGGCATAAACGCCGAGTCCGTTATGACCGGCGCCCACATTCCCCTCGACGAGCAGGACCTCCTCGGCCTCAAGGTGGAGTTGCTATTCGGAACCACGTTGCGCAAGTACTGGGAGGACCGGGACAACCCCGCGCTCAAACTATCCGCCCAGGACCACGTCGATGCTGAGATCAGGGCCATCGACCACCTCATCCGAGTGGTGAGGAGGGGCAAGTCCGAAGTCTTCTACACAGCATCCTGGTAAGGTAAACGTCCCCCCATGGCAAAACAGAAACCCTACTTCGACGCCATCGAGACCCGGAGCCGCATGCTCCGGAACATCGAAGCCCTCCTCGATGAGAAGGAGATGCCCGCGGAGCTCGAGCAGCGATGCATCGCGCTCATGTCCTTCTACAGGAATCCGCCGCCGCCGGGCATGCAGTACTCCTGGAACCACCTGTGGGTGATGTGTAGCGAATTCAACCAGCTCTACACCAAACTCCAGAAGCTGCTGTGGGAGGACATAGAGGCCTCCAAGCAGGCGAAGACCAAGCTCAAGCGCCGGGTCACCGCGGCTGAGCTGACCATCACCATATGGATCAAGGGCCACCACTTCGACGAGGAGACGGGGCATGTGCTCATCGTCCCCGCCCCGGAGCCCAAAGCCCCGCCAACCGCCGCCGAGATGGAGCTTCGCAAAGCCTCCATCAACGCCACGTGGCGCAAGGGTAGCCGGGATTCGTAACCCCAATCGCCATCTCACCCTCTCTCTAGGTACTTATACTCATCATGCAGATCACCGCTGAGATCGACATCACCGACATCATCGAATCCCTCACCTACGGCTACGGCGACAACGACCCCCATCAACTTCATCATGGCCATCGACGAGTCCATGGGAGATGAAGGGTTTACCGAGGAGCTGCTTCTCCGCCTGGCCCAATCCTACGAGCAGGAGTACGTTAAGTACGAGGAGACGATGACCGAGAGAGTCCTGAGTAACACCTTCGTCGAGGGAGCTCCGAGCTCCGCACGGGACTTTAACGCCGACCTCAAGGACGCCACCAACAAGCGCGAGAAGCTCTCCAAAATCGTCTCCCTAATCAGATCACTGGACTCCGACTCAAATGAATGAATCTACATCGGGCGCTGATGGTGCCCCCGGCGACCTATCCCCCTGGTCCATATGCCCTCGCTGCGAGGTACGCATTGCCAACGGCTGCGTGTACTTCGCCCACCGCCCCGACCTCCCCTCGGATGGCAAGACGCTCGCCCGCAAAGTGTGCCAGTGGGCGTACGCAGCGGACCGCCGGGATGGTAAGATAGGAGGGAACGCCTCCAAACCCCAGGGGTGCATCAACCCCGTCTACGACCCAGGCACCAACTATGGCCCTTACGACACCCTTCCAGGCCTGCCCTTCTAACCCCAGGCTCATACGCCGGTTGGTGGTGGGCGCTGCGCTTATACGCTTGGCCGCTGAGTCGCGCTTCGGGCGCCGGATTGGCGAAAACGCTCCCGGCGACTTCTGGGGCGCGCTGTCGTGGTGGTGGGAGGAGGAGCATGTTCTCATACCCGAACACATAGAGGAGCGCCGGGTCGCCTCGGAGCTGGAGCGCACCTTCAGCGCGGGGGAGAACCTGACCACCGGGTACGGTAACGACCTCGTCATCGGGACCGGTGGTTCGCCGCAGTTCACCGTGAACACGAGCGGGTTCGTGGGCCTGGGCACTGTAATCCCCTTCCCCTCCGCCCGGCTCTCGATCACTGCGCGAAGTGGCCAACCCACGGGCCAGTGGGAGTGGGAAGGGATTATAGTGGAGACCGAGTCCACCCTCCACCCCATCCGCCGCTTTCTCATATCTACACTCACCGGAGCTAAATGGAAGCCGAACGCTTACCCCTCTCAGAAGAAGACAGACGAATCATCAATAACGCCGTACGGGAGGTTGTCGCAGCGCTGGGGCTCGACCCCAATCTCCCCAACCCCAACCCCATCGGGCTTATCCGTCTCTACGACAATCTCGCCATCCAGTTCGGCGGGGATGAGGAGCTCATGCGACACTGGGTGCACAATGGCAACTCCCATCTCAAGTACACTCCGTATCTGAGAGTGCACACTCCGCGGCATCTGGAGGAGATGAACGAGTACCTGGAGAGCTTCCGCAACCGCTGATCTTAACATTCTCTTAACAATTACAGTCTCGCTATGGCAAACATCCCAGACCACAACGATCCCACCATCCACGAATCCACCATCAAAGTCTTCCGGCAGAAGTACTACATAGTCGACGACGACGAGGACACCGGACGGCGCACTGACTACGAGCTTCGGGAGGAGCGCATCGAGATCTCACTCGATGACGACGGCGCTTTCATCGAGTCGAAAGACGGACGCGCCACCGAGACGCTCTGCATCGCGACCCCCGAGATGGCCAAGAAGGTGGCCAGGCACATCCTGGAGACCTACGGAGAGAGCGTTGCCCCCGCCCCCATGGAGCTGGATGAGAGCGACTTCTGCCAGGTTAAGTTCATGGGGCCTGAGGTTCAGAAACGCGTAGCCCACGAACTGTGGAGGCTCGAGAACCACTGCACCTCACCCCACGGCCCGGTGGATGGGAATGGCGCCTACGAGCTACTCAACCACCTCAAGGCGATTGCCAACTACCTCGATATTAAACCAGCGCCCTACCCAAGCAAATGACCACCACCGTCATCAACCTCTACGGCGGGAGCGGGGTCGGCAAATCCACCGTGGCGGCTTTGCTCTTCGCCCACATGAAGATGCAGGGCCTTCACGTTGAGTTAGTCCGCGAGTATGTCAAACTCTGGGCGTGGTCAGGCAAACAGGTCCGCCCCACCGACCAGATATACCTCCTCGGCAAGCAGTCCGCCTACGAGTCCCTGCTCTACGGCAAGGTTGATTACATCGTCACCGACTCCCCTGTCATGCTCGCCGGCGCCTACGCGGAGTGGCACAACGGAGAGGCCGGGAGTTACGTCACCGCGGCCGCCAACTCCTACTACAACGTATCCGCCTCCGACGGCACCGTGAGGTACTTAGATTACGTCCTCCACCGCGACGGGGCGTTCGACCCCCGCGGCCGCTACGAGACCGCGGAGCAGGCGGCGGAGTTCGATGAGTTCCTGAAAGACTATCTGGCAAGAAATGGGAAGACATTCACCATCCTCCACGGATCGGAAACACAAAAGGCCCAAGCGGCCTGCATACACGCGCTGGCGTCTGTGGGCTCTGGCGCTCGGTGAGAAGGCTTCGCCCTGCGACCGAGAGTCGGATAGGGTGGCGGTGATCCGCACCCTCATCTTCACTACGTACTTAGCAACTAACATCTTTATTGTGGCCGGAGTGATCCGGCACTGGAACGACCAGAATTATGACCAACGAGATCAAAGCATCGGAGACGCTCGGGCCCTACGACGAGACCTTCACGGTACGGAAGCAGCGCTGGGGAACGTATGTCTCCTGCTTAGTGGCGGAAGATCGGGAGCTTATCACATCTCTGACGCTGGAGATGTGCGTTGCCGCCACGCGGTTCTACCTCAAAGGGCTACAGGAGGGGTGGGGCGATAGTGCCGATGGCGCCCGGAAGTACGACGGCGTGGTGGGTGGCAAGCTCTGAGGCGCCGAGGCACTGAGGTGCCATGGCCAGTCCGCAGGCTGGCCCACAGCCCCTTTACAGGGGCCTTTGTGCTATGATAGAATGGTGGGTGGATACTACTGACTACCTGATCTTCATGGCCAACCAAACCGCTGTTCCGTCCATCGGCTCGTGGGAGAACCTAGTGTCCGTCGTGTTCGACGCCGGGACCAACTCCATCGCCCTCGAGTCGGAGGAGGGAGGCACGGTCGCCATCCCCTGTGACGATCTGGCCGAGCTTCACCGCCTGGCCCAAATCTCCTACTCCCTCGCCGAGGGTTACGACGTGGATATGAAGTGGCGCATTCCAGTTGTTGCCGAAGGCAGCGGTGCCAAAGACGCTGAGGTGAGCAAGTGATGAACCCCATCGAAGTACTCGAGGCGCTCATCGACGACGATCCGTTCATCCGCTCCTATCCATCGCTGTCGGCGTACATCCGCGCCTGGGACGATGAGGGAGGCCCGACCGCCTGGCGTGTGCCCGACGAACTCCTCTACGAGTTCTACGCCGAGAAACTCCCGGTGCCCCAGGCGCTGCACATCTGGTTCACCTACACGCCCCTCGAGCAGATCCGAAGGTGCCAGGAGGTGCTGCGTGACTAGCGCGCAGGGTCCGTACCCGAGGGGCGGATGGCTCGTCCAGGAGGCTCTGCCTACGGCCTGGCATATCCTCGTGGCCGCTATTCTGCTTAATCAGTCCCGGCGCACCGTGGCCTGGGATCATACGCTCTACGACCTATTCGGGAGGTGGCCGGATGCCAAGGCATTGAGTCAGTCCGATTCTTCGCTCGAGGAGCTGCTGAAGCCGTTTGGTTTCATGAATGTGAAGGCCAAGAGGCTGAGGGGCATGTCCCTCGGGTACCTCACTTGGGATGGAAGCGCCCCGGGCGCCGACCCACGGGACCTCTATGGATGCGGTCAGTACGCCTACGACTCCTGGTGTATCTTCGTCAGAGGCGATAGGCCGGAGGCGGTCAATGACGGCCCGCTGAGCCTCTTCCTGGCCAGATGGGGAAGTGGCTGGAGGATGGGCGATCCGATCCCAACTCGGTATAGAGTGGATGAGAAATCGAGCCTCAGTGGCTGGGATAAGAAATCCTTATGACAAACACGTTTTCGATCATCTCCCCTGATACGTTATCCCCTCCGTCTCCAATGTCCCTGTCAGTATCGGCCAAGAGCAACATAGCCTTCGCCGCGATGAAGAGTTACTTCTCCGACCCAGATAACCTCCAGGAGGTGGCTGTGCTGGTCTCCAGCACCGTCATCGAGCAGGAGATCGGGTTCTCCGGTGAGGACATCTCACCCGAACTCTTCACCGAGCTGGTCAGCCAGCTCACCGACGCAATCTACGAAAAACTCAACGAGCTCTCGCAATGACTAATCGCATCAATCGCAACGAATCCGGCTACGCCACCACCATCCTCGCTGTAATCGCCGGCGTGGCGGTTATCACTCTGCTGGGATTTGGCCTGCCGCAGTACGGCGTCTACACGAAGACGCTGAACGGTAAGGCCCAACTCCAGGAGGCGGAGTTCACCCGCCAGGTCGCTGTGCTCGAGGCCAAAGCCAAACTCGACTCCGCGAAAGAGCTCGCTATGGCGGAAGTGGAGAGGGCCAAGGGCGTTGCCCAGGCCAACCAGATTATCGGCGACAGTCTCAAGGGCAACCGCGAGTACCTTCAGTATCTGTACATCACCGGCCTGGAAGATGGGGCGAAGAATGGCAACAAGACCATCTACGTTCCCACCGAGGGTGGTATGCCCGTCCCTACTTTGAGCGTTGACAAATGAACCGTAAGACCCTCATTCTTCTCGGCGTTCCCCTCATCCTCCTTCTGGGGTTTGGTGTTCTAGCCTTTCAGGCATGGTTGATCGGCATCGTGCTCGGGTGGTTTGGGGTTACGCTCGGCTTCTGGAAATGCTTCCTCATCGCGTTCCTGATCGGGTGTCTGTTCGGAGGAGGGGCGAGAGCCACCTCGTGAACTGGTCCACTGGCCCCGGCGACGGGGCTTTTTTCGTAGTATAATAGTCTCATGACAGAAACCCACCCCATGGCCTCCTCTCATCCCATCACCCCACCGCCGGAGCTGGTGCAGCAGTGGTTTCAGGAGTGGAATTGCGACTTGTCCATTGAAGAGGAGGATTCAGACATCTATGTCGCCACCTGTGCCGCCCAATGGGGCGCTGACCAAGAACTAGAGGCGTGCTGTGAGTGGCTTGGTAGCGGTGGTTATGCAGGCACATGTTTTTCCCTTCGCGCCGCCCGCCGCCCCAAGCCGCCGAGCTTGAAGGAGCAGGCGCTAAAGGCCCTAGATGCCGTTCATTCATTTGGCAATGAAGGTGACCGTGACGCCATCCGCCGCGCACTGGAGCAACTCGATGACTGACTTCCGAACACTTTGCGCTGAGCTTGTTGACTGTTTGGAAAAAGCCAACTGGCCCTTGCGGCATAAGACTGTCTTTGGGATCTGCCTTGACGACGCCCGAGCCGCTTTGACTCAGCCCGAGCCGCAGGGGCCGACGGATGAGGAACTGGTTGAACTCTTCAATGAGAACGACTGGAACTACATCAGCCCAGAAACTTTCCTTGACATTGCTCGTTCTGTACTGGAGTTACGATGACTGAACCTTTCTCCCCCGCCGCGCAGGCGGCGCCCAAGCAATGCAAAGACATTCCGGACCATCCGATCCTTAAATTCTTGCAGCGCCACAAAGGCAAATGGTGCAACTGGTTCTTTGAAGACGAACGCGACGTTCATCGCTGTATGCCACCTGGTACGCCAGACAAATTGGTCTTGGCCAAGATGCGCCAGCTCATGCGCCGTGGCCTCGTCGACGGCTGTGGCTGCGGTTGCCGTGGCGACTTTAAAATCACTGCCAAGGGGGAACAACTTTTAGCCTTTGGCCGGATTGCAAACCTCTACCACTGAAAACTAATGACTTACTTCCGAGCACTGTGCGCTGAGCTGCTACAAGCGATTGAAGACGATGTGATTGACACCAACGATGGCCCAAGGTTTCAGGCCGTTGTAGATCGCGCCCGCCTCGCCCTGGCCCAGCCCGAGCCGCAAGGGCCGACGCTTGCCGAGGTAGATGATCTGTGCGCAGAGCACAGCTTTGTATACGACGGTGGTGACGAAGGGCTGGAGTGCGTACACGCTCTAATCGTTGACGCCCTCGCTCTCTGGGGGTGCCAATGACTGGGATCCTTACAGAAACCCCACCTAAGGTGGTCAAAGTAGATAACACCTACTTCTATGCTCATTTCTTGCGGGAAGTCGAACAAGAGATTCAGCAGAAAGCCTTTGTGGTAAATGCTGGTCTGGACACCTTTTCTAAAGCCGAACTTTTTGCTTACACGCTTTTAGAAGCAAGAGGTTACTTTTCTGTACTACCTGAACCAACAAGTGAAGAGACTTCCGACGATGACTAACCTCTTCCCCGCCGCGCAGGCAGTAAAAGACGCCGTGCTTGCGCTATACAAAAGCGATCAACCGCAGATTCGCGATTGGGGCTGGCAACTTGACGCACCAACCGTCGCCGCCGCCCTGCGAGCTGCTGCGGATCAGGTTGCCCCTGAAGTTTACTTTTCGTACACAGGTCATCGTGACTGGGACAAAGGCATGGAAGCAAGAAACGACGCGATCCGTGAGGCGATTCTCGCCATCGCCACTGAGCTGGAGTGTAGCCAATGAGAGTCAGAGTGGTAAGCGACCTCCATCTAGAGTGTTGTGAGATGGGGCATGGTGTGCCAGATTTGGGTGAGGGCGACCTCCTCATTCTTGGTGGAGATATACTGTGCGCTCGCCATCTCAAACGCGATGGGAGGCTTCGCGAGGTGTACCAGGCGTTCCTGGAGAAGTGCTCTAAGGGCTTTGACACCATCCTCTATGTGGCCGGCAACCACGAGCCGTACGGGTACAACTACGAGGGCGCCTTTGGCGCGATTGCGGAGGCGCTTCCATCCAACATCCGGCTCATGGAGGACGATACTGCGAGCATCGGGGACTGGCACTTCATCGGCAGCACCTTGTGGACCGACTTCAGAAACGCCAATCCACTGGAAATGATGGAGGCGGCTCAGTGCATGAACGACTACAAGACGGTGAGGATTACGCCTAAGTACAGGAAGATGAACCCGGACGATACTCTTAAGTTCCACAAAGCCTCCAAAGCGTATATTGTTTCTGAACTGGAGCGTCTTGGCCCTGACGCCAAGGTCTGGGTGCTAACGCACCATGCGCCTTCCTACCAGTCCGTGGCGGCTATGTATCGGACCAATGGCATAGCCAATGGCGCCTATGTCTCCGACCTCGATGAGCTCATCCTGGCGTATCCCCAGGTCCGCTACTGGTCCCATGGCCACACCCACACCTCCTTTGACTACATGATCGGCGATCATTGCAGAGTTGTGTGCAATCCTCGTGGTTACTATAATGGGTACAATAATGCTGGCCTGAACCTATCCTTCGACCCGTTGCTCACTATCGAGGTGGAGTGATCGGGCGATTTGTAATCGCAGATTGCCCATTCAAAAAAAGTGCGTGTGCGCGTAGGGGTCTGGCAGGGGTCCCAGGCCACCCGGGGGGTCCGATCCTACAGCCACCCCCCCTCCCGGCCTGGGCGGCCACTGAGTTTTTCAGGCTTCGGCATTTTTTAGCGCGGGTGAAAAACGCGAGGTCGTGAAAAAGCCGGGGGGGGGCCAGTCGGG